ACAAATGTTCCTTATTCTGGATTAACTGGTGAGATTCCTACATGGAATCAAAACACAACAGGGAATGCCGCTACCGCTACAACTGCAGGTGCTTGCACAGGGAATGCCGCTACCGCTACAACTGCAGGTGCTTGCACCGGAAATGCTGCCACAGCTACAAACGTTCCTTATTCTGGATTAACCGGAGAGGTTCCTACATGGAATCAAAACACAACAGGTAACGCTGCCACAGCTACAAACGTTTCTTATTCTGGATTAACAGGAGAGGTTCCTACATGGAATCAAAACACAACGGGCAATGCTGCAACTGCAACTGCTTGCAGTGGGAATGCTGCCACAGCCACAAACGTTCCTTATTCTGGATTAACAGGCGATGTTCCTACATGGAATCAAAACACAACAGGCAACGCTGCTACAGCTACAAACGTTCCTTATTCTGGATTAACAGGCGATGTTCCTACATGGAATCAAAACACAACAGGTAACGCTGCTACAGCATCTGCTTGCACTGGGAATGCAACCACGGTTACCACCAATGCAAATTTAACTGGTGTGGTTACCAGTGTAGGAAATGAGACATCTATAGAAAATGGTGCATTATCAATTGCTAAAACTGACGGTTTGCAAACAGCTTTGGATCTTAAAGCACCCTTAGCTAGTCCCACGTTCACAGGAACTGTTTCTGGTTTATTTTCAGTAGATACGTCAAATTCTTTTACTCCACCCACTCAAGCTAAAGCTGGCACCATGATTTTTTATTCTAATAATCTATACATTTGCGTTGAATCTAGTGATACAAATACAGATCCAGATACAAACGCGGTATGGAGAATCGTTGCCACAACGTCTATCTAAAATAATACATAAATAATGTTTAGAACTTAGATATTATTTTGGTTAAAATACTAATTAATGGACCTAGAAGAAGCTTTACATATATTTGAAATTGAAAACGTTTCAAATCTATCGCAAGAATCGTTAAAAAAACGATATCACAAATTAGCACTGCAAAACCATCCTGATAAGAACGGCAACACTCCAGAGTCAACCCAACATTTCCAAAGAATTCAATGCGCTTATGAAGTGTTGAAGAGAGAAATAAGTATTATAAATAATTATACTGAACTGGGGGAAGAACATATCAACTTGAACTCAGGTTACACAGCAATATTGCATTTGTTTATTGACGGCATTCTAAAAGGCAAATACAATGAATTTCTCTCAAACATTGTTAAGGATATTGTAAGCGGTTGCAAAGAGATTTCATTGAAATTGTTTGAAGACATGAATAAAGAACAGTCTCTTGCAGTCTACAATTTTATTGTTAAATACAAGACCTTGTTGCGTTTAACTGACAATACTTTGGACAAGGTGAGAGAAATATTGTTAGACAAATACAAGGACATGCAGATTTACGTATTAAATCCAAGCATAAATGATTTATTCCAGAATAACGTATATAAATTGGAAATAGATAACAAATTATATTTTGTTCCGCTCTGGCACAGCGAATTGCATTTTGAATCGGATATAGTAGTAAAATGCAATCCGGAATTACCTGAAAATATGGAGATAGATGAGGACAACAATTTAGTAATAACTGAACGCATTCCAATTACTTTTTCTCTCTTGAATGAGAAGACAAGAATCATAAAGATTGGAAATAATTCGGTTGAATTGCCTTTGGACCAACTATTTCTAAGACCAGTTCAGACACACGTTTTAAGAAAAAAAGGAATATCAAAAATATTAGATGCGGATATTTACAATATAGATGAAAAGGCTGACATAATTATAAAAATAATATTTGAATAATATAGTTAAGATTTAAAATGGCAGAACCAGAAATAATTGAAGGCATTAAAACTCAACTACAAACACCCAATCTGTCAAATAGAGATTTAATGACTGTATTCCAAAAAGTTTTTCCTGTAGTGTCTCCAAGCAAAACAACCACGTCTGGATGTTGGGTTATCACAGGGCATGGAAATGATTTAGATGTTAAAATAAGAACGTCAATTATAGATGAAATGTTAAACACATTTGAAGAATTTGCAGACGAAAAAGCAACATTATCAAGTTATATAACAAATAATGTTTCGTTAACAATGGCGATGGGGTTGCCAGGTCCTTCTGCGCCAATGCAAGTGCCATTGGAAGACAATGAACGATGGGCTGGATTAACCACCTCTGAAGTAGATGTTCAAATTGTAAGAAATATATATCAGTTATTTGATCAATATATAGGTGACGCGCCAGTAAGTCCGGATATGTTAGATGTGCTAGACTATATTGTAAAGCAACAATTAAGAGCAAATTTTATAGAGATATGGGGACGAGGAGGTGAATTTCAACTTAGTGAAAGAGGAACTTGGCAGGCGGATATAGTAAGATTGATGCGAATGGAAGAAATTTGGGTAACTAAAAAAGTAAAACCTGATAGCGCGGATAGATATTATCAATTAAGACCAAACGAAGGGGAGAACCCAGAATTTAGAGCGAGAGAAGGATTGCATTTAATTGATATGAGAGATGTGGGAGGAATTGAGATACCAAATTTAGTTTTACCTGTTTCTGAATCTAGATGGGGGCCAAAAAGAAACCCCTTACCAACAAGCATGGAATTTGATCTAAATAACATACAATTTCCAGAAGCTAAAAGAAGATTAGAAGCGTATTTTTACGGAGTTTTAGACATTCAAAGAGCGACAAAAGAGGACAACGCTTTTAAATTAATAACTAATAAAATATTTTCAAAAACTGAACCGGATATATTCTTAAGCGAATTAATAATGTTGGGTTATCTTTTAAAAATACAACGCTTGCAAATATACGATCCATTGTGCAGACCATTGGAAGATTCCAGCGCAACGTCTGAGACAAGGTCAGGCGAAGCATTCAGAGGACAAATTCCAGGAATAGAGGCACTGCACCACGACACATTGCCAAGAGAAGGAAGCGAAAAAGTTTTGGGACGCATAACAAAAAAATGCGATAAAAAAGGTCAGTGCGCTATTATGGGTGGAAAAACAAGAAAAACAAGAAAAACAAAAAAAACTAGAAAGTTCAAGCGTTCAACAAAAAAGTCTAAGCGTACTAGAAATCATAGACGCAAATAATAAATAAGTTTTTCATTTTTTTAGAAAAAATGAAAAACACTGTAGGAGGGTACCTGTATTAAATAAAAAAGAGTTTTTATTTAATACGTGTTACAAATACTGTCTAATTTTTGTTTTTACTTTATTGTGTTTTTTTTTGATTTAAGCCTCTACAGCAACCTTCTTCTTGACTACCTTCTTCTTCTTGGGCTCCTCAGTCAAAGCCGCAGCAACCTCCTTCTTAACCTCAACAGGAGCCGGAGGAGGAGCAACTACAATTGGAGTAGGAGTAGGCTCATCCTCCTCCTCCTCATCCTCATCCTCGTCAGAATCGTCAACAACGGTACTGGAAACGGGCTCATTGTCATCAGCGTCAGGAGCGGGAGCCGCCTGCAGGCGCGCCTTGTCGGCAGGCTTGAGCTTAATCAAGCACTCGTCAAGAAGCGAGCCCTTGGGGCGCTGAACAACAGCCTGAGCAAGCTTCCAGGTGACGCCAAACTTGCCGTTTGCAAACCAGATGCCACCGCACTGCATGATGACCGCAGCCTGAGTACCCTTCTTGATAAAGTCAAGCGGAGTCTTAGTGGCCTCACCTGGGAACAACTTCTTGCCATCCTCGTCGCAAATCAAGCACTTCCAGACGCCCTCCCAAAGAGGAAGCTTCACGCGAAGCGTAGGCGACTTGGTGTAGTCAGGATTGCCTGTGAGCTTGTCCTTAGAATACTTCAGCATAGGAGTGTAAAGCGCATCAATCACCTCAGGGCTAGTGTGCTGCTTTCCAAACCAATCCTTGGAATTGGCGAGCGCATCGGCCTTCACCTTAGCCTCAAGAGCCTGCATATTTCGCAGAAATGCATCAGTATCAGCGTTTGCGTATTCACCACGAGGAAATTGCAACGACATCTCAAACTTTCCATTGCCCTCAAACTCCGAAGCCCCCCAAGTGAGCATAAGAGGAGTTGCGAGTCTCAGACCAGAATTAGTAGTACTATTAAGAATATTGACGCTCTTACCACCGGCGGCATTTGCCTTGGGTGCAGAATAACGAATATTCTGAGCGCTAAATTGGGTTCCATCAACGATTGTCTCGGCCATGCTTGCTATGATACTTATAATAAAGGGGCTATCTTTAAATCAATTTTTTTTTGAAATGTTATTAAAAATGAAATTCACTCTCGCAAAACGACACCATTCAAGGTTTCGCGTCTTTAAATAATAATATTATAAATAAAAATGGTTCAAAAAGATTTCTATATGATATATATAAGAAATGATTGCTGGAAAGTATACGGATATAAACTTTATTAAAAAGAATAACGTGCTTATTTCTGTTATATCAATAGAAGATTATAACAATGTTTTATTTTCAAAATGTGAAAAAACAATACCGACGCCAAAAAAACTAGAAAAAATTAATAACGACAATTTATGCTTGCCGACCGTTGAGAATTCTGATATTCTTTTTAAATATAATTACAACGTGCAACAATTGAAGCAGTTTGCAAAGCAATATAAATTAAAAGTTTCTGGAAACAAGAATGAGCTTTTGTGCCGTATTTACGTATTTTTAAAATTATCAAAAACAATTGTTAAAATTCAAAAAATATTTAGGGGATTTTTACAGCGCAAGTGCAATTTATTGCACGGCCCGGCGTTTGCAAATAGAAGTCTTTGCACAAATGATTCAGACTTCTTGACCGGCGACACAATGAAAGAATTAGATTATTCACAATTTTTTAGCTACAAGGATGCAGATGGTTTTGTTTATGGTTTTGACATTATTTCTCTCTATAATTTGATTTTGAAGTCTGGAAAGAGTGTGAAAAATCCCTACAATCGCAATGACATTTCAAAAATGGTCATACAAGACATGCGAAATTTAATAAGAGTTAGCAGAGTTTTAAAGATTCCTATTGACATTGAGATTAAGGATGAAACTGTATCAAATGAAAAATCGGTAGAATTAAGAACCCTTGATTTATTTCAGAATATTGATGCTTTAGGAAACTACAGCGATCCTTTGTGGTTTTCATTGTTGCCTAGGACTCAAATGATCAAATTTGTGAGAGAACTTATTGATATTTGGTCTTATAGAGCACAATTAACAAGCGAAATGAAAAAGAAAATTTGTCCTCCATTTGGCGATCCTTTTAGGAATATTAATTTTTCTTATTTGCACAGCGAAGAAAACAATGAAAATGTTAAAAAGGTTGTTTTAACTATTTTAGAAAAACTCGTTAATACCGGCGTTGACAAGGATAGTAAAACCTTAGGAGCCTATTACGTGCTTGGAGCTTTGACATTAGTTAGTGAAAATGCTGCTTCATCGCTTCCTTGGCTTTTTCAATCGGTGTCGCATTTTTAGAATTTCATAGTATACATTTGTGATTGGGTGGCATCACAAATATATATATTAGACCTAAAACCAACTTAAAAGGTAGTCGTCTAGGTATAGTATAGAATGGTAAGAACTAGTAAGCCTAAGTCGTCTTCCGATGCTCCCGTTGAGTCCGCCCCCGTTGTGAATGTTGCCGTTAAGGCCCCCAAGACTGTCAAGAAGGCCAAGGCCTCTGCGACTGAGACCGCTGTCCCCGTTGTTGCTGCTCCCGCTGAGACCGCCGTTGCCGCCGAGGTTGATTCCCTTGAGGCGTCTATCCTTGAGCAATCTACCGAGTTCAATGCTAAGCTCCAGCAGCTTGCTTCCCTCATCTCTTCCCTCAAGTCTGAGTACAAGGGTCTTGAGAAGAAGTGGCAGCGCGAGCTTAAGGCTGCCCAGAAGCTGAGCTCCAAGCGCAAGCGCAAGTCCGGCAACCGTGCCCCCAGTGGTTTCGTGAAGCCCACTCGCATTAGCGATGAGCTTGCCTCCTTTCTTGGCAAGGACAAGGGCACCGAGATGGCGCGCACTGCAGTGACTCGCGACATCAATGCCTACATCCGCACCAACAATCTCCAGGACAAGGCAAATGGTCGCCAGATCAACCCTGATGCCAAGCTCGCGGCTCTTCTCAAGCTCCAGAAGACTGACGTCCTAACCTACTTCAATCTTCAGAAGTACATGAGCCCTCACTTCGCCAAGTCGGTGAAGGCTGAGGCTGCTGCCGCCGCAACTGCTTAAAAAATAAAAACAAGAAAATAAAAAGAAAATAAAAACAGAAATAAAAAACAAGAAATAAACCCAAATAGAAAAGAAAAATAAAAAACAAGAAAAGAAAAATATGTAACGTTATGAAATACATTACATATTTTTTAAAATTAAAAGGTATAATTAATTTTATGAAGTTTTGGAATTGAAATACTTTTGGTAAATATTCTATTTTTGAACGGATACAAAGAGTTATTTTTAGATTTCATAATAAAGTCAAATGAAGTTAAAAATTTATTTGGTACGTTATTATTTTTCATTAAAGAATTGTAAAAGTATTTTGCGGGTTGGTTTTTAGACTTTATAACTACAGAATTATCTGTCAACTCGTTTGGATTTATTGTAGTTTCATTCTCTTGTTTTTCTATAACTACAGAATTATCTGTCAACTCGTTTGGATTTATTGTAGTTTCATTCTCTTGTTTTTCTATAACTACAGAATGGTATATCAAATTGTTTGGATTGATTGTAGTTTCATTCTTTTGTTTTTCAATAAGTTCCGATACTTTAAATGTTCCAGTAATTTTTTCTAAAAATATACCATTTGAAGAATAACTAATAGAATAGCTATATCTTTTATTTATATATCTTGGTTTATTAAAGATGTTGCAAGGAAATATTTCATTTTTATTTGTTCCAGGAAGGGTGTCTTCATATTGTGTAATAACACGGGATAATTTTCCAATTGTTATAGTATATAGAATAGGACTGCTTGAGGAGGTAGAACTCATTTCTTGAACTTTTTTCCAAGATAAAAATAAGCTAAAAGCGTCTTGGCTTTCATACGCTTTGCTTTGATACGCCGCCACATAAACATTCTTATTTGATTTTATTAAGTTTAAGTTAAAATTTATACTATTCCAGTAAATTCCTTGAACTTTACTAGTAAATATAGAATTAGTTGTATTATAGACTATACAATCAGTCCCACTCACCGCGCTCGTACCAAACATACGAATATTATTTGGCGTGACAAATGGTTTATATTTTAAAAAATAGAAAAAACGCAACTCGCGGCAATTGTTAAAAGTGTATCTACCTATCTGTTCATAATAATATTCTGTTCCTTCAACCGTCCTTGTTTTGTAATTACCGTATGTTAGCGTTTTACGTTTAATTTTTCCAAACATCGCAGCCGTTAAAGACGTGCAAGATTGAAATGCTTTTTTTTTTGTTGATACAACGTTTTTTACTGTAACTAAATGTGGAGAATTACTAAATGCCAAGAAGCCAATTGTTTTTACGCTTTCTGGAATTTCATATTCTTTATCTCTTTTTGAATTTGGATATTGAATCAAACACGTACACCCCCTATTAAATAAAACTCCGTCTATAGAAGCATATCTATTATTCATGTCGCTTACATAAATGTATGTTAATTTAAAACATTTCCAAAAAGCAGTTTCGCTAATAGAAGTAACGCTAGCAGGAATATAAATTGTTGTTAAACTAGTGCATAAAGAAAACGCAGATCTGCCAATTTTTTTAATACCATTCCCCAGTTCAATTTTTGATAGACTTTTGCATTTCTGGAATGCACCTTTTCCGAGCCTAACTGTTGCGTTTGGTATTGGCGAAATTTCTTTTAAATTTACGCAATTGTAGAAAGCGCGCACGCCAATTATTTTAAGCTTGTTTCCTTCAATTATTATTCTTTTTAATGAACTACAACAAGAAAATGCTTTATCGGCAATTGTTTTTACATTTTTAGGTATAGAAATTGTTGTTAAACTATAACATTCTAGGAACGCCGAGTTGCCAATTGTTTTTATTGAGTTTGGCAAAAAAATACTTTTTAGATTTCTGCAATAAGAAAATGCGTTTGACGGAATATATTTTATTCCCTTACCAATTTTTGCACTTATTAAATTAGAACAACCAGAAAATGAAAAACTTCCAAGACTATTAACATTATTCCCAATTCCTATAGTGACCAAATTTTTACAGTTATAAAAAGCGTAATCATCTATGCGTTTCACCGTGTCTGGAACACTGTAATGCTTTATATTAGACTTTGAAGGGAACTTTATCAATCTTGTTTTCTCAGAATTGAATAAAATTCCATCCTCGGATGATACTATATTCTTAGATTCAACAACTTCAAATTCTAATAAATTATCGCATTTAAAAAATGCGGTAGGATTTACACATCCACTTGGAAAACCACCATAGTAAATGGTCACTTTTTTTAACGCGCTCGGTTTAATGTAGGATTCATCCAATATTTTATATGGCATGACTGCAGAAAATGCGCGAGATTGTATTGACAAAAACCCAATTTTAATGTACTCTAAACTAGAACACCCAAGAAACGCGGATGAACCTATTGTGCCTCCGCGAAGGTCAAGTGTTTTTAATTTTGAACAATACGAAAATGCATAAGGGTCAATCGTACCAAATCTTAAAGTCAAATCATTTACGCTAGAACAATTAGAAAATGCATATTTCCCAATCTTTTTAACAGAACCTTTAAAATCTATATTGGATAAAGAAATGCAGTCACAAAATGCATACTGTCCAATATATTTAATACGTTTTCCAAGGGTTAAAGTTTTTAATGCGCTACATTTATAAAAAGCGCAGTGAGCAATATATAAAACTGAATCTGGAATAATAATTTCTTGTAATGAAGTGCAATCTGCAAAAGCATTTGTTCCAATTGATTTAACATTTTTACCAATAATGACGGTGTGCAAATTTTTACAACCGTAAAAAGCTTCCGGTCCAATTGATACAACATTATCTCCAATACTAATTTTAGTAAGAAATGTATTACCTCTAAAAGCTAGTGAATTAAATACAATAACGTTTTCATAAATTACATAATTGTCGCTGGTTTTTGCAAACGGGTACTGTAATAGCTCTATTTCTTTAGTCTTTTTAGAAAATAAAACTCCGTCTACTGCATAAAAACTTTTATTATTTTTAACAACAAACTGAACAATATTTTTGCAATTATAAAATGCTTTTTCTGACATTTTTTTTACGCTGCTTGATATTGTTACAGTTTCAAGAAACGGTGCATTAAAAAAGGCATTATCTTGAATCACTAATACCCCTTCTGGAATTAAATATTGTGTATTTTTTTTTCCGCTTGGATAGCATATTAAAATGGTTTTGTTGTAGTTGAACAAAACACCGTCTACTGCGGTAAAATATGGATTTCTTAAATCAACTATAAATTCTGTAATATTTAAACAACCGTTAAATGCATTAATGTCAATTTTGCTAACATTTTCTGAAATTCTATATCCCACATTATCATTTAAAGTTGGACAAACAATTAATTTCGTTTTATCAAAACTGAACAAACTTTTATTTACGCTTGAAAAATTTTTATTTTTATCATCAACGTAAAATTCGCTAATGCCTGGACAATTTATAAATGCACATTCTCCTATTGTTTGAACATTTTTTCCAATTTTAACTTTTCCACTAAGATTTGATTCTGCAAACGCATAATTTCCTATTGTTTCAATATTTTCACCCAGTTTGCCGTCAATTGTTGCGCCAAAAAATGAATAGTTGCCTATAAAGGTTGCTGTTTTTGGAAGACGCGCTAATGGATTGTTGTAATATGCGTAATCGTGTATAACCCGAACATTGTTTAGACGCAACGCACTATGAATGTTTCCAGACTCGTTGCCACATGGATATGCAAAAGCGTATGGCAATATATTTTGGACATTTGTGTTGCATAATGTTATTCCACCGACGCCGTGCTGTATGCCGACGTGTGAAAAATTATAAAGAAACCCATTTACAGAAGTAGCGGTGTATTCATAAGCTTTTCTATAAACAATTTTTGGCACAGTTTTTATTCCCCTCCTTGATGAAACTTTTGGAAAAAAAGGAGGGGAATTAGCTTCAATTTGAGTACGAGATTTTTTGCTTTTAAGAAATCTGTTAAAAGTTAAATGATTTAAAGAATCGTCTATTGCAACTTCGTCTTCATTAATTGTTTTGTATCTTATTCCACAATAAGAAAAATTACTCCCATACCGTTTTTTATCAGTACTAGTTTGAAACTTCATTATAATATTAGTAAATATTTAAAATTTATTTAGAAAATTTATTTAGAAAATTTATTTAGAAAATTTATTTAGGAAAATTATAATATTTTCCTATATTGGGGCGAATGTGTTGGACAAGGTAGTCTACAAACTTTACAATTTATATCCCTCCATCTATCGGATGGAGGTGCAATTCGTTGACTGCAAGGTCAAAGGTCTTCCCTCAGAAATGAGGGAAAGGATTAGATTGTATCGGTACTGAGTATATTTATTTATTCAAGTCGGGCGCGGAAGTTTAACTATTCCCTGGTTCGAGTCCAGGCGTCCCATTATTTATATTTTTTATTTAAAACCAATAATTTAAACAAAAAATTACGATTTTATATTACAGGGTAACTTGCGTCAATTAAAAACGGTCATATGGTTTTCATTATTATTTTGTGTTGTCAAGTTACCTCGCAAGGAAATATAAATCCATCTTTCTCCAAAATTGGTCGCAACATATTATTGTCCACGTTTGTGTTTACAATGCGAATTTTTTCACATAAACTCGTGTTAACATTTCCATTGTTTGTCAAATCAAACATACTATATACATTCTTCAACGCATCGTAATTTTCAATATAAGAATCGTCATGTTTTTGAATCCACTCATAGAAGTCCTTGGTGTCCCTTGACTTTTTATATTTTTTGAAAAGCTTTGTTGTCTTTTGTAAATTTGGTCCGTTTTCCGAATCATTTGATATGTTATAATCAGTGCCAGACAACACGCACATTTCGCGAAACTCTTTTTGCGAAACTCCAAGCTCCTGCAAAATATACTTCATCTTATACAAAACTGCTGTATGATTTAATAAACTGAAATATCTAAGAACGCGCGGACAACCATATACAAACATATCCATGTCTTCGCTTAGACACGCCCACACCTTTTTCTTTATTACCAACAATGCGCACAATTCATCCGCCTCACCTGGAGCAACGTAATATGAAACACCGCAACTCTTTATCAACTCTTTTGCAACTTCTATGTGGGTCTTATTCAGATATACAAATTGCTTTTTTAAAGAGTCCATGTTTGTAATTATTTCTTGTCGGTCAGAATCATCAATTGAAGATTGTAAACACGCTTTTAGACGGTTGTACTCGTTTTCTGCGCCTTTCTTGTCATCTTTTCTTTGCTTTAATAGTTCTTTTTTTTCAGTTGGAGGTTTCCCGTCAAATATGAAAATTGGAATAATATTGTAATGTCTGAATATAGAGATCATTAGGTAAATATTCTCAACAAGGCAATCGTCTCCAACGTACTTGTAGAGATATATGCTCACGTCAATGGCAATTTTTTTGCCAGACAAGTCGCCCATGGAGACGCACTTGATAGATTCAGGACAATTGTCCTTTAAAAAGCTATTTAGGTATTTGATTCCCATCTTGAACTTGGTTTGGCGATTATAGTTTTAATTTAATTGTCATTAACGGTTTCAATTTTTCTTTTATGACAACTAAATTTGCAAATGCGCTTAAACGGATTTGTGTATTAAAATATAATTATGCTGACTCGTAGCTCATCTCGTTATTTAGAACAAGAAAAAGAATTCAAAGAAGTCAAACAAATGTATGAAGTAAATATTGATTTTGATGAAGCTAGTGCTGCTTGGAAAGCTAATAAAAAGTCAACTGGTAGTGGTTGTTATAAATATATTTGCAAACATAGAAATAAAAACAATAAAAAATGCAGAAGAAATCCTATTCCTGGCGAAAGTTTTTGTTCTCAACATAATATATAAATGCGTTCTAAGACTTTTAGGCGAAAGAATAGAAAAATGTCTCGCAGAAGACGTGCTGGCCAGCCAGAGAATTTGGGTAGAACTACGAGCGCAGAAACAATCGCAATGGAAGAAGGAATTGCGTCTAAACCATCCATTGCATCAAGACCTATGATGGGAAGATCAACTACTGCGGAAATGTCGCAAATGGAAGAAGGTTATGCTCCAACGGCTCCTTCAATGTCAATGATGAATGAAACAGGCGCTATGGGACGCACTACATCGGCTGAGATGAATGCCATGGAAACCGGATCTGTTGATATTGAATCTGGATTTGGTGCTAGAAAAGGTGGCAGAAAGAGCAGAAAGACAAGAAAAAGCAGAAAGACAAGAAAGACAAGAAAGGGTGGAAAAAGAAGAAAGTCGCACAGACGCTAAATGTGAGCAATAGATTTTAGTTATTTAATTATTTTATATTATTTTGTAGACGTAATATAATATAAAATAAAATGGCATTAAATGCAGGCGATTTAAAGATGTATGAATATTATCGCAAATCTGAAGATAATTCAGGAACATGGAAAGACGTACCAGATTTGGTGGAAGTTCACGAAGCTGAAAGACTTAAGGATTCTGTAAATCATTCCGAGTACCTGAAGAGAGAAAAAAGTGTAAAAGTTAGAATGAAAGCAAAAAACAAATATATGCAAAAAAATAGTGAAATGCTGCTGCGTCAAAATATAAAGCCTAGAATTAATGTAAAAGTGCAAACACAGCCATCTAGAGCAGAAGACCCTTCAATAGATAGACCTGGAATTGGATTGCTTGGAAAAGGAGAAAAAAATGATTACGATGTTTATGACACGGAATTTCACGGAGGAAAAAAGAAAAAGACACGTAGAAATAGAAAAAATAAACGCGCAAAGCGCTCAAGAAAAACAAAAAATCAAAATCTTAGCCAAGCTCGCAAAGCGACATTCTCATATTATTCAAAATAAAATCCATAGTTTTAGTTTTTTTCCCTAGTTTATCAGTTCTTTTAACAGTATAATAGAATCTTTGCATACATACAACCGATTCTGTCATAGGCTTCGTTTTATAATTTCTCTCAATAAACTGGCAGAATGAAGTAATATTTGACGACGTCTTCTTGAACTGAAGGAGTGATAAATTGTTTGTATTGCACCACGCCAAAAAACCCTGATAGTTGTTCATCAAGATTGTTGTAATTACATAATAAGAGAGAACATTTGATGCTTCCTTATACAAAGTTTCTCTCATGGATTCAGAAACAGAACTCTTGGAGTATAGATCTTTGTATTTAAGACCCATGAAATCCAACGTCTTAACCATTTGGAAAAATTTAAACGTTCTTTCAAAATTAATAAAAAATTCGCAATTTGATAAAAACTCATACACAACATCAGGATCATTTTTATTAGGCGAATCTTTTAAAAAGAAATAACTGCAAAATGCTGCATTCATTATTTCTGCCCAAAATTCAGTATATGCTTCAAATAAATTAACATCGGATTTAACCTTGAAAATAGAGAGAATGTGTTTTGTACACTCTTCTGTATTCATATCTGAAAAATCCATGGCAAAATTGTGAAAACTTTCATGCATTAAAACTTTGAACCATTCTTCTCTCCTGAAAACAACAATTTCAGAATCCACTGGACACGTGTAAGTAAATGCCGTGTTTACATTATTTTGATTCAAAATGTGAATATTGCTTTCTGGAAGCCTTTTTTTGAGAGAAGTAAAATATAAATATATTACAAGCCGTTTGGAACATTTCTTTGATGCATATTCGTTGATAACGTGCAACCAGATAAGAATTTTCTCTACATACTCATTGTAGAGTTCAATCTGATACTCTGGACTGGTTTGTTCAACAATAAAATGGACCTTGATCTCCCTATTCATGAGAGAAAAAGTATACGATAAATTATATAACATATTGCTATCAATATGTTCTCGTACTTCTGGAGGAAAACTTCCTGGATTAAACGATTTTGGTTTCGGGATTTGGGAGACGTTTGTAATTTTTGTTACGTTTAATTTATAAAAACTGTCGCCTTCTTTTGCCTTTTGTGCTTTTACAAACGCTTCTCCTTCTTTTATGTCGTGATATAATTGTTTCAAAACATTATTAGTTTTATAAGTTTGTTCTGAATGATTAATGCATTTCTTTTCTAAGAAAAATGACATTAGCATTTCGCTATTTTTAGTGAGCTTCAGCATTTATTATATTCTTAGTTTTTATTTTTTTATATCTGTTTTATATATATGGAGTTATTGGAAATAATTATTATTGCGCTTCTTGTAATCACGTTGGCAGTTGTTCTCACTGGACACGTTCTTGTTGTAACAAAATTGGTTCCTGTTCCTAATCCAACACCACAACCAGCACCACAACCAGCACCACAACCAGCACCACAACCTTCCATTGGTGGATGTGCTGGAACTAGATATGGATGCTGTCCATATTCACAGGCTCCTAAATTAAATGAGATTGGTTCAAACTGCATTAAACAATAATCGGGAAAACTCTAAAATAATATAATTGTACTAATTATTTAGAATTATAATCTATATAATTAATATAAATGGACCCCAAACCAGAAAAGAAACCTAGAGGCAAACCTAAAAAAACTAAACCAGAAGAAATAAAATCTGAACCAGAAAATGTTCTTGTTGACATTATTCCCTCTGAAATTCCTATTGCTGAACCAAAAGAAGAAATTCTGGAAGAAAAAATGGAAGAAATTATAGAAGATGAAAAAGTGGTAGAAGAAATAGTAGAAAAAATAGTAGAGGTAAACAACCCTATTTCTGAAGCAACCAAAACAGTTGAAGAATTGGAAGCTGTTATTGAAGAATTTATTAAAGTTGTTGAATCGGATACCACCGCTTCGCTTGAACCCACCGCTTCGCTTGAACCCACCGCTTCGCTTGAACCAGAATTTGAAATTATTTTTGAGATGAGGTCTCTCTTGAACTTGATGATTATAACCTCAGTTAGACCCGAAATGCAACAAAAATATGAATTAAATCCAGAAACTGTAAAAATAATCTCATTGATTCTTCAAAATAATTCGCATTTTTTCAATAAAATAGAAGATTCATTCAAGAAAATTGTATCGGATAACAAGATTGACGCAGACGATGTTCCTGAATTAATATTGTTGTTTTCAAACACGTATGAGCTTCTTACCACATTAAAGCTGAAAAAGAAGACGGTTGAATTAAGTAATGTATGCGGAAACCTTATTAAATTAATATTCAACATTATGCTAACAGAAAAACTTATTATATTTGATAGTGAGAGCGTTAAAAATACTACAGAGTGTTTTAACGCATTGGTGGATTCCAGTACTTCTCTCATTAAGCTCACCAAAACGATAAAATTCAGCGGAAAATGTTGTTTTTGGTAAATAAAAATTGTCTTGTCTTTTGCATATCTATCCAATTACACAAGAACAGTGGTTGTGTATGCGTAAAAGCTTCTAGCTTCTAACGTCTAACTTTTCGCGTTCTCATATTCTGTTGTGTTGCAAATTTTGTATGGGGTATGCACTTTGTAGCGGTCTTCAACACTGGAAATTTATAAGAAACAAAGCATATAGAAGTTAATACTGTTCCGTGATGCTTCTTTACTTTTAGTCCTTCGTATGTAAATATTTTACCTGGGTATATACTGTAACCTTTATCTGTTACATTTTCTTGGTATAATTTTGCTCCTCCTTTTATTGTTCCATAATTGCGTCGTTCAATAATGCCGGTAATAGATTCTTCTAAACTTTTTTCTGCTTGAGGTCTTGTACCTTTTCCAGAATATTCGCAGGCAAATCCACCTAAATATTTACCAGATGGATCTTTTACAGATGTTGTCATTACAGCACAGCTAATAAACGACCCCTTCGGACCGTTTGCCTGTGCTTTAATACATTCTAACACTTCGCCCCATTGAAGGCGTTTTAATCCTGCTTCTTTTGTTATTTCACACGCATGCGTTGGTATTACACTTGTGTATTCAATTACGTTTGCGTTTTCAATTCCTGCCTTTGTAAGCGCTTCGTCATACGAGCCAGTTTCGTATGGTAAACCGACTGATCCGGCGTCAGACTCCCCGGCACCACTTGTAATAAAATACTCATATGGAACGCGATTTCCTAAAATGATATCTTTCATATATATAACGTAGGTTTATTTTTAGTGTTTATTTTGCATACATTAATCCCTCCAAACGGTCTTCAAGAGAGCATTAGATTCCAAACTGGTATTAATAAATGATAATTAGAAAACATGTAATTAAATTTAAAATATCATTCTAAATACTCAATGTAGGTCCGCGGATTTTGTCTCTCACTATAACAAGTTGTTCAGCCATTTCAGGCTCCTTTCCTTTCAAATAATGCATTAATTTTGCATTTTTTGTCTCCATTAAAACGTGCTTCAACTCTTCTATCTGTGTAAACTTTGCGCATATGGCGTCAAACAACTCCTTCTCCTTGCGTTTTCCGTAAAAAGTTGGATCAATGGAAACTTCGGCAGGTCTTAAAAGTTCTCCCTTGTATTTTCCAGAGGAACTTGCTGCCGCCTTGGCCATCTCGGGATTCTTGGACAAATCAGTTCCTGATTCCGCTGCAAATGACAAATAAAATTCCGGATTAGATTCTTTAAATTTGGATCCTTGGTAATAGTGTTCCGCGCTATTCCAGCGATGTCCATCTAGAACAAACGTCTTATCAGGTTCAACCCAAAAATCGTCTAATTTTCTTCGCCAGTCTTTTACAGCGTGCAAATTGGAAAAATGATGAACCGCTTCCTTCGGAATTGTTTCGCCAGAGCCTTTTCCAGGCAGTTTTCCGTCTGCAGATTTATCATAAAATTGAAACACCAGAGCTTCATCATATAATCCGCGGATTTTAGCGTCAGACAATTCTTCAAACTTGCAAACACCCTTCGTAGCAAAATTCTCTTTGAATTTAATAAACTCGGGAATCAATGAAAATGCTCCGCTATTGCGTTCCATGCATTTATCCACAACGAGTTTTCTAATATCATATGGCAGCTCGGAAAAGGTAAACAGGTATTTCTTTTTATAAGTAATTAATTTATAATGCCAGCCTAAAAAGTCAACCATGATGTAAAAATCCGGATTGAATTCTCCACGAGATTCTAATATGTCGTCGTTTAGCTGACCACAATTCAAAACATTTGCAAAATCCTTTCCCTTATATGCTTCGCTTGACAAAAGAATAAATTTAATATTTAATATTCGCTCAAGAGTGCTCAAAGCCCATGTTTCCGCCCAAAATTCACATGTTTGAATCTTTTTCTTGAATTTTTCAAGGGTGTCAATGTCTTTCATGTATTTATACTCGCTTAACAAATCATGCGACACCTTCTTCTCATTCAATATTCTATCTCGCTGTGCTTTTACCTTTTTAGCTGCTTCAATAAAATGCTTCTTTTCAGTTCTATCCAAAGTTTCACTATACAGCTTTTTATATTTCTCATACTCAATCTCCAATTCCTTTGCATCTTTGGTAGCGCCAATAACTGCCGCAGTATACATGTCATAATGTTCCTTATAATTTAAAAAAAGTTTTTCATCGGCTTCTGCCGCCAATTTTTTTCGCAACTTTTGAACCGTTGTTTGCTGACCAAGTTGCGCAAACGCGTCTCTGATAGTTGCAAAAAGACAATCACCGCCTCCTTCGTTGTCTATAACGCCATATTTGTTGTTTTTCATAAAGGATTCAATCCACGTTTCGCGCGCCGATTGTTTATATTTTCCTTTGACTGCTTCGGCGTCTAGTTTGGTTTCCTCATTTAAAGGCGGTAACATTGGAACTACTGTTTCTGACTGCATAAAAACATCTTCGCGCAATTTTGGAATTTTGGGCCGTTCAAATGCCTCTTCTGATGATGAAGATGATTTTTTAATTGCTTTTGGTTCTTTTATTTCACCTTCTTCTGATCCTTCTTCATCTTCCTCATCTTCCTCTTTTTCTTCATCTTCTTTTGTTTCATCTGTAATGGAATCTGGCACTAACCGTAAGTTTTCCAACATTTTTTTTGTGGCAAATGTATAAATAAGAGGATCATCCAGCTTTTCAACTTCTAAATTTCCGTCTTCGTCCATATAGTTCAACAAATCTGTTGTAAATAGCTCATAGACACCAATTTGAATTACCTTGTTATTTGTTTTTACTAAATAAACGGGAAAATATGTTATATTTTTCTCCTCAAAATTTTTTTTTGCGTTACCTACTGCAATAATAATGTCCACGTCTTTTGCTTCAATCTCGTATAAATTTGCTTCTTTTTTAAAATCATCGGGGTCAACGCTTTTTAACTCTGGATAACTAAGACCTTTATCTAATTTTGATAATACCATCTATATTTTATAAAGATAATTAAATACTTTTAATTATGTTTATCCCCAAATAACAAATTTTTTCATCATCTTATCATTCTTTAATTCACTTATATAATACCACAATTCTTTGCGTTTCATTGTAATTTCTACGTTTTCTACATTTTTCTCAAATAACAATAATTGTTCTATAATATCTTGCTTCTTGAGTTTATTGGTGCGTATGTCCTTTAAAATATCATAATATTCGCAAATTAACATTAATTGTTTAACGGTGTAATTCATTTCATAATCTTTCATCTCCAAAAAAATGTCGCCGCTTTCATCGCCTAAATTTCCATAAATCTCAAGTTCATTAAGCTCATTTTGCAAATTATAAAGGTCCATTAATTCATCGTCGTTGCAACCCGTTTCGTCATTTAAAAAAAAGGTAATATTTTCTTCATTTTTTATATCCGCCATCTAATAATAATAATCAAGATTTGTTTAATATTATTATTCGTACAATATCTAATTGTACATCAAAGTATTATTTTTACATTTCAATCAAATCCATAAATTTGAAGATTGCCTTGCTTGACAAACTTGGGTAAGTCTTTGCCTTGCAATTTGCCAACTTTTCAATTGTTGCAACAAACTTATCTCCATCAAACACTTCATCACACGTTTCAAACAGCTGCTTGTTATATGAGAACAAGATTGAAATGTTCTCAGTAATTTCATCAACCTCATTTTTCTTGTTATCTTCCTTTATAAATTCAACCAACATTTTCAACAATCCGCACGTCATGCATTGCAACTGAGTTTCACTAATTATTTTATTTGTAGTAAGATTTACAAAGAACAAACTGAGCGCCTTTCTCCTTTCATTGTCAAGATTTACTTTGCAAAACTTGTCGTAATCCTTCTCTGGGTCAACGTATTCAATGTTGTTAAATAGACCCATGAAAGTCTCTAAATTTTCTTTAAATATATCCTTCATGACTTCAAAATTGTTGATCAATTTGCAATACAATTCAGCGTATAGTTTTGAAAATAAACGATTGTTGGATGCAATCTCAAAAATTGCATTTCCAATGCGGATCATGTCAACGCCAGTAGTTCCTTCTTGAATAAGTTGATTCAAAATCTCCATAATATTATCACACGCCTCCGCGAATGTCTTGTCTGTCATTTTATTCAGCCAGAAACGCAACAAATCAATTTGCGCATCAATGCCAACCTTTTGTTCAATCTTTGTTGTTTGAAAGGTTCTAATTGTCTCCCAATCAGCGTCATTAAGAATCTCATTCGGCTTTCCTCTCTTCTTTTTCTTGAAATCCCCCAACGCGTCGGGAACAACCTTTAAAATATTTTCGCGCTTTTGAAATGTTGGAGTTTTAATGTAAGTAGGTGAGCCAACCTGCTGTGATAATTCTGTAATAATCAAAAGAGTTTCTTCAGGGAGTGCGATGTCAAACCCGTTGAATGTAATATCGTTAAAATCTTGCAGAGTATATCTCATTGCCATCGTCATGATATTATTGTATTTATTATAGTTCCATTTATATCAATTTTTTTTTATATATTTTGCAGTAGACTTATTTGTTATTAATGTAAAAAAATTGATATTAAATAAAATGCATTTAAATATAACAACGGTAATATATTATGTCGCTTGAAAGAGATAACAACGCAACGCCTATCGAAGAGGAAGCATATGATTCTTCTTACGAAATCAGTAATTGGGATGAATTAGAGATTGATACCAATTTGCTAAGAGGAATTTATGCTTATGGGTTTGAGAAACCCAGTCCTATTCAGAAAAAGGCAATTAAACCTATTATTATTGGAAAGGATATTATTGCGCAAGCCCAATCAGGTACAGGGAAAACGGCAACCTTTACTATTGGTGCTCTGTCGCACGTAAATACGGAAAGTGATACCACTCAAATTTTGTGTCTGTCGCCAACAAGAGAGCTTAGCATTCAAACCGCAAATGTTATGAAGGGTATTGGTTCAATGATAAAGAATCTCCGCGTTCAAGTATTGGTAGGCGGTTCATCTATTGATGAGGATATTGGCAATTTGAAGGGAAATGTTCCCCATATTATTGCTGGATGCCCTGGACGCGTGTATGACATGATGCGTAGAAATCACATTCTTTCTAAGAACATTAAACTAGTTATTCTTGACGAAGCTGATGAAATGTTGTCAAGCGGATTTAAAGAGCAGGTATATAATATTTTCCAGAATTTCAAGTCGGATATCCAAGTTGCGCTGTTTAGTGCTACGCTACCTGACCACATTAATGGTATTACTAGCAAGTTTATGAGAAACCCTGTGAGAATTCAAGTAAAGGCCGAGCAGCTCACTTTGGAGGGAATTTCGCAATACTATGTTGCGGTAGAAGATGATCGTCAAAAGTACTTGACACTGAAGGATTTGTATAGCTTTATGTCGGTGTCTCAGACTATTATTTATGCAAACAGCATTAAGAGAGTTGCCGCTTTGTATGACGCAATGATTGAAGACGGTTTCCCTGTGTGCCGAATTCATAGTGGAATGGACAAGGCTGAACGTGATAAGGCTTTTGCTGATTTCAGGGCGGGTAGTTATCGTGTATTGATTTCATCTAACGTGACTTCGCGAGGCATAGACATTCAACAGGTGAGCTTGGTGATTAACTTTGACATTCCAAAGTGTGTGCACAACTACTTGCACCGAATTGGTCGCAGTGGTCGTTGGGGAAGAAAGGGGGTTGGAATCAATCTGATTACTCGGCGCGATGTTTCAAAGTTGAAGGAGATTGAGGCGCATTACTCTACTCAAATTATTGAGATGCCGGCTAGTTTTGATGGGTTGGCCAAGTAAATAATGAAACAAATAAAAAATAAAAACTTGCGTAAAACAAAAAGAAAATAACTCTATATTTGATATAATATACATGTCCATATCCAATATAGAAAAAATAAACACACATTTCAAGTTACCAATTTTTTATAACGAGAATAAAATGGAATTAAATAAAAATATTGTTACAGATTTAGAACTAATAAAAACAATTGACCCTTCAGCCGGGCCCCCGTTATATCATTACGCTTTTCAACCTAAGACCGTCTTTGCTGAGAAAGTTATTGAGCAAATGGCAACTTGTTATACAACCGATACTAAATTTTTAAAAGAAACTCAGAAACTTGTATCCACTTTATCCACTTTTGATAAAAGTGGAGCAAAACCATTAAGCGAAGAATTTTGCGCCACTTTTCCCAAAAGTAGTAAATTTTGCACCACTTTTTCTAAAAGTGGTAAAAGTGGCATAATTGACATATGGGATGAAATCAAAAATGACACTGGATTCAAAGAAAAATATCATTATATTGACTGGCCAATGTGGGAGCACTTAAATAAATCAGAGTACTTTCTTCAAATCATGAGTGTATACAACCTAGCAGCGCCCGTTATTTCATTGTGTGTGCCATTTATAATACTTATCATTCCTTTTTTTGTAATAAAAGCAAAAGGTCTCAATCTTACTGTCAACGAATATGTTGAAATACTTAAAACAATTGCAGCAAACCACGCAATTGGAAAGCTATTTACAAAATTTCAAAGTGTTAAAATAGAAGAAAAAATTTATATTATATTGTCCGCAGCATTTTACATATTCTCTATTTATCAAAACTTACTAACTTGCACAAGATTTCATCAAAATATGAAAAAGATACATTTGCATTTACATAAAATTAAAGAATATATTGTAAACACCGAGGCAAAAATGTATAATTTTTTATTATATTCGTCGGACCTGTCAACTTACGAAAAATTCAACACAAATTTAAAAGGTAAATTGGCGGTTATTGCCTCGTTAAGAGAGAATCTAGAAAAAATTACACCATATAGCTTATCATACAACAAAATCGGCGAATTGGGTCAGGTATTAAAGAATTTTTACGACATTTATGATGATGAAAAATACAACGACGCATTCTTGTATTCATTTGGATTCAATGGTTATATTGAAAATTTAGAAGGACTAATTGAAAACATTAAGAATAAGCATATAAATTTAGCAAAATTTACTGCAAAGAAAAAATCAAATACATTCAAAAAAGCTTATTATCCCGCTCTCATTAATAATAATCCAGTTAAAAATTCATTAAAATTCAAAAAAAATATAATAATCACCGGACCAAATGCTTCAGGAAAAACAACTATTCTAAAAACTGCATTAATAAATGCTATTATTACACAGCAGTTTGCTTGTGGATTTTACGAAAGTGCAAATATGACACCATATAAATACATTCATTGTTATTTAAATATTCCTGATACATCGGGTAGAGATAGTTTATTTCAAGCTGAAGCAAGGCGCTGCAAAGAGATTATTGACGTTATTCATGAAACCACTTCTAAAGAAACACATTTTTGTGTATTTGATGAATTATATTCAGGGACAAATCCAGACGAGGCGGTATTAAGCGCAAACGCATTCATGGCTTATTTAATTAAGTATAAAAATGTAAATTGTATCTTAACAACACATTTTATAGACTTGTGTAAAAAGTTAGATGATAATTCCGCTATAGAAAATTTTCACATGAAAACAGAAAAAATGGGAGAAGATTTCAGATATACTTATTTATTAGATAAAGGCATATCAACTGTGCGCGGCGGAATTAAAGTCTTGTATGACATGAATTATCCAAAAGAAATAATTGATAATTCGTTCGCCGCAAAATAAAAATATATAAGCTTTTGTTAATAATGGCTTTATCTGATATATTTACTGTCCCCTTCCTTGTTTCTTTAGGAATTACTCTACTTCTTGTAGGACTTTTAGGTATGTTCTTTGTTCAACGTCTTCAGGAACAAAACCATAAAATGGCCTCCATGTTAGGACTTGTTTCAACTATGGCCGAAGAACTAAATTTTATTAGAGGACGTTTGCAAATGATGTCATATGTTCCTCAAACTGGCGGAGTTTCACAACAACAACAAGAAACGGCATTTTCCCATAATTCTGATGCCGACAATTTGATTCCTGTATCTGATGGAGACGACGATAGTGATTCCGAAGATGAAGAAGATAGCGAAGATTCCGAAGATGAAGATGAATCAGAAGATTCTTCGGGTTTTGAATTTATTGCACCGCTTGAAAATATTATTGAATTAAGCTCAAATAATAATGCAGAAACTATTAAAATAATAAATTTTGGAGAGCTTGTAAATTCGCCATCTGAAAATGTTGACGAAGACTTGGAAGATTTAGATGAAATGCAAGAACTTGATGACATGGATGATTTAGAAAGTGGAAGCGATGAAGAAAATAATACAATTGACCAAGATCTTGACCAAGATCTTGACCAAGACGTTGACTCAGAATTAACGGAAAAAGTTATTACGGATAACTTGAGCTTTATTAAGAATATTGATATTTCTAATTTAGAGGAACATTCAGAATCTGGAAACGTTGATTACAAGAAAATGTCAATGACAAAACTTAAAAGTATCGCAGTTGCAAAAGGTTTAATCCAAGAAAACTCCAAAGCCACTAAAAATGTTATTCTTAAAATGTTGAGTTCTGAATAATTTTCTCTAATCATAATATATTATGTCTTGGGCAACATGTTACAGTGGATCTAACAATATTCATTTTGATTTTCCTCCTATTATGGCTGACGGTAGAGTTTATTCTAGTTGGCAACCAGAGGCGGTTGTAAACGATCGCATTCGTCATCAAGAAAATATTACCACTAGTTGGCAATATAGACAATTTTTAACACACAATGCGAGTAATATTATGAAAATAAACAACCAGGAGGCTTGCAGTGCTTTGGGTCTTCCAACTCATTTTCAGACAAACGCAACTCCATCATCAAATGTTCCTTATGCGTTCAAGTCCACATTTGACACAAAAACTCCTGGATTTGGTTACTGCGATAGCAACTTGAAACAACCTTATTTAACGAGAGAACAATTGCAGGCTAGAATGATTGCTCCTATCGTGAACGCGCCTGTGAATACTAACCAATAAAAAAGATAATATAACGATACATTATAAGCACATGTATCATTATATATTGGGGCTGACCTTTTTAAAATCATTGAATCCTTATTTCCGAAAACATGTATTAGGCATTTTAAATGGACACGAATTATTATTTATAAACACATTTTTCATATCTATTATTGTATTATTATTTTTTATTTATAAATTTTTATTTGATAAATCATTTCACAAAACTATAAAAAACTATAAAAAACTTTCTGCTGGACATTATACGTGCATTTTTATAATTGCCTTATTAACAGTTTTTTCTGCATTATTACTCTACGAATTTGACAAGTCTTATAATACGCCATTTTTGAACACCGTGTTTATGAAGGTTGCATCAGTCGTCTTCTTATTTTTGGTAAGCGTGTTTTTATTTAAAGAAGAATATTCTATAAAACAAATTTTAGGAATTGCGTTAACAGTTTTGGGTGTTTATTTAGTTACATCAAAATAATTCTAATGGTTTTACACCTTTTCTCATTTAAAACGCCCATTTTACATGAGATTTTATAGTTTCTTTATAATCAATGCTCTTTTGATGAGGCATTATATAATATATTTATAAAAAGTATAATTTTTATAAATGTTAAATATATACAATGTACAAGAAACAAAAAAAAACAAAAAGAAATAGCATTAAATCAAAACGATTTAGAAAAACCAGAAAACGAAAAATGTTTGGTGGTGAAAAAAAAAGGATTGAATACCCAAATGGTGATGTTTATGATGGAAATATTAAAAATGGCTTGCCTGATGGTAAATGGAAAATAACTTATGCGAATGGTGATGTTTATGATGGTGAATGGTCTGAAAATACAAAAACTGGAATAGGAAAAATGACTTATGCGAATGGTGATGTTTATGATGGTGAATGGTTTGAAAATACAAAAACTGGAATAGGAACAATGATTTATGCGATCGGTAATATTTATGAAGGTGAATGGTTTAAAAATAAAAAAGTGGGAATGGGAACAATGACTTATGTGAATGGTGATATATATAGAGGACACTGGAATAATGATAAAAAAGGGTCTTCACCAGAACCAAGACATGGAATAATGACTTATGCGAATGGTGATGTTTATGATGGGTTTTGGAATGATGATGTTAGATACGCAATCAGACCTTACCATGGAATAATGACTTATGCGAATGGTGATGTTTATAATGGTAACTGGAAAAACGAATTAAGAGATGAATTTGGAACAATGACTTATGCTAATGGTGATGTTTATGAGGGTTATTGGAAAAACGGATTAAGACATGATTTTGGAACAATGACTTATTCTAATGGTGAAATTTATGAGGGTAACTGGAATAACGGAGAAGAGGATGAGGATGGGGATGAGGAAGAGGAGGAAGAAGAGGAAGAAGAGGATGAGGAAGCAGCAGTAGATATACATAAAAAGGCAGCCAAAATTAATTTAGATAAATATTTGGAAATTATTAATCAACAAGGTGAAGAACCCTATCCAAATATTAAAGATTATGTTTTGGAAAAGTTTATACCATATATTACAGAATATTTTCCAGAAGAAAAAAATAATATGTTAGAAAAGTTGAATGTCATTATGAATAGAGTAAATATTGCTACAGATTATTCTAATATGTCCAGAAATAAAGAAATTGTGAAAAAAACAATTGATTTTGTTCTTAAACAACCATCTAATTTTATTGAAGAATATATAAAAACGCTTATAAAAGAGTGTTATTCGGCATTTACCGGATTAGAAGGCGAAGAGGGTATGAGTTGCGTTCCTGGTATTATAGAAAGAATATATATGATTATTGGTGAAATTGTATATCAATTGTCTACAGAAGAGCGGTTTGATGAATATGAGAATATAGAAACATATAATAGATTATTAACGCTTTTTAGAAAAAGAGTAGATAAATATGAAGCAACGAAAGAATGGGCAAATACTTATTTAGAAAATGAAGAAAAAAAAGAAGAAATAAAAGGCATGACCAAACAGCAAAGAAAAGAGCATTATATCGAGTTTATAAAAAATAAATACAGAGATATGGATTTATTAGATGAACATACAGAAAAATTAATTATGGATGAAGCGGAAAAGATAGATTATGTTTTTGATACACTACAATTTGGTGGGAAAAAAATAAATAAAAATAAAACTAAAAAGAAAAGAAGGTTTGCCTAATTTAATTTTGTTAATTATATAAAAATATATTCACAATATAAATTAATTTTATTTACATTATGATGCCAGAAGAAAAAATAAAATGGGCGTTTTAAATGAGAAAAGGTGTAAAGTATTCTAACATTGATATAATTAGATTGACTTAAACAATAACGTGTATGAATATTATTATATACTAACTTATTAGAATATGAAGGTATTAAGCATAGACGTTGGAATTAAAAATTTAGCATTTTGTTTATTTGTTAAACCAGACGATGGAACTAACAACTACGAAATTGCAAAATGGGATAGTATAAATCTTGCTCAAAAAGCCGAATCAAAATGTTGCGAAATAGAGAAATTCAAAGACTGCAATAAACCTGCCAAATTTATTAAGAACGGAAAATGTTATTGTTTAAAACATAGTAAAAAACAACCGTTCCAAGTCCCAACAACTGACTTAAAGCCGTCAAATATAAATAAACAAAAAATAAGTGGACTATATGAATTGGCTGAAAAATATAAAGTAAAATATGAGAATCCTATTAAAAAGGCCGATTTAGCAGCATTAATTAACAATTATGTTTTTGAAAAATGCTTTGAACCAATAACAGAAACAAATGCGTCAAAAATAGATTTAGTCACTATCGGCAAAAATATGAAACAGAAGTTGGATACAAATTTGAATGAACATTTGTCAACTATTACCCATGTTGTTATTGAAAATCAAATTAGTCCTATTGCAAATCGCATGAAAACTGTGCAAGGAATGATTGCTCAATATTTTATCATGAGAAATGACAGCATCAACATAGAGTTTGTTTCAGCTTCCAACAAATTGAAAGACCAGAATGCGAGTTTAAAAACCAGTTATAGTGAAAGAAAAAAATTGGGGATTCAGCAATGCTTGGAAAACATTTCAAATAACATCAACTACACGTCGTGGGAAACATTCTTTAAAAACCATTTGAAAAAGGACGATTTAGCTGATTCTTTTTTGCAAGGTAAATGGTTTATTGAAACTAAAATTTGATAGAAAAAAATGAAAAAAGAAAAAATAACATTATTTGAAATAACCGGATGTTTAATTTAGAACCAATAATTTTTGCTGTACTTTTCTCAAAAGTAGATATATAATAAATTTTTGCTGTACTTTTCTCAAAAGTGGATAAAATATAATTTACAATTCGTATTACTTAAAATTATATGTTCTTATTAAATCATAATAGATAGAATGGACAGCGAAATTATTGACATTTCTGAATTAAATATGGGAAACAGCGGACCATCTTTAAAGTCATCTAATTTTGGAGGCGGACTTGAACTGTTGATGAATGACAACAAGAAGGCCGGTGGACGCCCTTCAAGCGACATTGACATTGATGACTTGAATAATTTAGAGAATGAATTGAATGATTTAGTAGAAGATGAACCTGACCGAAATTTGTTTGAGGGTCAATCCGACATGTTTAGCAAGGGATTTTCTCTTAATTATGACGATAAACCATCGGTTAGATTTGATGATGCTTCCAAAACTATTGGTCAAGCCACAGCAGAGGGTTCCCCTGAAAATAAGACGTGGGATGGTTTTACCAAGTTCAACAATGTTCCCATTAACCCCGACAAGCCTATGTCTAGTCAACCTCAAATGAGCAAGGAAGAGGTTTTAAGAGAAAAGTTCAAGTTTCTAAGAAAGTTGGAAGCTTTAGAACAAAAGGGTGTCAACTTGACTAAAAAATACAGCATGGAGTCTCCTCTAGCAGAAATGCAAGGCGAATATGAGATGATTATGGAGGAGAAAACAAAGCAGAACTCCGTAAAATTTCAAAGTAACATGCTCATGGCATGCATTAATGGTATAGAATTTTTGAATAACCGTTTTGATCCATTTGACGTAAAGTTGGACGGCTGGTCGGAGCAAGTGAACGAGAACATGACTGATTACGATGACGTTTTTGGTGAACTTTATGATAAGTATAAGAGCAAAGCGTCAATGGCGCCAGAACTCAAGTTACTGTTTCAACTTGGCGGCAGTGCAATGATGGTTCACATGACCAATACTATGTTCAAGTCTGCTATGCCCGGCATGGACGATATCTTGCGCCAAAATCCTGACTTGATGCGTCAGTTTCAAACGGCCGCGGTAAATTCCATGGGCCAACAGAGTCCTGGGTTTTCCGGCTTTATGAATAACATGATGAACCCTGAGCCACAAGTGCCCATGAGCGGCCCGCCTCCTCCTCCCATGGCTACTCAGGGCATAAATGCTCCTTCAAGCCGACCTGGTAACAATAGTAGTTTCAACGGCCGACCTGATTTAAATGCTAGCATGGGGCGCAGCAGTTTCAACCCCAATCAGAATGATGGAATCAATATTAGAGAGAACTTTTCGGGCGCAAATGACGGAGACAGAAGCGGTAGACGCGGTCCTGGTCCTCGCGCTGAAATGAAGGGTCCCGCCGATATTTCCGACATTTTGTCTGGTTTAAAGACCAAGACAATTAACATTCAAGAGGCTGCTCCTCAACAAAATAACAATAGCATAAATATTAATGATAGCAGCACAATTAGTATTTCCGACTTGAAAGAGTTGCAGTCGGATGGTAATATGCCAAAGCGCAGCAAGAGGCGTCAAAAGTCTGACAAGAATACTGTCAGCTTGGACATCTAAAAAAATTGACCTAAATTTTAAAAACTGGTAAATTCCAAAGATATTCAGGATGTTTGGAATTAAAACCGCGTTATTTATTATTAGCTGTTTTGTCGTGCAAGTGTATAGCAAAACAACTGTCATGGTTGTTCTTGGGTGCGCCATTCAAGACGTCCAACAGGAACGTGTTTCGGCGGCTCTGAATTACGCCGATTCAATAGAAGATTCGGAGATTGTCTGGTTTGTGACTGGCGGAGTTAAAAATGCCGTGATTGCAACAGAGGCAGAACAAATGAAAGAAAAAATTACAGGATCCAAGGGAAAGATTGTATTGGACAACAAGGCCAAAAATACTGCAGAAAATTTTGCTTATTTGAAAAAGTGGATCTCCGAGTCATACGATGATGCGGAATCTGTTGATATTGTTGTTACCACGTCAGATTTTCATCAAGAACGCGCGGCCAAGATTTTTAAAGGAATATTTTCAAACAATGCATCAAAACTTGATTGGAATTTAAGCATTAGCGAAGGCTGTGCACATTGCTGGAGTGATGAGAAAATCCACATGCAAAACGTTGCCATTGATGTAAAGAATGCAGTGCGCATTTTGGCGTGAACAAAATGTAAGACACTCATCATGAACAAACAAACTCATATATAAAGCAATTTATTAAGAGTTATAATTTATTAATTATATTGACTAGTAAATATAATAAATGAAAAATGAATCAAACAATGAGTCAAACAATGAGTCAAACAATGAAAGAATAATTATGGAGAAGAAATATTACAAGATGACCAAAATAAGTAAAAATAGTTTTTTGTTTGAATATGACATTGAAAATAAAAACGTTTTGCTAGAAAAAATTATTACACTAGATTTTATTACAATTATACACAAAATAAACAAAGCAGATATATTTGAAGACTTTTATTTAGAAAAACATTCCAATAAATCTGCAACGGTTTTTATATTATTCAAACACTTTTTTGACAATTTTGGAATTCAGCAAAAATACGCTCATCTTGATGTTGAACTTGAAAACACAATCAACCAAATTATTTTTATAACAACAACAAATAACAATTTACCAAAAAGAAACTTAGAGCCATCCGTGGAACTTTTGCCAATTTCACGCGTAACTACTACGTGCACTTTTATTAATCCGCACAAGGTAACCATTAAAATGATTGCAAATTTTCACAATACAATTGATTTTCCAGAATTCGTGGAAAAAATGGCAACAATGGTAATTGGAAAAATCTTTTTGAGATCCAAACAATTTATAGAGAAAATAAATATAATATAGATAAAAAGGATGTTTGCAATATTAGATAATATAAATTCAATAAAAAAAACATTTTCAAACATAATATTTATATTTGACGTTGCCGCCATTTTTTTATATGAATGCATTTGTTTTTTATTCAAGCAAAATTATTGCGAATTCGTCCGCAGAGTGGCTAGGAATTTATCTAAAAAAAATATCTTATATGTCAAGATGTTTCAGGCAATTTCTCTCAATAATAATTTGATTGATAGTGCAATGAATGCAGAATTGGTGAAATACACCGATTCCGCGCCTTATGAGGAGAGCGACATTGATATTGATTTATTTAATGATATAATAAAAAAATATTATTTAACCCCTGACAATGGTACAATACCAATAAATTCAGGAATGATTTCGCTTGTTTATAAAATGAGGACTATAGACAATGAACTAGTGATTGTTAAAATGAAGAGAAAGAACATTGATGACAGGTTGGACGACGCGATTGAAAAGTTGTTGTTTTTTATCAAGTTGGTGTCATTCATTCCGCAATTTAATACACTGGACATTCCCAATGTAATTAAGAAGAATATTAATTTGTTGCGTGAACAATTGGATTTTGGAGAAGAGGTTAAAAATACAATAGAGATGGCCGAAAACTGCAAAAACTTGAAATATATAAAGATACCCAATGTGCATGAATATGCAACAAAAGAGTATCCAAGTATTATTATTATGGATTATGTCAAAGGTGTTCATATTTCAAAACTGGATGAAAAAGATTATGACGAGTATGCAAAGCTTGTCTTGAAATATGGGTTTGTTTCAATTATAAACGATAGCGTAACTCACGGAGATTTGCACTCTGGAAATATTATTTTTATTAAAAATGAAGAGGAGCCAATTTATCAATTGGGATTGATAGATTTTGGCATAGTGACGCGAGTAAATAAAGAAACAACGCAACACTTTCTAGAAATTGTGAGTAATATGTTTACAGAAACAAGTAAAAATTTAGCTGAAAAAGTGTTAAACGCGTTTATTGAACCTCGTGAAATGTTTCAAAACATTCCTCTTGAATGTAGGGAGAACTTGTATGCAGAGGCTAGCAAAATAATAGAAGAAGCAATTCACAATTCAAAAGATGCAAGCCAGATGAAAATATATGAATTCATGAAAAAATTTAATGAATATTTGAATGGAAACAATTTGCGCTCTTTTGGATTATATGTAAGCGATGACTTTGTAAAGTTCCAAATGGCGCTGGCAATGTCACAAGGAGTAAGTCTGTGTTTGTGCAGGAATGATTACATGCCATTTGCTAACAAAGTATTGAATGATCTATTTCATTCTGATTTATTGTTTGATGCGTTTCAAGATTAGACTGTAAATGGGAATTTATATAATTGGGAAAAAATTATATGTTATTTTATATTATAATGAAAACGTCTGGACTCGTTGTAGCTATTGTTGCTTTAGGAGCAATAGGATGTATTTTAAACAAAATAAAAAATAATAATCTTGAAATATTCAACTATGATGGAAGTTCAACCGATTTTCCAACCGTGCCATTTCACATGATTATTGCTAATAGCGTAATGAGTATTCCTGACAGGGAATTTTATAATTGCGATTCTTTAACAAGGATTGATATTCCCGACAGTGTAACAAGAATCGGCAAGGAAGCTTTTTATGGTTGCATTTCTTTAAAAAGCATTAAAATTCCTAATAGCGTAACAAGCATTGGCAAAGGCACTTTTTATTCTTGCACTGCTTTAAAAACAGTCATTCTTTCTGAAAGCATAACTAGCATCGGCGATGGTGCTTTTTCTGGTTGCGGCTTAGAAACCATTAAAATTCCTAATAGCGTAACAAGTATTGGTGAGGCCGCTTTTCAATATTGCGCTTCGTTAACAACTATTGAAATTCCCAATAAAGTAACAATCATTTCTGATGATACCTTTTTATATTGTATTTCTTTAAAAAGCGTTAAACTTTCAGATAGTGTAGAAACTATTGGCAAATTAGCTTTTATTAATTGTATCTCTTTAACAACTATTAACATTCCTGATAGTGTGAAAACAATTGACGATTATGCTTTTAAAGGGTGCATTGTTTTGGGGGATATTGACATTTCTCAAGTAAGAAATCAAGGCAAAGAAATATTTTCAGTGTAAATATTTTTAGCAAAATGATAAAAATATTTATAGTATTGAACGTAAAACTAGCTTATTATAATTGGGAAAAAATTATATGTTATTTTATATTATAATGAAAACGTCTGGACTCGTTGTAGCTATTGTTGCTTTAGGAGCAATAGGATATTCTATTTCCAAACAAAAACTTGTTACTTTCACTTATGATGGAAAATCAACCGATTTCCCAAAAGTGCCGTTTCGTATGATTGTTGCTGATGGAGTAACAAAAATTGAAAGTAACGCTTTTTATAATTGCGCCAACTTAGTAGCTGCTGATATTCCAGAGGGAGTAACAATAATAGGTGATTCTGCTTTTCAATATTGCCGTTCTTTGAAAACCGTTTCTCTTCCTAATAGCTTAGAAAGCATTGAGGTAGAGGCTTTTTATAACTGCACTTCTTTAACAACAATTAATATTCCTACAAGCGTAACCAGTATTGGCGATAATGCTTTTTATTTCTGTAGTTCTTTAACAACCATTGTTCTTCCTGAAAGTGTAACGAGCATTGGCAGTAGTGCTTTTGATTCTTGCCGTTCTTTAAAAAAGATAATTCTTCCAAACAGTTTAACAAGAATTGACTCATCCGTTTTTAATAACTGCACTTCTTTAAAAACTATTAACATTCCTACAAGCGCAACAAGCATTGGCGATAGTGCTTTTGCAAACTGCACGTCTTTAACAACCATTGTTCTTCCTAAAAGCGTGACTAGTATTGGCGATAATGCTTTTGATAGTTGCGTTTCTTTAGAAACAATTAAAATTCCAGAGGGAATAACAAGTATTGGCGATTATGCTTTTAATGAGTGTTTTTCTTTAAAAAATATAATTCTTCCAAACAGTTTAACAAGCATTGGAGAACAAGCTTTTGATGAGTGCATTTCTTTAAAAACTGTTGAAATTCCTAATACAGTAATAAGCATCAGCAAAAACGCTTTTGATGGGTGCGGTTCTTTAATAACAATTAACATTCCTAAAAGTGTAACAACAATTGATGCATACGTTTTTAATGAGTGTATTTCTTTAAAAACTGTTGTTCTTCCAGATGGAATAAAAAGCATTGGAGAAAGAGCTTTTTGCGATTGTAAGGCTTTAACAACCATTAACATTCCTACAAGCGTAACTAGCATTGGAGATCGCGCTTTTAAAGGATGCTATTCTTTAAAGCCTTTTGAAATTCCGGCAACCGTAACAATTGGCGAAGAAATATTTGATAAGAAATTATAAATTTTTATATTATCACAACTTAATGTTGTATTACTAAACTGCCGTTTTTATTTGAAATGTATTTGTATTATAATAAGCTCCCACAAAACTAGCTTATTATAATTGGGAAAAAATTATATGTTATTTTATATTATAATGAAAACGTCTGGACTCGTTGTAGCTATTGTTGCTTTAGGAGCAATAGGATATTCTATTTCCAAACAAAAACTTGTTACTTTCACTTACGATGGAAAATCAACCGATTTCCCAAAAGTGCCATTTCGTATGATTGTTGCTGCTGGAGTAACTAAAATTGAAAATTGCGCTTTTTATAATTGCGCCAACTTAGTAGCTGCTGATATTCCTAAGGGAGTAACAATAATAGGTGATTCTGCTTTTCAATATTGCCGTTCTTTGAAAACCGTTTCTCTTCCAGATAGCTTAGAAAGTATTGAGGCTGAGGCTTTTGCTAGGTGCCCTTCTTTAAAAGCCATTAAGATTCCCAAAGGCGTAACAAGCATTGGCAATCGTGTTTTTAAATATTGTACTTCTTTAACAACTATTAACATTCCTAGTGGCGTAGCTAAGATTGATGACATCACGTTTTATGGTTGCACTTCTTTAACAACCATTGTTCTTCCTGAAAGTGTAACAAGCATCGGCATTAGTGCTTTTGCTGACTGCAAATCTTTAACAACTATTAATATTCCTACAAGCGTAACAAGTATTGGCAATAATGCTTTTGATGCCTGCAGTTCTTTAAAAACCATTGAAATTCCAAACGTAACAATAATAGGTGAGTCTGCTTTTAATGGGTGCGGTTCTTTAAAAACAATTGTTCTCCCTAAAAGTGTAAAAAGCAATTCTCCAGAGGAAAAAATAATCATTGGAGACTTTGCTTTTTCTCTTTGCGCTTCTTTAGAAACAATTAAAATTCCAGAGGGAATAACGGGTATTGGAAGAAGGGTTTTTGCTGGATGCATTTCTTTAAAAACCATTGAAATTCCTACAAGCGTAACAAGCATTGGTGAATATGTTTTTGTTGGATGCAGTTCTTTAACAACCATTAACATTCCTACAAGTGTAACAAGCATTGATGTAGGCGCTTTTTTTAAGTGCCTTTCTTTAAAAAATATTGTTCTTCCAGATGGAATAAAAAGTATTGGCGACTTTGTCTTCTCGGACTGCAGATCTTTAACAACCATTGTTCTTCCTGAAAGTGTAACAAGCATTGGCATTAGTGCTTTTGATGGTTGTAGTTCTTTAAAAACTATTAACATTCCTACTAGCGTAACAAGCATTGGTGAAGAAGCATTTTCTGGTTGCACTTCTTTAAAAACCATTATTATTCCTACAAGCGTAACAAGCATTGGAGATGGTGTTTTTTATGAGTGCACTTCTTTAACAACTATTAATATTCCTACAAGCGTAACAAGCATTGGCAATTATGCCTTGATGTATTGTAGTTCTTTAAAAACTATTAACATTCCTACAAGCGTAACAAGCATTGGTGAAGAAGCATTTTCTGGTTGCACTTCTTTAAAAACCATTATTATTCCTACAAGCGTAACAAGCATTGGAGATAGTGTTTTCTATGAGTGCACTTCTTTAACAACTATTAATATTCCTACAAGCGTAACAAGCATTGGCAATAATGCTTTTGAAGGTTGTCGTTCTTTAAAAACTATTAACATTCCTACTAGCGTAACTAGCATTAGCTCTTCTGTTTTTTATAACTGCACTTTTTTAACAACAGTTACTATTTCCAATGGAGTAGAAAGCATTGGTGAAGAAGCATTTTATGGATGCACTTCTTTAATAAGTATTAATATTCCTGCCAGTGTAACTAGCATTGGAGATCGTGCTTTTAAAGGATGCACTTCTTTAAAACCTTTTGATATTCCTGCAACTGTAACAACTATAGGCGAAGGAATATTTGAGAAGTAATTATAATTCTTTGGATTTTCAGAGTAAAATTATTTTATAAGAAACAATAAATGTCGTTACTAAAATGATAACGACCTTTATATAATTTAAAAATAAAAATTTTGTTAATAAATTAGTTTTTCTTATTATTATTTTTCTTGTTTTTTTTCAATGACAACTTCTTTTGCAATATTCCTTATTATTTTTTCATGTTTTTTGTTATCATCTTCTGAGGTGGCTCCTCCCATAGCTTCCAATAATATATTCTGATATTCCAGGTGTTTTTTGGTCTCAGTGTCTTCTGCGGTTGGGTTTTCTTCCCTCCATTGAGGCAGTTGTTTTATATTCTTATGTTCAATTCCCTTTATTGCTCGTTTAATTTTTATATTTTCACCATTTTCCTTTTCCCAAGCATCTTTGTCCTTTATGTACAACGTTTCTCGCTTCAAGTCACTGCAATGAATGGGTCGTTTACAAACATCAATATCTTTAAGGTTTCTCAAAAAGATTTTAGTAATGCCTTCCACGTAGCCAACTCTACCAATCATATCTAAGTCGCTTAATTGTAGCTTAATTTGCTCTACAAAATCAGTTAGATTAAGAGCGTCTTTGCAAGTCTCATTCAAGAAGAACTGTAAATTGAACTGATTGTTATTTGTTGTATTATTTGTTGTATTACCAATTTTTGGTATAGTCTCGCTCAAAAGTTTTCGCATTTCCTGGTTTTCAAGTAAAATTGCTTGATTTTGTTCAACTACTTTAAGAAACATTTCTTTTAATGTAGGTTCATCGGTTGGCATATTTTCTGAAATAATTTTATTGCTGTCAAAAGGGTCAATGCAGATTTTCTTGTGCTTCCACAATCCTTGTCGGTGTTTATATTCCTTGCCACATTCGCACGCAAATATGGAATCGGCTTCTTTGGCTGTTTTTTTGTCATCCACTGTCATCATTTTGTCATTCTTTTTGTGTTTACTAGACAATAAATGCGCTTTGTAATTACTTATTTTACTGCTTGTAAAATCACAAATTTCGCAATGGAATAATTTAACTTCTTTTGACTTAATATTGTCATCCATTCGTCCTCTAAATAGAGGACAGAAAATAAGTCTAACTCTTTTTCGCCCAAAATACTTAAAATTTATCGTAACGCTTTTTTAACATTTTAATTTTATTTTAACAGCATTAAGCTAACAAGGGAGAAATTTTGACCCCTTTTTCATAAAACCCCGGCGGTTTTGAAAATTGGACATTTTTTTTGTCCTTTTTTGGATTTTGGAAACACTTTTGACCCTCGAAATTTCCAACATTTTCTTTAAGTTCACTTTTCAGAAATATATATTATTTCCTGCGGCTGTAGTGCCTTTTTTTCAGTTGGCGTGGGCGCTTTTTTCCACGTCTAGTTGATCTTTTGCGCTTTCTACCACCTTTTTCAGTTCTACTCGTAACATTTTCAGCTGGTAGCGGTCTTTCTGGTTGCAAACGCTCGGGACATATGCGACAGTTTTGCATTGAAGAAAACCCTGGAATACAACAATCACTTCCTTCATTCCCAACTACTTCTGCCGAGCGAAAGTCTGCCGGCGAAACAACATCTGTTATCGGAAGTTCTTCCAAATTTATTTCTTTTATTGATGGGTAGTCTCCAGTTCTTGAAGAATTTGAATTTTGACGAGATATTTCAACAGACGCCATTGGAATTTGTTCTGTTCCAACAATAATGTCATCATCTACCGGGACAATTTGACGTCTTCTATTTTTTCTAGTAAACCAGCTTCCTCTTGGGGTTGGAGGTCTATTTCTAACTTGAAATTGAACTTCTCTTGATTCTAAATCAGGATTAATTCGGCTACTACTACGCCGTCTTAATGTAAAAGGATTTGGCATTTATATATATTAATAACATAATTAAAAATTGAAACAGATTAAAAGAAAATCAAACGTTGTAATATTGTAAAATGCAAGCATTTGCTGAAAGTATGAACGCAGATAACAAGGTTTCTTTCTTGTTTATTGATGGAAGCTACTTTTGCTTTTATCGTTACCATTCAATTATGAGATGGTGGAAAAGCGCTTATCCAGAGAATCCACTTGAAGACCCTTTTAAGAATGAGCAGTTTGTTGAGAAGTTTAGAAAGACGTTTGTTGACACTGTTGGTTCTTTGACAAAGAGGTTGGGGATATATACAGATGACCCAATATTGATCGTCGGAAAGGACTGCAAGAGAGAAGACATCTGGCGAAACGAGTTTTATGACAAATATAAGGGAACTCGCGCAAAGGACGATAAATTTATGGGTGGTCCATTCTTCAAGATGGTTTACGACGACAATTTGTTCCAGGAGGGAGGCGTCAGAGCCATTCTAAGGCACCCCAAGTTGGAAGCGGACGATTGCATTGCAATTTCTGTAAAGCATATTTTAGCAACAGTCCCCAACGCACACATTACCATCATTACAAGCGACAAGGATTATTTGCAGTTGGCTACCGGTAATGTAAAAATCTACAATCTTGGGTTCAAGAATATTTCTGAGGAAACACATGGAGGAAGCGCAGAGGCCGATTTGTTTTGCAAGATTGTCATGGGTGACACAAGCGATAATATTACGTCTGTTTTAAAAAAGTGTGGTCCCAAAACGGCGTTGAAATGTTTCCAAGACAAAGCCTACTTTGATGATAGAATGAAAAAAGAAAATGCTTATGAAAAGTTTGAGTTGAATCAAAAAATTATTGATTTTAATTATATTCCACAGGATTTGACTGACGAGTTTATGCAATCAGAGAACTGCATTTATTCTTAACTTGGTCCACAAATTTCCCAATGCATTGCCACCAATTACACTCACTTTTCCATCTCTAATAACCCCTTTTCCTTCCCATATTCTAGTTTCCAATTTTTCTTCACTGCATCGCATTGCAGGGTGTATCAAAAGTTTATTTCCACTTTTCAATAAATCGTTCCTAACTTCTTGATACAATCTGAACTTATAATCGCATATTTCTTTTTGCACAACGCGACTAATATTATCCCACAACGCAAGCTCTTCCATAGTCAATGAAAGGCCCTTTTTTCCACCCATCTTCTTTGCTTCTGCGCAATTTATATATACAGATGGTTTGATAAATTTTATTCCATGACTAATCAAAACTTGTCTTCTTTTCTCGTCTTTACAAAGTTCTCCTATGCGAAAGTATTTTTCCCCATGAAAACAATGTTCTCCGCTTTCATACGTTCTTTCAGTATCATTTATCGTCAATACAATATCATTTTCCCAGAAATTGCTCAATGACCTATATTCTTTCTTTCCAGAGAAGAAATTGACAACGCTTTCTTCCAAGATTTTCTTGTCTGACATTTTTATTCAATTGATTTTAAAGATTAATTAAAATCAATTTTTATATTCTTCTAGTTTTATTCTTTTCACTGCCACCATAATATGGAGAGTTTCTTCTTGTGTTGTATCCATAATTTCTATTTCTATCGTAAGTATTATTTCTGTAATCGTAACTAATGGGAGGTCTGTCGTAATAATTTGGTCGGATATTTCTTTCCTTGTCTCTATCCTCATCAGACTTTCTATATTTAATTGATGACGGTGCAACGTGACCTCTTTCATAAAAGTCCAAGGGCTGATAAACCAAACCAAACATGTCGGCAAAGGCTTGTCTTATTTTTTCGTATCGCATATTGCACGCTATAACAGGCTGTTTTAATAACGGTATAGATTCTCCAGGGTATAACTCCAAATCAACAATAACATAATAACTCAACTTGGAGTCTCCAATAGAACTATTTGGACTATTAATGTCAACGTATCTATTTCTACTGCTAATTGCGCCACCAGTCATACCTTTCTTAGCCTTTTTAAATCTAGCGGCCCTTTTTTTATTAAGAGCTGCTCGAATTCTTGGAGGAGGAATTGGTTGTGGACGAGGACCTAACCCGTGAAGGCGTACGTTTTCTCTATACTCATCCATAAGGTGATCTAAATAATTAGAAAAATCATTATTGTGACCAAACCAACCAGTATCTCTCGCCGCGGGAGACAAAAATTTCCATTGTGTTTGAAAAATTAAATACATAAAATATGATGGTATTTCACGAAGTTCATAGATAAATTTGTTATTTATGGTGCTCGTCATAATTTCATAATGTTGAACTCCAGAGTCGGGAATTTGTGTTAGAAGAATGAATGCATAATGTGTAAACTCATTTGCAATATCTTCGTTTCCGTTGCTAGGCACGACTCTATAATGTCCTGACTCGGCGACAGCAATTCTATTCCTGGATTGCGTTATATTTGGGTAAACTTCAAGAGTATTGCTTATAACTTCATATATACTTTCTCTACCGCCTCCAGCCCGAGCAACAACCTGCCTATTTGACACAACTCCAAAAACCATTGCTCCGCTATCATCTTGAAAATTAACGTATGTTCCTTCAGGAATAGGTTTTTGCAAAGTAGTGTCAATAATAATAAATTTAATTTTAAATAAACGTTCAAGAACGTTTATAGCTGTCATATCTCCCCAATAACGCGCGGTTGGATTTCTAATTACATTTCTAACGGCGGCGTAGTCATCACCAATCCATCTACCGTTTTCATCCAACAAAAAACTAAATTGACGTTTATAATCTTGTTCATCATCGGGCGCGTTTTCGTCAATGTTCTCAACATTTCTGTGAACACCCCATCTAGCAATTTCAGCGTCTATAATACCATAATTTGGATCCGCGATAGCCATTCTTAATGATTCTTGTGAATAATAACCATTTTTATTAGCAAATGGATTATTTGATATTGTTCCCTTGTTAACAAGATCGTTGTTAAATATCATGGCGATTGCATAAAACAAACAATTTCCTCCGCCAGGGTTATCAATAACCTTCCAACTTTCAATAAGGTCCATTTTTTGCTCTTCTGGCAAATTACCAGTTATGCGTTCCCTAATAGAATCTTCGTATAAATATATTATGTTTTCTTGTAAAGTTAAGGTTGTTTCTGCGTCCGTCCATCTTTCATTTTCATTTTGAAAAAATTTTATAATTTTTTCTCCAGGTGTTAATGGTCTATCATCATCTAATCCATCAATATCAGAATCGCTGTCTTCATCTTCTACAAGTTGTCTGCATTTTTCACGAATGCCAAACTTTGTCAATTGTGGAACAAGAATGTCAATTGCATCGTGATACTTTTGTTTTAATGATTTCATTGATCGTTTAAAAATTCCTAGTTTATTTTTATTATCGGTTTTAATACCTTTGTATAATTTCAAATTATCACTTAATATTGCGTCGCTGCTATATGTTGCTCTGTCAAAAAATAAATAATCTGGAACAAATGGAAGAATGTTTGCATCTGCTGCAATTTGTTCATATGAATCAATGGTTCTTTCATATATTTTATTCAATATGTTACCCAAATTTTGTTTTGTAGTTATTAGGGAAATTTCTCTAGAATATTTAATCGCCGATATTTTAGAATATATAGTGATTAGATCGTAACACAATATTATTGCCGTTTGCAACCGTATATAGTCATTTTGCTGCTCTTTAAATAACACCGAATCTGGAAAAGCAAAATCTAACGTACTAGACGGTTGCTTTTCCAATGGAGTGTTTTGGCGCGATATATATTGACTTAAAGCGTCGCGTTGTTGTTGAGTGTATTTTTCATTATATTGAGAAAGAAGAGTTCTTGCAATACCCAGTTTTCCTTCAACAATTTCATTTACAACACTCTTTCCAACAATGTAATCTTTTATGCTATCTAAAAATACATCTGTTTGTTTATATAATATTTTCCACATTCCAAGATCAATTATCTGATCAAACTTTAACACAGTAAACGTGTAGATGTCAAATTGATACCGATTAAGTAAAAGCAGTCCAGGAAAGTTGTAATATTTTACAAGAAGCTCGGCGTAGTTTTTTGGAATAGCTTCGGTTCTTTTTATAAAATTTTCTACATGATTCACGCTTTTTAACAAGGAATTAAAACTATTTCCAAGCTCTTTATTAGATGATGTATTAATGTTGTTTATAATATTTTTATAACACTGCATGTCAAATTTAATCAAATTTAACGTCAATATATTTTGATGTTGTTTCTCTACATTCTGCGATTTAAAAAGGTTTTCTTTTGAAATATACAGCTGGGTGTAAAATGCATATAACGCTCTGATATACTCAATCTGTGCGGTTGTTTTTTTAACCAATAGTTTCAATGCTTCTAAAAACGCATCTAAAAATTGTTTTTTATATTTTTCTAATAGTATTACAATTTGCAATATTTGATTTTTCATCTGTGCATTGTTTAATATAGTATCAATTGTAACCCCCCTAGTTCTAAAAGTTTGAATAACGCTATTAATATTTGAAACTGCGTCGTCGTAGTTTTTTTTATTTTTAAAAACATTGTTTAAAGCAGACGCTTCTGGAGTAACGCTTGCAACAGGAACTCCAGACGTATCCTCTACTGGCGCTGCTATTGGCGTTGTTGATTTTGTGTTTATCACCGCAGAAAAGATTCCAATTGAACCGTCAAATCTTTCTTTTGCAAGTCTAAAAATGTTTCCCTTTTCTAATAAATTTTCATATAGAGGCTTTAATATTTTTTCATTTAATTTTACATCTTCTCCGTAGTCCCTATTAATAGAATATATCAAATTTAATGATACTGGGTCGCTTGATAAATTTGCTTCATCGTCCAAATTTACAACTGTTTGAAATACTAGTTTTTTTCCTGCTAATTTGCGCGCTATTTTTGGGATGTTTTTTTTTGCATGCTCTTCTTCAGCCGCTGCTTCTTCTGGAGTTTTTGGCTTATTAACTCCTTTTGCTATACCAGACTCATAATCTTCTTTAAATTTGCTCATATCGGTTGAAACTGCAAACCCTCGCATGACATTGCCATGTTCTTTCTTAAATTTATCCAATTCTGTTACAGCCAATTGATTTTGCATTGAAACGTTTTGACGATAGCCATATAAACCTTGACCATATGGAGAACTCACAACATTTTTCTCAAAACTCTTAGTGTCAATTTGCCAATCTCCATTAATCCATTCGTGTGCAAATATAGTGTAAGGTTTTCCTCGGATATAGAATTTAGTATTTTTTCTGAACAGAGTGTCCAGTGTTACTTTAATATTATTATCAATAACACCTGCTTTAGTTGCTTCTTCTAAAGTGAATCTTTTTTGAAAAGTGGATGATGCGCTTCTGTTCACTAAACTATTATAATCGTTCTTATTAAAAAATTGCGTATATCTTTCTGAGGCCGGATATCCAGAAGGAATGTTATATACGGCGGATCTAGTTAGTTTAATTAGAGGATTAAAATAAACCGTTTCACTTTTAATATTAGAAACGGTCATATCAGGTTCATATTTTATTTTTGGGTATCCTCTAATTCTAGTATTTATGAATATTGTTAATGTATTAGGGAATGACATACTTATAATACATTAAGAATATTAAAACAGGGTTTTAATTATTTTGAACAACTTCTTTGAAATTTGAATACAAATTTTGTTGTGTTTGCTTTTGTTTCTCTTTTTTAGCCTTTTCTAAAACGGCAATTGCTGCGTTTAATTCATCATCTGATACAGTTCCATCTCCACTTGAATCTGCTGCGGCTTGCAATTTATCCAATACTCTATATTGATGAGGAACGACGCAGAATGTACTTTCTTCGTTAAATAAATGGTCTGATAAAATTACAAATACAGCAGTTAGTCCGAGAGCCGCGTATATATCACGAGTTCCCATCCACGCCATAGCAAATACAAGAATTTGCTTACTAATTGACATCTTAAGATATTCTTCCGTTGATTTGCTAAATTGAATAGATATGAACTTTGACCCAACGTTGAGTAAAATCATAACGCAACCTGCAAAAAATTTGCTATTGTTGAGATATCCAATGTGATTGTGAACAAAATTTAGAGAATGTGTAAAAATATTGGAATTTGGCATTGTGTGTTGATTTTGTTGTGTTTTCTTTGTCATATAATTAAAGAATATAAAAATTAATAAAAATAAAATGTTTAAGTTTTACCTAATTGGTTCATAATGACCACCACTCCATTCTAAACGATATAAATTACCCGCATTTGAAGTATTTAATGGAATAAATTCAATCTCAGTTTTCCCGGGCGTTCTAATATCTAGTACTATTATTTTTGCATTCCATATATTGCACGCAGCCTGAATTTCAATTGCACCTCCCCATGTTGAGATATTCCGCATATCTTGAATATAATTTGGATTTTCTAGATTTAATATAAACCTAGTATCTAAACCTTCTATGATTGGTTTATTTTCTTCTAAATAATTACAAATTTTTTGTCTGATGTTGTAACTGTTATCGTGTATAAAATAACTTAAACTATTAAATAAACAACTCATTTTTATATTTATATATTATTATAATTTTTACAAAATATATAAACGATAAACAACAATAAAATGTTATATTAATTTGTAGTTTTTTGCAAATCTAGTAAAAATATTAGAAATATTATTTATTTTTTCAGAAGTAAAGTTTTCTGTTTTTCTTGCGTATGGTCTATAAAACGCATTTAATCCAGGAACAAACCCTTCCCTTCGTTCAACTCCGTTTATAATTAAACCAATTGAAATGGCTAAAATTACAACACCCAATAAAAACAATATGTCTCTAATTTTCTTATTCATTATAGCTTGCTATAATAGTGCAATATTTTTATTTAATTTATAATTTATCTATCATTTTTACACCATTGCACATTTCAAATGCGCGAAGGTTTAATAAAGGAAGCTGAAAATAAACTTCCAGTATATGGTGAAAATGCTTCAACTGTGTCACTTTTGCCTTTTGGTGCGGGTAATTGTTTAGACTGCGCGGATTTCACTTGTTCGGTCGCGCTTAATTGTTTGTCAACCATATTTGCAGTTGGTGCTGCAACCGAATGCGTCTTTGGAGTGGGTAGAACCTTGGGTTTATCTTCGGGAGCGGGAGCCAAGACATTTGTAACAGTGACGTCTTTTGCTTCTCCGTCTTTTGTTACAGCTGCGGGTTCTGTCTTACCGGTGCTGGCCACGGGGGCTGAAGGATCTTGTTTAGCAGTTTCACCAGCATTTTCTAACCCTTCATATCCAGAATCATGCAAATATATGTATAATCCTATAACTGAAATAGTAGCAACCAATCCTGCAACAATGTTGTAATTTGTCAATAAAACGACTATTAATAAAACTAATAATTTGCCCCAACTAGAGTTTATGGGTTGACTAAATAAGTTGGGATGCTGCGCCACTAAAAGAACAACCAAAACAAAAATAACCGCCAATATATTGTGTTTGCTGTTAGTGTAACTTAATAACTTTTTCACGCGATTCATTTATAAATATTGCTGATATTATTTTTTGCACTTTTAAAGATTTTTATATATTAGGAGAAATCTAATTTTTTATGAAAAGTTAAAAAAAATTATTCAGCAATTTATTATAATTTCAGTCTGTTTTCCAAATTATTATCTTAATTTTTATTAAGAGAATGTCTTTAGCAATGTATGCAGCACCATTTGATGATGAAAATACACAAATAAATAGTAAAGATAACGATGGACTAATAGCTAGAAAAAGACAAGCAAATAATAGAACACAAAAGCGGCTTCCTAAAGAAAACAATTACTCAGAAAAAGTGAATTCTGTTTTACAGAGCATTCACAATTCGTCCGAGCAATCTTCAGGGCTAGCAGACTTTAATCCTTTGCCTCCCCCCACATCAGTTGGAGTTGAACAAACAAGAATTAGAGACATAAATGAAAGACAAGAGTCAAAAATGGATGGTTCGTCTTATACTTTAGAGAATACGGATAATAATCAACCCCAACAATCGCAAGAGGATTATTACAAGAGATTTATGCCCAATTATGATAAGCTTTATAAAACAACCCCTCACAATTTGCCTTATTACAATACGGCCGCTCCAGTGCAACAAATGAGTGGAGAGAACGGCGTTTTACTTGAGAAACTCAACTACATGATACATCTTCTAGAAGAGCAACAAGATGAACGCACTGGAAACGTAACGGAGGAAGTCGTTTTGTATTGTTTTTTAGGAATATTTATTATTTTTGTGGTTGATTCTTTTGTGCGCGTCGGCAAATACGTGCGCTAACCACCTTTTATAAAAATAGCACCAAAGTAACAAAATACAAAAATATATAATATTGATTTAAAAATAACGCCAATATTATAATAAAATGTCACGAGCGTGTTCAATAGCAACTTCAATGCAAACTTGTTGTGCAAGTCAAAACAACTGTAACGCAGGTAATGTTCAATCTTGTTGCAATTCATCCGGAGTTGCTTGCATGGTAGTTCATACAAAGCATGATGGTTGCCACGAGGTAAGTGAATACGATGAATTTGGGCCAGTCGCAACATTTAATCCACCGTCCGTGTATCTTTTTAATAACAGAGAAAGCGCAATAACCTTTTTTACTGACTATGTGTATACTATAAAATGCAACCATCCGCGCTGTTCAAAACCTACAGACAACGAGGAATTCGTGGATGATTGTGGAATGATTAGTTTTGACGAAGAAGACGTCCCAAGTTCTTATCAAGATCACACAAATCAAATATATATTATGGATTGTGGTGCGCAGTTATTTGCATCGCGTTCAATGAGAGATATTAACGAACTTAAAAAATTGCACAGGCAAAAGAAGAATGTCAAGTCATTTAGCCTTCAAAAGAAGGAAGAGATGATAGCAATTGGTAAGATGTGCGAAGAATTAATGTAATATCAGAGCCTTTTGAGGTTGAAATGTATGGTAAGCAAAATTATAAAAGAAATAAGCAGTTGGGCTTACAATAACTGGTTTAGTTCTCATTTTCAACGCCGAAACAATCAATCCGTTGTCAGATGTTTCTTCTATAACTGCAAAGCGAAAACCATGTTTCTCACAAATCTTCCACAGAGCAACCTTATAACCATGAATAAATACATCTGTTTCTATCTTGTCAAAACAGTTTATAGATGCAAAGCAACATATTGCTTCAACCCCTTCACGAATAAATGTGCATGATTTTCGGTAAAAATATGCACTTTTAACATCTCCTGCTTCAACAATCATATAAATATAAATATTTCCTGACCGTATAAGCTCTAATAAATTGGAAATTTCTGGTTGAATGCATATATCAAACTTTGACGCACATTTTTCTCTCATGAAATCAAATAGATGGTGTATATTTGACTTGCCGCATTCTACCAACGCCATACTAGGCATCAAATCTATGGGTTTGGTCCAACCATGCATTTCAAATCCATAACTATTATACACACATAAAGGAACGATTCCGGTCAACTCGTCTTCTCTCTTAAACAACGAAACTACAATCTGTCTATTATGGTGCCTTTGATTATAATGATGCGTTTGAATAATTTGAGGAGCAACACCTTTCTTGCGATGCATTTTATCCACACACAAATAGTCAACATAATAAACGTCAAACATTGCGCGATTTTTTGAGCTGTTTATAACAACTGTGAGAGGTCGCGTCGTAATTATTCCAACTAGTTTTCTCGTTGGAGTTGTAGTGCCTTTTTTTAAGCTCACGAGAAGATTGTCTTCGTAGTAAAAAGAGAAAAAACTAGACGCATTATGTCCTTCAAAATATGGCATAATATTATTTTTCTTTGGTTCGTAACAGTTTCCCTGGTTTTGCAAGTAATTAGCGCATATAAAACGGACAAACTTGTTCATTTTAAGCTCGCTCACAGAATCATATTTGACTGTTTCAATGGCGTTAAAATTGCAATACTTGTTTTTTTCTGGAAGTTCATGATCAATAATTCCTGGCGGAAACAGATAATAGCGAAAATCGTAAAAGTGGAAAACTGGTTGCAGTGTCCAAAAACGAAATTTCATTTTGATGTACGCGGCGAAACAAATGATAAGAAAAATCACGACTAATAATATGTATAGAATGTATTGATACATATTATTTATTGCGAGTAAAAGTAGCGCACGTTTACGCAATTAACATCTGTGTATCTGCATGTAATGCATATAAACCATGAAAATAATAAAGAATTTTATTCATTTGGCACCACCTTTTCTAAAGATGGTTACGCAGGCTTTTGAAAGATAAATAAGTATTGGTATTCATAACCAACTTTGATTAAATCTATTTTTCCTTGCATAATAAATCCTGCATTCTTTGCAAGGACTAAAATATCTGATTCGGGTTCCATGTACATCTTGTGCTCTTGTTTTCTGAATATTTTTCCAGTTTCTTTGTTTTTGAATTTCTCAACAAACTTTGCAGAGTTCTTGTCGTCATCTAATTCAAAATTCGCACTGTATTTAAAGCCTTCAAAATTAACATTACTTGATGTAATACGTTCTTTTGCATATCGTTGAGGAGTAAGCATCAAAAGTGGGTTTGCTGGTGGTAAAATGGGGTCAAACATCTTTCTATCAACAATGTGAACAACTAAGCTTCCACCTGGCATTAACCAGTTTATACAATTATTGAAAAATTGGGCCTTATCTTTGATGTAATATAATGTAAAATAAAGGCATAAAATGTGAGTAAAACTTTGAGGTTGAAATTGCATTGCATTTAAAATGTCGCCTTCAACAAAATCGTATTCGGGATAATTCTCTTTTGCCTTTTCAATCATAGAATGCGAATTATCTAGACCAATTGCTTTAAAACCTTTTTTATTCAAGAGTCCAACGTGATGGCCGGTTCCAGATCCAACGTCTAAAATAATGCTTTCTTGTGTGGGTTTAGTTGAATTAACAATTTGACCAACCTCATAATCATCTTTCAAGTTGTTGAAAACCAATTGATCGTAAATGTCGCTATAGAAATCATCATAAACATCAGAATCGGTTTTAAACATAAACTTATCTGTTTGTTCAAAACCTTCTTTTCCTGTTTTAGTTGTTCTAAAAATTCCAACGACAATTAATAACAATATTACAAAAAATAACACCTTTCCCCACGTGGATGATTTTTTATACACGCTAGAAATGGATTGCAATGGTTTAGTAATATATTTAAGAATATTGGTTGTCATTTCCTTCTATATGTATTGTTGTGATTTTTTTTGTTTTATATAAATTATAAACAAAATGTCTGAAATAGAAATCAATGATATGCGAGAACAAAAGGAATTTAAAGGTATAACATTTTCTGAATTCAAAAAAACCGACGTAAAAAAAGAGTTACTAAATAATTTATCAAAATCAAAAATAGAGCCAGCGTGCTATTGGAGTGCAGAATTTATATGTTCGGGTCATTATAGTGATTTATGGGAAATTATTCTTTATTTTTATAGTAAACACATTCATTTAGGAAATCCTAAACTTGCCATATATCTTGATTTAAGAATACAAGCATTTAAGGAAATTATTAGCAATGGATACAATGGAAATGAAATTAAAATGAGAAATAGTGATAAGATTAGAAAGTTGTTTTGCGAAATTATTTGCATTCTATGTGATGCAAAACGCAAGCATAGTTTTGATGAAGTGAAAATCAAAAAAGAAGATTTTGATATGACGCACATGACTGACAAATTGAAAGCACCAAACGCGCAATATGCGCAACATATAATTTTGCCCGGAGATCCAAAGGAGTTATATATAGCAATTAACGAATTTACATATAATATTTCAAAAGACGGAAAGAACTGTATAAATGCGTGCTATTGGATTGAGTGGATTTCAGAGTTTGAGACAATATGCAAAAATAAGAAAGAACCATGCAAGTGCGAGAGAAGATCAAAAATTCCAGTCAGTAATAAAGACCAACAAGACGTTGTATGGTTAATTTGGGATGCGCTTATACAAGAATCAGAAAAACACCATAAATTGGTTCAAAAGATTATGAAAAGTCTCTTGAATTTGTTTACGTTGAAGTATTCTAATAGCTGTAATAGAAAAAGAAGATATATTTTGTATTATGCTGTGGCGCTTTTAACTGAACCTGTTAATTTAGAAGAAGAGCTATTAAAGAATAAAGATCAAGTTACGCTTGTAACTGGCAAGATTGACAATATATACAAACAAATAAAAAAGAATGAAAAATCGCCACAGACAGACTATTTATTTACAAATGTGAACAAGAGTAATTTAGATAAAACAATTGCCAAGTTGGAAAAGATGAATAATTTTGGAGATACATTTGTGCCGCGACTGTAACTAGGGGGAATGACCCTCCAAATTATTTTATATTATTGTATTATATACATGCAAAAAACTAGAAAAATAAATTCAAGGAATGGAACGCGTAAAAATCGCAACGGTAGTTTGCAAAAGTTTGAACAAGAAGTTGTTGTCAAGTTTTTAGAAGTTTTAACGGCAATCAAGTTGTATCACTGGAAAACGCACAGCTATGCCACACACAAGGCAACCGACGATTTGAACGACAAGTTGCACGAGAACGTAGATTCATTTGTTGAAGTGTTACTTGGAAAACGCGGAGATAGAGTGAATTTGACGAATAAAAAATCAATTTCTCTCAGAGATTACAGATCTCCGGAGGAATTCAAGAGAGAACTTGAAAAGTTTAAGAGTTATTTAGTGGGTTTAGACAACCGCTCTGTTTTGAAAACAATGGCAAATGGCGATTTGTACAATATTCGCGATGAAATGTTGGCCAACGTGAACCAATTTTTGTATTTGTTAACTTTCAAATAAACAAAATAAACAAAAATAAATAAGAATAGCATTTATAATAAAAATTTAATATATTGATTTTTATTATAATGAATATTGCTCCAAATACATATTCGGCGCCAGCGTCTTTAAGACCAGTAACAACACCAACCTATGGAACAACAACGTCGGGAACCGGTTTTCTCGGCATGTCATTAACCACGTGGATAATAATCGTTTTAGTTCTCGCTATTTTAGGATTTAATATTTTTCTATATTTAGCAAAAGGAACTCAAGCATTTTCTGAAACATTTGGACCATATATCAGATATTTTGCTGGTTTGTTTGGAAACACTGCGGCGGACGTCACTAAAACAGTTACAAATACTGCTGCAACAGGAACAAAGGCTGCCGTAGATTTAGCCGCGGGAACGGTTACCAGCGCGGTTGACGTTACTCAACAAACGGCTGGATCTGTTACTGGTGCCACTGCAAGTTCGTCAATTGTGGGAAGCCAGAAAACAAGCGCAAATGTCCAACAAGAAAACGCAACTCAAAATAATCAATTAAATGCTGCATTGAATTCTGCAACTCCTCAAACACAACAAAGAGCTCAACAAGCACCCAGTTCATTTACAGCGGATGATGCTTCTAGTTCCATTCAGGCAAGTAAATCTTCCGGTAAATCTGGATGGTGCTACATTGGAGAAGATCGCGGGTTCCGCAGCTGTATTCAAGTTGGCGCAAATGACACGTGCATGTCTGGTGATATTTTTCCTAGTCAAGACATTTGTGTGAATCCTAGCTTGAGGGCGTAGGAAGCCCTTTGAAAACAAATGTTACTAGACCAGCAATGGGTTCTTGGCTTCTAGAATCCAAAACAGGGTCACATTTGCTGTAAACACAGTCAAAGATGTGCTCCCATTCCATCCAAGAATAATTTCCACTGGCACAAGGATTGGAGCGAAATTTTCCGAGATTGATGTACCTGTTTAATCCACCGTCTCTCCACAGTTTGTAATCGGAATCATCGGTAAGCATAGAATTAACGTGCCATTCGCCGACGCTGCTGTGAAGGACCAATTTTTCTCCTGGTCCAACGCGCAAACAACGCAACGAATTTGATCCATCAACCCACGAATCAACCATGATAGGTAACTCAGTTTTGTTGTGAAAATTAATATATTTTGTGGTCTTGAAAAGAGAGGACATGTCAGTTGATTATAAATAAATTATTAGATCAATATTTATAATCAATTTTTTATAAGTTTAATGTGTAAAAATTTATTATTTTAGCCAATTTAAGCAACAACCTCAATTACAACTAAATATGTATTTGCGACTGATGAGAATGCGCCTGAGCCTGCGAGACTAATTAGAAATCTGAAAGTGTCGCCAACTCTTATTGGCATATTGTAGACGCCGTTACTGGCAACATTGGTTTCTAATCTGGATCCAACCTTTGCAGAAATCAAGTTATAAATGGCGGTGGGCACGTTAACCGTGTAATCATTTGGATCAAATCCATTAAGATTTGAGTACCATTTATCGTTGTTGTCTTTTGTGAGTCCAACTTTATCTCCGATTGGGTTTGAAGCGTCAAGCTTTAATAAAGAATCGGTGATTGTTTGATTTGATTTTGTGTTAATTGCCGCATTTAGTTCAGAAATTTTAGTTGCTGGGCTTTTAATAAGATCTACGCTATTAACGCCGTATTTCTCAGAAACTTGTTTTCTAGTAAAATGGTGCGCGATGGAGCAATTTAAATCGGAGGTGGCGTTTGACTCTAACACATTTGAGTGAGAAAAATCAAAAGACCCTATTGATTTTTTGCCTGATCCTGCCTTTTTACCTTTAACGTTAAATTTTGATGTATCTGTATAAAACGCGAGAACGTCATTGGCAAGTTTTTTATAAGTAATAAGCGACTTTGCGTCAGATTCCGTCATTTCAAATTTAATTACATTATCATAAGTGCCAAGAGTATTTTCGGAAACAGTTTCCAAAAAAGGTGCAGAAACATTGCTAACATTTAACGCAGACAACTCAAAATTAATGTGTGAATTTGAAGCTATTAATGTTTTTAGGAAATCAACAATCACTGCAGAAAACCAAGTAATAGGTTGTAACCCGGTTGGTGTGCTGTCTACCCAATCCGCAGCGGCAACCCAATAAGATGGGGTTTCCAATAAATCTCTGGATCCCGCCAATTGATATGCGGCAAATTTTGACGCAGTATCATAACTCATGTTTGACGCAGAAGCAAATAAATTTTGCATTACCAATAATTGTGATGGTTTAAAATTAGTCACTTGACCAGAAGTCATATTTGCCAATTTTTGTAAAGTTATCTTTGGCAAGCATCCATTTAAGTTAGAAATCTCGCTAGAAGCTATTAATTTTGAATTAAAAGCAGCAAACTGCTCGGCTGAAAAAGCATTAAGTTGAGTGGCAGTAAAAGATTTACCCAAGGTTGTGTAAGCGGCTCCGTGATTCGCGTCAAGGGGATTAATCAAAGCCAATTGATAATCTAGCGGGTTACTTGATGATACGATGACACTGGCAGCAGAATCCATTCCCAATACGTTTATATTTAATGAAGCGAGAGCGTCTCTGCTAATCTTAGTTTGATAACCACTAATGTTTTTAATGGAGGCAATTTGTCCTCTTGTTAAATAAGTAATTTGGAGGGGAGTCAAATACGTTAATGCAGTTTGATTAGTTATATTTCTAACTGGGGTCATGGCAAATTGCGTGTAGAATCCACTTGATTTATCTAAAGCGGAACTTTGGAATTCGTCAAGGGGGCCAACTAATTTGCTGCTGCCTTGTATGGCGGTTCGCGCCTCTTCATTAAAAAAGGTAAACTGGGATACAAATAAATCGGACAATAAACAGTGGTCTTCAGTGACAGCAGGTTCCAAAGCAAGTACTTGAATGCCAGATAATGCTGCAACGGCCGCGTCTGAAAAATTTTTCATTTGGGTTGAAGTAAAACCCTTCATCTGTTGTGCGGACAATACGTTAATGTAATCGGCAGCAGGAGATAATTTATACAGATGATCCGCCTGGATATCCGTAATATTTTCTGGAAGAACCACATCTAATTGGGATGGTTTAAAAGGATAATTGCGAACACTGTTAAATTTGGTCTGTTTAAAAGAATTAATAGCATCGGCTGATACAATAAGATCTAATTGCTCTTTTGTAAAAGCAGCAGTTTGCAAATCCGTAAATACCGCTATTTGATCGGGCAAAAAATTAAAAACTTGGTTTGCCGTCATTAATCCCATTTGTTCGGGTTTAAAAAAAGGGATTTGTGTTGTTGTAAATTTTGCAATTTGATTTGCTCCGATGGCATAAGTAAGAGCGGGTATTTGCGTATCTGTAAGAGCTTTAATTTGAGCTTCTAAAAAGAATGGCACTTGAGCTTCTGTAAAATAGGGGATTTGGCTTACATTTAAAAATTCAATTTGACTTGCAGATAAAGCTTGAACCTGAGCTTCAGTTGAAAGGGAATGAATTTGGGCCTCAATAAGCGCCTTAATTTGATCAGATGTTAATAAGCTCAATTGTTTGCTGTTACCGTTTGCCCCAGAAACTGCAGTTGCGTACAAATGTTCTACGTGCAATTTTGGTATTTGAGTTGCAGTAAATGCTTGCACTTGATCGTCGGATAATGCGTGAATTTGATCGGCCGTCAAAGCACCAACTTGATTTGCTAGATCTGTGGCCGTTAATGCTTTAACTTGATTGACTGAAAGACCTTGAATTTGTTGGTTTGAAGAGCTTGCACCAACCTTTAAAGCGGCTATTTGCGCTGTAGTAAAGTGTGGGATTTGAGTAGTTTTAAACAATCCAATTTGGTCTTTTGTTAATGAAGCCAATGACGCAATAGTAATGGCTTGAATTCTAGCAGCGTTCAATGACTTTATTTGAACAGATGTTAATAAAGCAACTTGTGTTCCTTTTAAATATCCAACTTGACTTGAAGATAGGGGAAATGTGTTGTCAGCAACGGTTAAAGACGCAACGAATGACAATTTTTGAACGCGGGTTTCGTCTAAATCGGCTAATTGAACCGCAACTAAAACGGCTGTTTGCGTGGCGGTGAATTGCTCAATTCTATCGGCGCTAAGATTGGCTAAAACAGTCGCAGACACAACCGATGTGTCTAAAAAATACGAAGGGGGGTACAAGGAAACCTCTTCAACTGGACAGTTGTCGAGTGTAGTGGAAGGCACGTAATTCGGCATGTTATAATAAATACTAATATTAAGTTTTTTACCAAAAAAATTAATACAATAAACGCAAAATATATATTTAAAATGATTTTTTTATTAGCTTAGTAAATGCTTTGCGTGCAATGACGCAATTATTTTTGTTAAAATGACTTAATTTAAAGTAATTCTGCTAATTTATCTGGATTGAAAATACCGTCTTCGGGCAATCCATATTTGTCAATGTATGCTTGAATCTCTGGTCTTAATTCAATAATTGGCGCCGAAATGCTAATTTCTGGAACAATGCTTAAATTGCTTGAATTATTTAAGGCGTCAATGTATTCTTTTAACAACTCTATATTGTCTAATATTTTTGACCTGTTAAAAACAACTTCATAATTATTTTGTAATTCTAAATATGCAATATTAATTGTTACCATTCGCATCAACGCCTCAAAAGAAGTAACTATAATACGTCTAATAGTTTCATAATCTGAGTTAATAGCCAATTCACTTTTAAAGTCAAACAACTCTTTAGAAAGTTTTGTAAATTTTTCACCAGTTAATTCTGTTGACAATGCTTCAAAATTTCCATCAGCTAAATCAGAATAATAATTCATAATAGTTGAAACTGTTTCGCTAATTAAGAGTGTGTGTATCATTGTTTCTTGAATAGTTCCGCCACCACCTCCACCATTTGCTGCAACGGCGCTCAACAAAATAAATATTTGGTTATTTGAAGTTACTACTGACTGTATAATAGTTTCAAGTTGCGCTTTAGTTGTATTAATTAAACCGGTAATGTCTGATTTTATTGTATCCATCTTTTCACTAATAATTGCGTTACCCGCAACAATTTCAGCTTTAGCAGTGGTTATTAAATCAGCAATATCTGATTTTGTGGTATTCATTTTTTCACTAATTGTTGCATGACTTGTATCAATTTGCGCTTTAGTTGTATTAATCAAATCAGTAATGTCTGATTTTGATGTGTCTATTTTTCCGCTAATTGTTGCATGACTTGTATCAATTTGCGCTTTAGTTGTATTAATCAAATCAGTAATGTCTGATTTTGATGTGTCTATTTTTCCGCTAATTGTTGCATGACTTGTATCAATTTGCGCTTTAGTTGTATTAATCAAATCAGTAATATCTAGTTTTGTGGCGTCTATTTTTCCGCCAATAGCAACAATTTCAGCGTTAGTTGTATTAATCAAATCAGTAATGTCTGATTTTGATGCATTTATTTTTTCACTAATAAGTGTATTGCCTGCAACAATTTCAGCGTTAGTTGTATTAATCAAATCAGTAAAATCTGATTTTGAGGCATTTATTTTTTCATTAATAAGTGTATTGCCTGCAACAATTTCAGCTTTAGCTGTATTAATCAAATCAGTAATGTCTAATTTTGTGGTATCTATTTTTTCACTAATTGCAGTTTTTGCATTAGATAGTTCTGATTGAAGTGCGTCAATCTTGCTTGCATTGAATAAAAATTGCGCGTCAAGATAGTCTTTAAATGATTGTATTGAATTATAATCTGTAGTATCATTTCCATATGGGCGCATAAGGGGGCCATTATCTTCAGCGAACGCAACAAATTCATTTAATTGTGAAACTGTTTTTTTGTTAAATTCACCAAAAACATTAACTAAACTTCCCACGCGGTTATTAACTGCGTCAACATTTGCATTAACTGCGTCCACATTTGCATTAACTGCGTTTACGTTTGTGTCAACTTTGTCTATATTTGAAGATATTAAATCTTTTATTACAATTGCCTGTGAATTTATAGAAGTTACTGCATTGGATACGCTATTTTGAATAACTCTCCCATTTTTTGCGACATTAGTTGATAAATTGGATATTTTGCTTTTAATGTCTCCCTGGGTTGAAGTTATTGTGCCTGTTGAGTAAAGTATTTTATTTGCAGCATCTTCTAGAGTTGCATTAACCGCATTTACTTTTGTGTTAATGTTTTCTACATTTGCGTTAACTGCGTTCACGTTTGTGTCAACTTTGTCTATATTTGAAGATATTAAATCTTTTATTACAATTGCCTGAGACTTTATAGAAGTTACTGCGCTGGACACGCTATTTTGAAGAAGTTCCCCACTTTTTGCAAGATCGCTTGATAAATCTGATATTTTGCTTTTAATGTCTCCCTGGGTTGAAGTTATTGCGCCGGTTGTGTAAAGTATTTTATTTGCAATATCTTCTTGGTTTGCAATTATTTCACTTGAATTGTCAGTTATTAATTTTTCCAAATTATTATATTGCTTTGTTAAATCGTCAGAACTAATTATTCTAGTTCCATAATTACCATATACGCCAGAGTTACCATAACTTTTATCTTGAACGGCATTTCCAACGCTAGAAACTGCTGAACTGAAAGATTGTGGTAGATTAAACGTTTCAATTGCACTCTTAATAAATTTTTCTCCTTGAGGCCATTTATTGCCTCCAGCTGCAAAAACGCGCCTAGTTCTTGGGTAATATGTAGGCAAACCATCATTGTAACACAAATAAATAATAGGTCCAGGAACGTCTGAATCGCTTGTTGGATAGCAAAATTGATTCGCTGTAATATCATAAATCTGCCCAGTGCAAATATTTTCACTAACATTACAAATAAGCGTTCCTCCATCTGGAATAATAACTGGTTCTGGCTCAACAAGAGGAATAATAGGAGGAATGATAGGATTTGCTGGAGAAATTAAAGGTGGGTTTTGTTGAGGAGGAATAACTGGTGCTGGATTTGGTCCAGATGAACCAGAACCTCCAGTAAATGGAGGCAATACATAATTGGTTGGAATAACTGGCACAGGGCATGTAATTGGCGCAGAAGTGGGTGCAAGAGTCACTGTATTGTAATTTTGAAAATTAGAACGCTTCAAGCTATTCGTATTTGGATTTGTATAGCTTTGCGTTTGCGTTGCCCAAGTTGTTGTGCGATTCGTCCATAATCCACGCGCTATTTGCGCATAACGTTGTTGTTTGGTTATATTTGAACTGTTTTTTTTGTATTGAAGAATGTTGCCTTTCTTAAGAACTTCAAACTTATACACAAGGTTTGGTTTTGGGTCCTCTGGATTGTCTATATATGCGCATGGATTTTCATATCGGCTCCATTCTCTTGGTGGTCTGGGATTGTAATTTGGTCCAAAACAAGACATGTTATTTTATATACAATTATATAAAATAAAAGAAAATTTAATTCAAACAATATAGCCAGACAATTCAAAACAATTAGGGTGTTGTTCCAATGGGATTGAACTGGTCTCCTGCGCCAGCAAAGAACCATCTGGTTGACAAATAATTTGGATTTTTCAAATTCATTGCAGATGAGCTGACCATTTTTGTATTTGGTCCATTTTTAACCAAATTATAGATAGAAGCAGTTCCAAGAGCGTAATCGTAATACCACAAGTTAGAAATGTAACCCGAGAAACCTCCATTTAATGCAATATTTACATCTCCGTAATTTTGCTTGGGGACACCACTTAATTCCATGCTTTTTGTGATAGTTCCGTTAATGTAAACATCTAAGTTAGTGTTCTTGCATCTAATTATAATGCTAACCCACTTGTTTAAAGGAATATCATTAATTACAACTTCCTCGTTGATATCATTGAAAGTATTCATAATAACCTTTAGTGCGTTTGTATTTGGCATAATATATAAACCTGGTGCATTATTTGGGAAGTTTAATCCGGTATCTGGAACAACATTAGCATTTCCCTTACTGAAAACGTGACGATACTTAGATGATGGGGTATCGTCTATGAAAACCCAAACTGACCAAGTAAATTCAATTCCATTTGGACCATTTACAGAACGATTGATGGGTTTTGCGCCGGACGCACTTGGATCCTGTGGCACAATTATTGTTTGTTTGGCGTCAACCATGCCATTAATTATTTTAGGAGAATTATTGGGACCAAAAAATTGCGCAAGAATTGACATTGAAAATTGAAGAATAATAACAAACGCCAAAATAACTAATAATAAAAATGAAATTCTGGCGACTAAACTGCTTGAATTCATAAAATCTTTTATTCCGCTTCCTCTTCCAGTACTTTGTGTTGTGAAACTACCGTTATCCATATATATATATTATATAAGAAAAACCAAATTAAAATGTAAAACTACCTGTTTCAGTTCCATTGTCAGTAAAAGCCACCTTAACTTGGTATTTTCCAAAAATGTTGGACAACCAACTCGCACCATATCCCTTTTGGTAAATGTTCCAAGCCGTTTGTGGATCAGTTGAGTTGGGGTAATATTGGAATTTAGCAGTCCATCCAGAAAATCCACCAGCTGGTGTGACATAAACATCGGCGTTGGAATTAATTTTTGCAACACCCGGCAATACGCACGTTTTTACTAATTTGCCGTCAAGATATACATCAAGCGTTCTGCCATATACGCTGATAAGCAAATTTACCCATTTTTGAATAGGAACGTTGCTAATATTGCAAGTATGAACAACTGAACCGTCCGATGCAGTTGTATCTTCGCTTGACGCTGGCGTTGTTCCAGGGAAACATGTTAATAAAATGGACAAGTTGTTTTCAATTGCGCCTAAAATAGCGGCGGGACATGGCAAACTATTACTAACGCCGTCAATTGTTATATTTTGATTGTCTGTTACCTTTCCCATGCGACCATATAGCATTTTAGCATCACTGTATTTGTAGTTCCAGTCATTAATATAGAACCAAATTGAATAAGTAAAGTTGCTAGAATTGGCGACTGTTCCCGTTGCTAAACTACCAGCGGTAATTTTTTGCATCATTGTTCCAGAGTTGATGCTTGTAAGTGTGTTAACATCTGAAAATACATAACGAATAACTATGTATAACAACACGATAATTATGACTACGAGAAGAATATTCTTAATCTCCATTGATATATAATATACTAATAGAAATTTTCTTTAGTGAGGAAACATTTATTACGTTGCAATAAATATTTTATTACGTTTATTTTTATCTATTTGCCGCGTAAATTATTAACCATTGTAGTTATCATTGTTGGCAGTGGCAAACCATTTAAATGACAAATAGCTTATATAAGGATTGTTTGGATCCGCTTTTACGGTGGGATTTGAATTGGGGTTGGCTTCTTCGCTGGAAGGTTCTGTTTTTACGTCAATTGTAATTGGGATTGTAATAACTGGTGGATTTGCTTTTACGCCAGCGCCCGCCATAACGTTCTTAGCAATTGATTCTTTGGCCGAACTTGCAACAGGAGGATTTTTGTTTTTTACTGTGTTGTATAAATAGTATATTTGAGATGCATTAATGCTTGAGTTGAAATACGTTACGTTGCATATTCCACCATTTATACCTTTATCCGCGCCAATTGTGAGTGTGTCTTTGGACATTTGAGGAACTGCTTCGTTTACTGATTTTACCAATTTACCATTGTAAAAAATGTCCATAGTTCCGCCACTGTAATTAATAATAATATTGTTCCATTTTTGCAATAATACTTTTTCCATTTTATAAACAATTATATTACCACTTGCGTCTAGCTCTTGTGGGTTTTTAAGACGACTTGCGCTGCCTATTGCGGGTTCCCCTGTATTCAACAAAGTAATCATAAGAGTATTCTCGCTTGCATTGTATAAAACATTAGGTTTGCCTCCATAATTTAATAGGGAAGTGTATTTGTCTAACGATGAACTCACGTTTGGACTAACTGCGTCTATATAAACCCAAAATGAAATAGCGTAATTATAGTCGTACTGATTTTCGTGTGCATCTGTTCCATTTAAATTGTCATATGTTCCAATTGTATTCTCTGAATTTGTATATACAGGATTGTTTACTAGTATAGTTCCTCCTTGTTTTGCAACGTTTGTTTGTATTTGTTGTCCTAGGAAAAAATAAATCACATATAATAAAATTATGAAAACAAGCAGAGCGTAATATGTTGCAGGAGTATTTTTGGTAGATTCTATTGTATTAGATAATCCAGACCACAATCCACTTATTCCAGCACTAGCTCCAGCGCTAGCGCCAAATCCTAAAAGGCTCATAATAGTGTCAATAACGCCAACCAGAATGCAAGGAATGTATAAAAGTGTGTTGACAATTAATCTAAATAATGGACTCTTTTTGTAATAAGTTCCACCAGTAATTAACTTAAATACCAATCCCAAAATAGTAACAACAATTAAAGCATTTAATATAAATGATACTATACCAGACTTGCTTGAAAGGCCTTCAACTCCCATAACAAGCCAACCGATAAGTAAACCAGAAAAAATAAGACCGAATAAAAGCATAAAAACTTGGCGAGAAATGTTCGTTATATTGGATAAGCTTAAATTAACATCTCCATTGCTGTCACGAAAAGGTATTTTTGAGAAGGATTGTATTCCAAAAAACAGGATCCATGCAATAAAAATGACTATAAGTAATATTACAATGAGAGAAACCTTGTTTGTTTTGTCGCTTCCTGCCAAACCAGTTCCATTTGTGAATCCATCTGGGTAAGCAAGAATGCCAGAAACGATGACTATTAAAAAAATAATGAACGCAATTCCACTGAAAAGACTTATTTTAGTAAGACCTTTAAAGAACCCTCCAGTTGCCGCAGTGCCTTGTTTAATAGAAGGAAGTGTCATCAACGTTATCAAATAAAGGAAGCCAAAAATGGCCAATAAGATTGTAATAATGAGAGAAGGGCCAAAATAAGTTTTCAAATACCCCCCTGGGTCTACAGTGTAAAATAATAAGATAAAAACAAGCAAACAAAAATAAACCAAAGCATATTTAATTCGCTCATAATTCAAATCTAAACCATACAAGGTACCTTTTTCCATTGCTAAATAAAATAGAAAAATGCCAATAAGCATGGTTATTGGGAAAAATAAGAACGCGTATGCATTTATAATTCCTTTAGGAACTGTTTGATATAGTATAATGAGGCCAATAATGTATCCAGCAAGAAGTAAAACAAACTTTAATTTGCCTAAAAAATTCAAGAACTCTTTATATTGCGGTATTATTAAAAGAATAATCAATACTATTGCTGAGACAAAGGCAATAATTGTAATGGCGGTATTGTTCTGTGATTGCGTTAATGATGGCGCTCCCGGAAGTTCAGTATTTTTTGAATATATTAGTCCAATAGTAACTCCCATAAGTATTAACATGACAGCAAAAAAAGTTCCATATATAAGAGGCGTTTTTAGTTTTGTGTAATCATAATTCTTCGTAGAGTCTAATGGAGTTGCGTTGTTTATTATAGGAATTGCTGTAGCTTTTGGGATACTCATAATATAATATAATAATATAATTACATTATATTTTTCTTTTCCCAAAGACACTTTTGGAAAAAGTAGAATTTTGCTCCACTTTCCCAAAGTAGAATTACATGTTTTCCATGGCGGTCTTTTTGCCATGACAATCCCTACACAAAGCAACCAAGTTGCCGACTTCATTGGTTCCGCCGTATTCTAGACGTTTAATGTGATCAACTTCAAACCAAGCGTTTAATTGTTGTTTACAATCTCCACATTTCCAAGCTTGGTTAGATGCTACATATTTCTTTTTGGTTTCACTTACAGAACGTTTAGTGCTTTTTCCACCAGATTGTAGAATGCGTTTCTCTGCATTTAATGTTCCCATGCTTGCACCCAAGTTATTGTCATTATTTAAATCGCCCATAAAACTTGAGTTGCTAGATGTTGTTGTAAAGTCTATTAATGGACTAAGCATATCCATGGAAGATTTATCAATAGGCATATATTTGACAACGTTATTGGCGTGAAGAAGGATATTTTTGCATCTTGCTGGATTGCGTTTAACCATGAGATAAAAGATGATACCTAAAAATACAAAAAAGGCGATCTGAAAGTATTTTTTATTTTTCATTATCATTTTTGTGTATTTTCCATCATAATAAGTATTGTAAGCTAAAAATGCAGTTACACCAAATATTAGTAATTCTAGTTTCATAATTAATATAATGCGAGATTATAATTAATTTTCTTATCTTCTTCTAGTTTTTCTATTATTTTTTCTCTTTTTTGATTTTCTAGTTTTCTTTAATTTCCTTGTTTTTCTATTTCGCGAACCTGCTGTTTGTTTCGTTGAGTTTATAATTGCAGGATAGTTAAAGGGAGCGTCGTTGTTGACTCCCGTCATATTATTGCATCGTTCAATAATAGAGTCTAATAATCCTTGATCAGTCAATTTGTCACCAACAACATAATGGGTGTCGCCCAAATTATAAATTATTGGTGTATCTAAAGTTGGTCTACCGTTTATATTTCCACTTGGGTTAATATAAACTCCTCCCCCCTTTGCTGTGCTGCCAGAATTTACCAGATTTGTATTAAATTGATAATTGTCGGTAATTAAAAGTATTAAACCATTTGATAATAAGTTATCAAAATTAAAATATTTTAAAAGAAGTGAGCCGTCAATGTATTCAGTTCGGCCCTTTTTTCCATTTGACATTATAACCGTTTTTTCATTTATGTAATTTGCAATATTTCCGGCAAGTTCTCTTTCTTCTTTATCAAGGCTGGCGTCTTCTTCAATTGCGTGCAACTCATCAATATTTTTATTTTTTAATTTTTCTATTTCTGGTCTAGACAACAAATTGGGAGGAATTGGATTATTTTGCAGTATTTTTATAACATTGCCATAAAATTCGCACACATCTATTCCTAATACATGCGCCAATGATAATATAAAACATCTATTAGTATACAACGTTCCGTCTGGAAGTGTTATATTGACTCCATAATCTGTATAATTTTTTTTTGTATTTTGACCGTTATTAGGAAAATTTTGGAACGTAATTGTGCCTTTGCTTACTGAACCTGTAATACATTTTCCATTTTTTTCACGAAGAGGGAGAGATCCAGATCCTAGAGAAGAAGGGGGATAGCTATTACTTGAAGGCCCAGATGCCGGCTTTTTAGGAAGAATTTTTGGGAAACCTTTGGAATCGGGAGTTTTTGCACACGAACAACTCATAAGTTTTTTATAATATGGGTCATTTTCTAATTTTTTTAGAGTTTTTTTAGTTTTAACGATATTTTCACTTTTTGTTTCTGCATCTGAATTATTACCAACCCTTCTAACGCCGTTTACTGGGTTTATTCTCGGTGTTTCCGATTGCGAGTCAACTCTAGATAATGGTGGAGGATTTTTTAGTTGTGATGACATATTTTAATTAATATATATATAAGGCAAGATTATTAAAAATATATCTAAATGCTATGTTTTGACGTTTTATTTTTAGAGCTAGACTTTGATTTTTGAGAAGATCTTTTTGTTGTAGATTTGGGCGTCGTTGTTTTTGTTTTTGATTTGGATTTGGATTTGGATTTGGATTTGGATTGCGTTAAACTAGATGTTGGGCGTTTTTCTTGGAAATGCACAGTGGATTTTTTATCGGCTTTCAAAAATAACGCATTTAAATCCTCTAATTTTACAACAATTTTATCAACATCAATTGGCACATAGCTACATTCAATAACGTATAAAATCATTTCTTTAATTTTATCAACAATTTGTATTTCACAGTCGCACAATTTATTATAATATCCACCCAAGTATTCTAAAATTGGCAAATAAGTCATGACAAACCCCCAGACATCTAAATTTTTCAAGAACACTTCACTAAAATACTCCATTTTATCAAACTTTCCGTTGCGCGTAAATTTGAACAATACATAGGAGATGTATTCAAATATAAAATAAAACGTGTAATCAAATTCTATCAAATGTTCTTTAAATTGTTCTTCAATATTAATTAATCCGCGCTCAAAGAATTCTTTAAAAATACTATTAATTGCTTTCAAATGCCCTGGACCACGTTTATTCACCCACGATATGACGTAATTAATAACAAAAGAACGAATAATAAAGAAACTGGGTTCCTTGTGCTTCTTTAAAAACTCTGTGTACATTTTTGAAAAAGTATCATTGAATAAAACAACTGAAAACGGAACATTGAATTGAAACGGTCTATTTATTAACGGTTTTGGAATATTTGCACCACTTTTATACGTAGTTGACAACCCCCAGTCTATTAAACGAGTTTTTATGTGAGCGTCACCATTGTCTTCTACTAAAATATTGGAGTCTTTAATATCGCAGTGAAATACATCTCGTTGGTTCATTGGAACAATTCCGTTTTTCAAAAGCTCAATCAACGCAGAATTCATCTTGTGGATTTTTTTGTAATCCATTTTCTCCCGTTCAACGTAGTCACCAACATCAACTCCTCCGTAAGGCATGTTTAATGACATTAATTTGTCCAATGACTTGTTCACATTTGATGCGGTTATATCTATTTTCTTAAGGGATTTGCACTTCTTGTCAAACTTTTCAAGATCTTCTTTTGTAAGCTCTTCTGGGTCGCATAAGGAAAATCCATCTAGTAAAAAATAATCGCCATAATTTGGAATGTCGTCTAATAGACCCTTGAATTCTTGTATTTCTTTGTATTCTGCCTTTGCATATTTAGTTTTCATTAGTTTTGTTATACCAGCGTCTTTATTTTTTCTTGTTTTGCATTTTATGGCTGGATTAAAAACGCACCCAAATCCACCCGACGCGATCGCTTTTCCTCCGTTTATTTTTCTCATATTATTGTTGTTAAAATAAGTATAGATTATTATTTATTTTAACGCTATTGTTTTTATTCGTCCTCCTTTCTTTCCTTAAAATAAGTCATAATGTCCAGTTTGAAATCTTCGGAAAACTCTTTAGTGGGAACTAAAATGCCTTCAGAATTGTATTCCAAATGTTTTTCGGGTGAAAACTCGTGTTTTATTAATATTTGCCACCTCTCTGTATAATTTCTGTTTTTCTTTGAACCGTGATAATAATGACGTATAACTCCAGGAGTGTAACCAAGCCTTAGGTTTTTTGCTTTGTGTTGAAAATCAAACATGCTGTTATAATAATCCTCGGTATATTCAGCATTAATACCTTTTTCGCACTTATTAATAAAAGAAAGTGCCATTACATTATCACCCGAACCCAAAACGCCTTTGTCGTATATGCCATCAATTTTTTCGTAAGCTTTTCTTGTTATAGCCCACGCATAACCTGGGTGCCAATAATCATTTGCTTTTGAGTTGTATTTTTTACTCTTTGAAAAGCTATACCCAAAACCATTGAATATTTTTAGAGTGGATTTATCAGCATCCATGTCAACGCAATGACTAAAAATCTGCACAACATCCTTGCATCCATTTAAGATTTTTAATGTGTCTAGCGCCCACGAATTATTTTCAAATTCAACGTCCGCGTCAATCCATGCAAAAGCCTTCCATTTCTTGGGAAGCAAGTTTTTAACCGCCAAGTTAACCATATTCTCTTTGTGCCAAATGGCCGTTTCCGTTCTTAATTGCAAATGATTCTTGTTTTTTTTGTCAGTAACTATAAATTTTTGGTTTTTATAAGCCAATTCAACAACAAATAAGTTGACATGTTCCTCCTCTTCTTCTATTCTTTTTACAAACTCTTTTAAAAGTATATAACGCTTTGCGTATAAACAAGGGTTTGATATAACAATAATCACATTTAATTTTTTCTCAATTGGATCATTGTTTTTAATTGCGTATTTAATATCATTCACCTTGTAATCTATGTCGTCAATCTCTATACCATTAATGACCGTCATTTATTATAAAGTTCCGATAATAATTTTATATAATTAACGTAGCTTAAATTATTCATTGTATAGGTAAAAAATAGTCCCCACAACTATAGCAACAATTACAAAATAAATAATTTTGCCACGCATTTTGTAGTATTCTCTCATTTTCAAATCATTGGGTTTATACTGTTCATAATAATATTCGTAAAATTTACTGAGGGAAATATTAGGTTTTTCAAGCCGTTGATTAATTTTATTGTGTATAAAATGCATCCAACGTATAAATGCGTCGCGCGAATCTAAATAAGGTGATACAGGATATTGATCTAACAATTGGCTAAAATATGTTGCCATAGTTTCAACCGGAATAAACATTGGTATATTGTGAATAAATTCGTAGTATTTCTTCTTCGTAATAGTATTTGGTCTATGCGGATAACACATTGCTACTGTATGTAAAAAAAACCAATAGTGAGGCCCCCAGACTTTTGGATCTAATCCCATTTGAATAAATTAATATTAAAAGATAAATGTTTAAACATAAATGCCTATATAATATAAGTCATAGATTGAATGAATAAAACAAACATATGCAACAACTGTGGAAAACACGGACATTTATTTCACCAATGCAAATTACCAATTACTAGTTATGGAATTGTAGTGTTTAGGTCAAGTAACAAAGGCGTTCAATATTTAATGATACGCCGCAAAGATAGTTTTGGTTACATTGATTTAATAAGAGGAAAGTATTCGTCTTATAATGTGGAACAGATTCAAAAAAGTGTAGACGAAATGTCTATTTGCGAGAAAGAGCGCTTAAGGACCGAGTCATTTGACAGTTTGTGGAAGATGATGTGGGGGGACACCAATGGAATGCAATATAGAGGAGAAGAAGTTGCGGCTTCTAAAAAGTTTGATGTGATAAAAAATGGAATTCATATGAACTTGGCAAAGATTACCCTAGATGATATCATAGATAACAGTAAAACGCGATGGGATGAGACTGAATGGGAGTTTCCCAAAGGGCGTCGCAATTTTCAAGAAAAGGATTTAGAATGCGCGCTAAGGGAATTTGAAGAGGAAACTGGATATTCAAGTAAAGACATTACAGTTGTTGAAAATATGTTACCGTTTGAGGAAATATTTATTGGCTCAAATCACAAATCGTATAAACATAAATATTATTTGGCGTATATGAATGACACCGTTGACTCTTTGCAAAATTTTCAAAAGACCGAGGTCAGCAAGCTAGAGTGGAAAACAGTTGGTGAGTGTTTAGAGTCAATTAGACCTTATAATTTAGAAAAGAAACAAATTATTATTAATATAAATAAAGTATTACAAGAATATAGATTATATTCATAATATATAATATGCAAACACGAAGAACAAAAAATACAGAAATTTCCAAACAGAAACAAGTTAAAAAACTTAAATTTTCCGACGAAGTAGCTCTAACCACAGAAGAGGTTTTAAAAGGTGAATATGAAAAAAATAACTGCGCTGCGCCTGGGAATGAATATGACAAGACGTGCAATAAATTCCTCTTGAAAAAGGAGTTAGTGGAGAGAAATGAATTAGGTAAACACCCAGAAGAAGACGATTATTTGTATCCCAGTTTGAATGACCCAAATTTTATTGTTAAAATAGCAGAAAAGAAGGAGTTTAACGATAATCGCTATGACGGTAAAATTTATGATATTAAGGAGCAAGCTGATCTTTTAGCAAACGCTGAATTTGAATTGGCACCACAACAAGCCTTTGTTAGAAATTTTCTCTCATTTCAAACTCCTTATAACAGTCTTTTGCTGTATCATGGATTAGGATCCGGAAAAACGGCCACATCTATTGGCGTATGCGAGGAGCAAAGAGATTATTTAAAACAGATGGGTATTTCAAAACGCACAATTATTGTTGCATCACCAAACGTTCAAGATAATTTTCGCGTTCAGCTTTTTGACGAGAGAAAATTAAAATTAGTGGACGGACTTTGGAATTTAAAGGGTGCAACGGGAAATAAGTTTATAAAGGAAATTAATCCAATGAACATGAAGGGTTTAACAAAAGAAAAAGTTGTTAGCCAAATTAAAACAATTATAAACACTTCTTATTTATTTTTAGGTTATATTGAGTTTGCCAATTACATTGAAAAGGTGAAAGAGGTAAAAGGCTCTTTTAGAGACGAACAAGACAAGCGCATTAAAATGACGCGCAATTTAAAATATGAATTTGATAACCGATTAATTGTAATAGACGAGATTCATAATATTCGCATTGCGGAAGAAAATAAGAATAAGAAGGTTGCCATTCAGTTGGAAGATTTGGTTAAATCTGCCTCTAATATGCGTTTGTTGTTATTGTCTGCCACACCAATGTACAATAGTTATAAGGAAATTATTTGGCTTTTGAATTTGATGAACTTGAATGATCGTCGCGCAACCATTGAAATTAAAGACGTATTTGATAAGGATGGAAATTTTAAAAAGGGTCCAAATGGAGAAGATGAAGGCAAAGAATTGCTTTCAAGAAAGGCGACTGGGTATGTTTCTTTTGTTAGAGGAGAGAATCCTTATACATTTCCTTTTAGAGTTTATCCATCCACTTTCTCCCCCAAGTCCACTTTGGAAGACGTTAAATACCCAGAATTTCAGATGAACGGAAAGAAAATAGAGAACAGTGAAGTGATTCAAATTTTAAAACCAACAATCTATTTAACTAACATTGGCGAGTACCAAGCCATGGGATACAAATTTGCTATTGATAGTCTTAGAAAAAGAAAAATTAGCACAACTACCAAAACTGGAGTTGTAAGAGAAATGCCTAGTTTTGAAAACATGGAATCATTTGGTTACACTTTATTACAGATACCGTTAGAGGCACTAAATATTGTTTATCCGATGGAAGGTCTTGAGCGTATTGTTGAAAGTTTTGAAGATGATGCCGATAGTGCAGAAGAAGAACCAAGAGAAAAAAAGCTATCCAAACCTAAACCAGTTGTTGCGCCAGAATTAAATGAATATACAGGAGTAAGACAATTGGAATCTGCATTGGAACCTCATAAGAAACAAGAACAAGAACAAGAACAAGAACAAGAACAAGAACAAGAACAAGAACAAGAACAAGAACAAGAACAAGTAATTAAACTTACCAGAAAACCATCTAGCAAAAAATCTATAACTTCATATAGAGGAGGAGATTCTGAAAGCGAAAGCGTAGTTAGTGAGCGTGAGGTATTTATTAATGCAAATGATTTAACTGGAAAGCGTGGTTTGGAAAGAACCATGGAATTTATTGATAGTAAAAATCCACCCGAAAAAGGGTCATTTGAGTATAAAAAGTGGTTGCTTGATAAAGACGAAAGAATTTTTGCTCCTAATAAAATTGGAAATTATAGTTCAAAGATTAATTCTATTTGCAAGAGCATTTTGTCCGACGATGGTCACGTCGCTGAAGGTATTATATTGATTTATTCACAATACATTGATGGTGGTTTAATACCAGTTGCGCTTGCATTAGAAGAAATGGGGTTTTCTAGATATGGCGATGGTGCCAAATCGTTGTTCAAAACGCATCCAACAGAATTAGTGGATTCAAGAACGTTGCAGCCCCGCAAAAATAAGAAAGACAGCTTTACGCCAGCCAGATATATTATGATTACTGGAGACCCAAGATTATCACCAAATAATGATTTTGAGATTAAGGCAATTACAAGCGATGATAATAAGAAAGGTGATAAAATTAAAGTAGTTCTTATATCCCAAGCCGGTTCCGAGGGCGTTGACTTCAAATTTTTGCGACAAGTTCATATAATTGACCCATGGTACAATATGAATAGAATTGAACAAATTGTTGGTAGGGGTGTTCGCAATTTCAGTCACAAAGATTTAGACTTTGAAGAAAGAAATGTGTTAATATTTATATATGGAACTATATTGAAAAATAACGAAGAAGAAGCAGCTGATTTATATGTATACAGAGTTGCAGAATACAAAGCAGTTCAAATGGGAAGGGTTAGTAGACTATTGAAAGAGACGTCAGTTGATTGCATAATTAATCACGATCAATCAAATTTTACTCAGGAAAATATTGAAAAGGAAACAACAAAAAAAGTAAAACAGATTTTATCAAATGGCGCGGTTATAGACGATTTTAAAGTTGGTGACATTCCTTATTCCGCGGCGTGCGATTATATGGCAGATTGTGAATATAAATGTCAACCGGAAAAAGAAATAGACTTTGACGATTCGTCAAAAACGAGAGTGGATACTTATAATGAAGCTTTTATTATGATGAATTCAGAAAAAATATTGCAAAAAATTAGAAAACTATTCAGCGATAAATTGGATGGAAAATTTTTCTTTAAAAAGAGTGACCTAATGCAAAAAATAAATACACCCAAACCATATCCAATGGTTCAGATATATGCCGCATTGACGCAATTGATAGAAGACGCAAATGAACCCATAATGGATAAGTATGGAAGAACGGGACACTTGATAAATGTTGGAGAATACTATTTATTCCAACCAAGTGAACTTAATAATCCACATGCAACTATATATGAACGCTCAGTTCCTCTGGACTTTAAACATAGAATGGTTAAATTTGACATTAAATCAAACATTTTTAAAGACGACAAAGAATCGCTATTACCAATTGTGTCTGAATATAAAACACACGAACCAACCGTTAGAGAAGAAGAAAAACTAACAGAAAAAGAGCCTCCTATTGTAAAAGAAATGAAGAAAAATTTTGACTTGACAATGTCATTCGCTAGAACATCTGAAGTTGTTCCGAGAGGAGACGACGATTGGTATAAACATTGTGGAGTAAGTATGAGAAAACTTATTAAAAACGGAATTATGTCGTCGCCCGAGGCTCTTGAATTTTTGGTTGAACATATAGTTGATATGCTTGATTACACTGATAAATTGCACTTGATAAAATATATATATTCTTTTGATATGTTTGAAGAAAACACGTTTGATTATTATATAAAAAAGTATCTTGACAAAAAACTTGTTAAAACTTCGCGGTTAACTAGCATGATATTATTTTCTGGAGACAAAATCCACGTTATGATATTGAAAGATAAAAAATGGCATCAAGCCGAATCAGAAGACGAAAGAGAAATTGCCATGGAAACAGTAACAAAAATGGATTACATGAAATTTGAGTTGAACAATCTTATTGGTTTTATTGGTCAAGATCAAAAGAATAGATATTTTGTATTTAAGGTAAAAGATATGGAGGCAAAGCGAAATACCGGGGCTAGATGCGATGAAGCAAGTAAACCCAAAAAGATTTCAATTCTAACAGAGTTGCTTGGTCAAGAAATATTTGACAAATATACACAGGGAACAACAAAAGGTATGGTTCAATCCGAATTGTGTTCATTGCAAGAATTATTGTTTAGGTATTACAATAAAACTAAAAAGAACAATAAATTGTGGTTTTTTGATTTTGAGACGGCAATGTTATCTAAAAAAGAATTAAAAATATAAACGATTCACATGAAAAAATTACAAATTAAAAAGAGTAATAAATTGTTGGGTATCAACAATCTATTAAATATAAAATTGAAATGGAAATAAAAAGATAAATGTATAATATATACATTCCATGGAGGCTGTTCAGAAACCAAAATTCAAAAAGAAGCAATCAATTGAAAACAATATATACTCAAGAGCATTAATCACTCGCAGTATATCATTGCCTATAGTTAATATTGGTAAGAATGTTCAGCAGACTATTGAACGGTATATTATAGATAATTTTGAGGGGAAATGTGTAGTGGAGGGTTTTATTAGGATAGGTTCATGTAAGATTGTAACATACTCTAGTGGATTAGTGAAAGGGACAAATATTGGATTTGAAGTCGTTTTTGAATGCAAGATTTGTTGTCCTGTTGAAGGAATGTTGATTCAATGCGTTGCAAAGAATATTACAAAGGCGGGTATTCGCGCGGAAAGCTCGGATGAGATTCCTTCACCGATTGTTGTGTTTGTTACAAGAGACCATCACTACATGGTTCAGTATTTCTCAACTATTGAAGAAGGAACTAAATTTACCGCTAGGGTTATTGGTCAACGCTTTGAATTGAATGACAAATATGTTAGCATCATTGCCGAATTGGTTGAACCAAAGAAAGATTATTCTAATGTGGGAATGAATAAGGAGATGTCAAAGCCAAAATTAGTTATTGAAGACGATTAGAAAAAAATTGAAAATGGCTTAATCGGAATTATAAAAGGCAATTAAATTAAAACGCACAATAAATGACGCACGTCCTAAGAATTGTTTTGCCGACGGTCGTTGTTGATATTATTAAAGAATTTACAGGCGAGGCTTGTTGGCGCCGAGGAAAATTCATTCACATTCACCGCATTCCTCGCAATGATTTCCGATACACTATGTTGCAAAGGCGGCCAAAAATTAAACAAGTAAATTATGACGCCGTCGGAAACGTAAAAGCGGGTTGTGCGTGGTTCAAGCTTCCAAATAATAAATTTGTAGTTATCAATGTTATACATGGTCTTTATTGGAATAACGGCTACTATATAAAAGGTGATATTTGGAATATGTGTTATAATGGAACAACGATTACTCACAGAGTTTAACAAAAAACGAAGCAAATAATCTAAAAAATTTATATAAACAAAATTAACAAACAAGCTTAAAAATATTTTTTTAATCATATAAAACAATGTTAGCAGAGTCGTCGTTGTCGTTGTCATATGAGTCCAATGAATTAAATTCAATTCGCGAAAAGATTGAAGCTATGCCAAAGTTTAATCAAGTGGAAATATTGCGCATTCTTAGCAAAGAAGAAACTGTTATTTTAAATGAGAACAAATATGGCACGTTTATTAACTTAACCGAGTTACAGGATGCAATGATTGACAACTTGAAAACGTACATTGACTATGTAAATGCACAAGAAGTCAACTTGAACTTTCTTGAAAAGCAAAAAGAAGAGTTTAAGAATATATATTTTGCGAAAGATAATAAAGATAATTCAGGAAAAAATAAATATGCATAGCTCGTCATCGGTTCAAGAACAAAAAATAAATTATAATCATGTAGTAAATGACTTACAGGATTATATGTTAACAAACAAACTCATTGCAAAGCATTCATCTCTTCATAATGTAGAGTCAAAACCCGTTCAAAGGCAACAACAAAAACAACCTGAAAAGAAGGTTCAAGAAAGATTTTATTATCCAAAGGAGAAAGATCAGCTTTTTTGGTGTTATTTTATTATACAAAATGGATTTTCCAAGTATGAATATCCAGGAACAACTAGTTTTGTCAATGAAAAAGAAGAAAAATTTAAATGCATTGAACATATGCGCAATAATAAGCAGCAGCTGAAAACAAAGAAGATAAAGAATATTAGAGAAGACGTGGAGGATGAATTGGCAAATAAACAAACTATTGGAATGAAGACCTTTATTGCTCTCTGCGTTGCAAACAACATCAATATTATATATATCCACAAACGAAAATGCTTTGAACTAGTTTGCGACGATCAAATGCCGATGCATGTTGTGCACTGCATAAATAATGCAGATTCTTCTGCCTGTAACTACTGTTATGAATTGAACCCGAGTTCTGAACAATTGGAGACATATCGTAATACATTGTTCAAGTGGGAAAGTGTAGAAAAGCCTTTAAAAGCAATGAGTGCATATAAGTTGGAAGAGTTGGTTAAGCTTTCTCAAAGAATGGGACTAGGAGATAATTTAAGCAAAAAAACAAAAAAAGATTTATATGAGGGTTTAATTATGAATTTATAATAGTATTATTATATAATAAATGTTTTCATTTGGAAAAGAAAAAGCAAAAACAAAAGCAAAGGCGCAAACACAAACAAAAGCAAGTTTAACTGCAGAAATAAGACCCGAAAAATTTAACGAAATTTTAGCAGATGCTTCCGCGGGAGATTCAAAACATGATTTTAAAGTAATTAGTAAATTCGCAACTTGGTTAGGAAGTTCTGAAATTAAACAAAAATATGACACTGGATTGCCTTCGCCGTTTTCAAGACTTGTAGATGAAGATGAAATTCTTGAATCAGTTGTTAGCGAACCAGCAAATTATTCACCAATTGTAAACTACACAGAAGATAATAGAGATAAAAAAAACATAAAATTTGTATGGGTTTTACCAGACGATGCTAAACAAATTACCACGGTAACAGGAAAAACGTTTCAAGTTAATAGATGTCAAGTTAAAGACTTGAAGAGCAAAGGAGGAATGCTTACAAAAAAAGCTTGGTCAGATAAATACGTTGGATCAAGAAAATTTACACACGATTTAAAAATTGCTGATGGATCTGCATTTATAATTGATTTTGCAGCTGTTAGTTTTAATACCATAATGACAAATCCAGGTTTAACAGAAGTCGGTCGTCAAAATCCTAATACTAGCATTGAACCGCAAAAAACGCTTTATTATGTTTATGCTTCTGAGTTAGAAAACGATCCCGCTGGAAAAACGCGTTTTGATGACCCTATATTTAAACCTAAAATGAGCGGTTCAACAGACACGCGCGAACATAAATTAGTATCGTGCATCCCATCCGCATTAACTAGCATCAATTATACATATAAATGGAACCCAGCTTCAACAAACCCATATGATAAATTTTTTACTAATTATAATTTTCAATTGTCTGAATTATACTTTGACAAAAAATCTAAAAAGATCTCATATGCAACAAATGTTAGAATTGTTGATCCTAGAGGAGGACATGACACGTTGCCAATCATTAATAGTGGTAAAGCAAATAGTATTGGTTCATTGCAAGGTTTAATAGAAGGTGTAAAAAAATTCTTTGAGTCAAAAAAAAACAAAGAAGTTAAATTAATATCAAAAAACACTTTTTCATTAAACGCGAGTTTCCTTCAAAAACGATCAGGTGATTGGTTACAAGTATTATTATGTTTGGTCGCAAAAAAAAGACAATTCAAAACATATATCCCAGGAGCTGCTAATAATGTTGATAATATTCAAAAAGAATTTTCTGATATTTATTTTGTAACGCATGATAGAATTGCAATGGCGTTTGCTTTATTTATGGGGGTTAATGTTATATTTACGCACGGAGATACACAAAGCGCGTATTCTTATAAAATTTTAGATTCTAGGGCTGAATCAGAAAGAATAAATTTTTTATTTCAAGAAATTGTTAATAAACAAAATGATATTGCAACAAAACAAAACGACTGCACAAATCACATTAACGCTTATAAAGAAATGTATGATCTTACTGTTACGCAATGTAGTAACGAAGACGCTCCACGAAACGTTAAAAAAGAACTTAACAGAAGTTGTGATCTTTTAAAACAATATGTTATGGATTCATTGCCAACTCAAGAAGATCCAAACCGCCTTGTAAGCATCCAGATAATTAATACTACTAGAATTATATTTACAAAAGCTATGCAGAACTGCTATTTGAAAACAATTTTTCCAAAAATTGACGCAGCATTAGAAAATGAAATAACTAGATTTGATGCAAGAACCTTTTTAACAAGACTAACAACCGCAGCCACCGACTCTGACAAAAAAACCATAATTGCTGAATATAATAATTTTTTAGCAAAATGTGAGGCTGTTGAAAATCAAATAAGTATGTTCATTAATGACCCTCAACCTTCTGGTCGTAGAAATATTGTGCAAGGAGTTGCAAAGTTTGATTTGCCAAGTTCTATGGCAAAATTGTTAAGTCAGCCCGCATATAAAGCCGCTGAAAATTGGACATGGGACATTTCTCAAGGAGCCAGATTTTATGACAGAATTATTCAATCAATAGCTGACACTAACTATAAAAATGATAAAAATGTTTTTTTATACAATTTGCAAAACTTAGATGACGCATGTAAAACAGCAATAGCAAATGCCTATGGATACTTGTATATTCATTTGCCAAAAGTAACAGAGATTTATGCTACAAGAAACATAGATGACCTTACAAAAGTAAATAGGCAAAAATTTGTTAACGTTGTTCAATCATTTTGTGTTGAAGTTTTATTAAATTGTTGCCCTACTCCACCAAATATAAAAAATGAAACTAAAACTGTTGATAATATTATAACAGAATTTATTAAAAAACAAATTCCACTTGCTGTTCAACCTGCGCCGTTAAATACAGATTATTTAGACAATAACAATTATTATGCATTTATTTCAGAAGTTAATGTGGTTAATGAAAATTATAAAGTAGTAACTAAAACAACTGAAACAATTAACAGTATTAATATTGAGGATAGAAGCGGGAATTATATTGAACTTAATCCAACAACTAGAACAATTGAAATAGATACAGATCCATCTATTCAATCTGGTGGAGCAATATCTCCTTATAAATTTGTACCATACACCAGAGGCGACCCAAATGACAAAATTCAAAATTTTATTATAGAACAAGAACCAATTCAAACAATTGGTCCGTTATTAAACATGCATTTGGCTCACAATATTGGTTCCGCCACATCATTTCATTTATTTAGTGGATTAGGAACGAGGTCATCGGCATTGTCTCCAATTGTTAACGTTCCATTAGGGTTTGTTTCATGGGCAACGCGAGGAGTTTCGTCAGAGCTGTTAGCGAGAACTGGAAGACTATTAATTTTAAACCCTGAAACTTTACAAGAGTTTTTAGATGATTTAAATATTCAACAAGCATCATCTGAACAAAACCCTAGTGGAACGTTTTCTATGAGTCATGCCGACAATTTTCTTAGAGAAGTTGACCCTGGCTTGTTGCCAACTACTGCAATTGAAAGAATTGGTATAGTGGCACAATCAGGTGGATCTTCTGAATCAGATTTAATGTCTACTAAAAATTCAGACGACATCTCAATTAGTGAAAATGCACAAACAACGCAATATGATGAGTTAACTGACAACTCTATTTGTTTTCACCCATCTTTACCTATATACACAATTGCTAATGCATATTTATCGTTTGTTGAAAACGATGATATAGAAGAATCCATGGAATATGAGTTGTGTCTTAAATATTTTAAATTTATGAAAAAATGCCAAAAGCAATTGGCGTCATCATATTCAGATGAAAATAATAATGCTGAAAATAAACTTAAAGCATATATTATTGGAATAGGGTTAAAGCAGTTATTTTTTACGGCAAACGTTGACGAAAAAGAAGGTTATGAAAAGTGTTATGAAGCATTGGATATGACTGAACCTGAGTATTATCAATTAGCTTCTTTGTCAAGCACCATAAGTTATATGTCATCTGGACGCATACTTCAATCTGACGAAGAAAGAACAATAGGACTTAGAATATTAGAAAGTCCCATTTTTACAGATTATATAAGATCGGTAAACCCAAAACAAATATTTGATGATCCTTTGAGCATGGGTGAATTTTTTAACAGAAAACTTTTGCTTTTTAAATCTAGAAGTTTTGTAATAGAAACTGGTCAAAAAATTGTTGCAGATAGAACTGGCCAACCCACTGCAGCTCCAGAAGAAAGTGATGAGTTACTTGCACCTATATCAACTGATGCAACTCCAACAATTGAAGTTGACAGTGGTAAAGCTGAAGGCGTTGCCGTGAAACCAGTGCAACAAAAACCATTTGATTATAGAACATTGGATAAAGGACCTATAGATGCATTTGGGCAAGCCAATAATTTTGGCGCTACTATATCGGTTGGTGCTAGCGGTGGAAAGAAAAAGAAAAGAAATACTAGATATGTAAAACGAGCAAATAAAACACACAAAAAACATGGAAATAAGAAAGGAGGAAAACGCACAAGAAAGCATAAAAAAGTGCATAAGAAAAAGTTTACAAGAAAGCATAAGAAATAAATGCAAAATTATTGATTTTTTCAAGTTAATTTAAAATATCAACGCAAACAAAGAGATTTGATATTTTAATTAAAAATTGATTATAATATAAAAATATGTATTGTAATATATATAACTATGTCATCCATCAAAAAAGAACCCGAAAATTTAGAACCGTCACATTATAAAAAAAGAGAAGAGCGGCCTCACTATCAATCAAAAGAATCTCCGCAAGTTCAATTGGAAAAATTAATCAAATTGTTCTTGGCAAACAATCCGCACGTAAAAGACGTTCAAAAAAATAATGAGTTGGAAGTAAAGTTTGGCACAAGAGGAATCAAGCCACTCACCAAAATAGATTTTGATAACGTGATTCGTAAATTAAAGTCTCTTGGATTTACTTCAGCTTGCGAAGAAGGTGAATATTTGTTGAGAATTCAAAATGAGTTTTTGGATCCATCGTCAGGAAGATTCAAGTTGTCGCCAATTAGAGCAGAAATTATTGGGTTCCATGAAATTCAGAATTACTGCAAACACAATGATATCAAAAAAATGTCATCGTCTGCTTATTCTGCAAAATTTTACAACAAAAGCCCTTATTCAAAGGGAGCTGGAAAAGACGCAGAGCGCACATTTCCCGTTAATTTTGACGATTTTAATTTTAGAGTTTCATACAGCATTGAGAATAATATGCGCCACACGTCTGGCCTGATACAAAATATTGTTGACAGCTGGGAAAAAACAAAAAAGAGTTTTAGATATTTAAACCGCATTACGTTTGAGCATCCAGAAATTCCCATAAAGGTGGACATGAGTATTGTAAAAAGCTCGCGATTCTCTGATAGAAATCCTATATTGGAGTACACTACAAGCGAAGCCAATGTTTTTCAAAACCCTGAAGTTTATGAGATAGAGTTGGAGGTTGATAACGCAAAAATTGGTCCAGGAACTCTAATGGATTCGCCTGAAGCGTTGTTGACGGCAATTCGCAAGACAATAAAGTACGTTTTGATGGGACTGCAAGGAACCAATTATCCAATTTCCTACCCAGAACAACGAGGCATTCTTCAAGAATACATGAAGCTGATTCATGCCGACGAATATGACCCAGAAAAGCATAAATACGTAAAGCCTCGCAATTTTATTGGCCCGTCATCAACAACTCTCCAAATACCAAATATTTCTCCGTTAAACGATAATGCCATTGTGCCAAATATTCGCAATGATTACACTGTCACTGAGAAAGCCGATGGAGAAAGACGATTGTTGTTTGTATCCGCAAAAGGAAAAATATATTTGATTAATACTAATATGAATGTATTGTTTACCGGCGCGGAAACCGACAAAAAGGAGTTGTATAATACTTTAATTGATGGAGAAAGCATTCCGCACAATAAATTTGGGAAATTTATAAACTTATATGCTGCATTTGACATTTATTATATTGATAAAAAAGACGTTAGGGCTCTAGGATTTATTCCAAAGACTAAAGAAGATTTGAAGGCAAAGTTTCGTCTTCCATTGTTGAAGCATGTTATTAAATTGTTGGAGGCAAAATCGGTGGTAAAGACGGAAGCCGTTAGCCCAATCAGAATAGAATCCAAACAATTCTATCCATTGTATGCAGGCCAAAATATATTTGACGCATGCAATCTGATTTTGACAAGAGATAAAGAAGGTTTGTTTGAGTATAATACAGATGGTCTAATATTTACGCCTGCTAACATGGGAGTTGGAGCAGATGAAGTTGGAAAGGTTGGCAAGTTGGGCAAGGCTACATGGGAATACTCTTTCAAATGGAAGCCAGCTTATTACAACACAATTGATTTCCTAGTTAGTACAAAAAAGGCAAAGAATGGTCAAGACGAGATAACGCCAATTTATCAGAATGGATTGCAAACATCTGCTACAAGTCAAATAAATGAATATAAAACTATTATTTTGAGATGCGGATTTGATGAAGGCATGGATGGATATATTAATCCTTGCCAAGATGTTATAAATGACGTTCTTCCATCATTTGAGCCAAATAACAATGGAAAAAGACAATACAATTATCTCCCAATGCAGTTTTTCCCAACAGACCCATATGATCCTAATGCTGGTGTATGCAATATTATGTTAAAGAATGATGACACTGGAATTTTGCAAATGTATACCGAAGAAAACGAAGTCTTTGGAGATAATACTATTGTAGAGTTTAGATATGTTCTTGACAATGAATCTGGTTGGAGATGGATTCCTTTGCGAGTTCGTTATGATAAAACGGCCGAGTTGAGAAATGGTGAAAAAAATTTCGGTAATGCGTATCGAGTTGCAAATAGCAACTGGCATTCTATTCACAATCCAATTACAAATGAAATGATTTGCACTGGAAATGATATTCCCAATGAATTGGCCGACGATGATGTTTACTATAACAAATACTCTGGAAGTAGCAAGACGAGAGGGTTGCGCGATTTTCACAATTTGTTTGTTAAGAATCTTTTGATTACAAGTGTTTCAAAGCGTTCAGACACGTTAATTGATTATGCTTGCGGTAAAGGTGGAGATTTCTCAAAATGGATTGAGGCAAAATTGTCATTTGTTTTTGGAATTGATATTTCAAAAGATAACTTGGAAAATAGATTGGATGGAGCTTGTGCGAGGTTTTTGAATTATCGCAAAAGATTCAAGCACGTTCCTTATGCGCTTTTCGTAAACGGAAACAGCAGTCTAAACATTCGCAATGGTTTAGCCATGATGAACGACAAGGCCGTGCAAATAACAAAAGCAGTTTTTGGACACGGTCACAATGATCCAGAGAAACTTGGAAAAGGAGTTGCAAGACAATTTGGAAAGGGTGAAGAAGGATTCAATGTTTCATCTTGTCAGTTTGCAGTTCACTATATGTTTGAAAACCAAACAACCTTTCAGAATTTCATGCAAAATGTTGCCGAGTGTACAAAGTTAAACGGTTATTTCATTGGAACGTGCTATGATGGCAAGCTTATCTTTAACTTGTTAAAGAAAAAGAAGATTGGTGAAAGCATTGAATTATATGAAGGAACCAAGAAAATTTGGGAGATTAGAAAGGAATACGAAGGCGCCGCATTTGACGACGACGTTACAAGTTTGGGATGCAAGATTAATGTGTTTCAAGAGACCATTAACAAAATGTTCCCCGAATATTTGGTCAACTTTGACTATTTAGAAAGAATTATGGAGAATTATGGTTTCAAGTTAATAACACGCGATGAAGCCAAGTCACTTGGCTTGCCAGAAGGTTCTGGACTATTCAGCGAACTATTTAATTTGTTACAAACCGATGTAAAGCGCAATCCATTTAAAAAGAATGAATATGGTGATGCGTTGGAAATGACTCCAAATGAGAAAAAGATTTCATTCTTGAATAGATATTTTGCATTCAAGAAAATTAGTCATGTTAACGCAGAAAAGGTTGCTATGGAATTAATTGACGAGACAGTTTCAGAGCGAAAAGTGTCGCGAGTTTCACCCACAATTATGCCTGTCAAAAAGCCGGCAACTAAAACAGAAAAAACGTTAGAGCATAAAAAGGCGCGACCTCTTAATAAAAAGATTATGCTTCTGGCTGCAACAGAATCAATTGATGAACAAGAGCAAGCAAAAGATATTGATATTGTTATTGAGAAACCCGAACAAAATAAGGCTAGAAAACCTCGCGTAAAGAAAGTTGTTTTGGCTGTTGAATCCGAGACAAATGAACAAGCAAAAGAAAATGCCGAAGAAGTAAAAGAAAAAGCGTTGGAAGAAGAGCAAAATGAAAAAGAGGTTTATGAAACTGAAGGAACTATTATAAAAGAATCCGAAACTCCTGCTCCAAAGAAAAAGGCGGCGTCAAAGAAAAAGGTTACTTTAAAACTTGAGGAGTAAAAAATAATTCTGCGTGCAATTTAATTAACAAAATATAAAATATAATTAATATTTTGCTAATCACTTAAACAAAATATTATATAATAATACAACCTCAAGAATGAGTTATTACATATTACCCAAAAAGCAAACCGTTCACAAAATAAATCCAATTTTTAATGAAGGAAATAAACCTATAATTTCTTTCAGTTTAATTCACTACGTGAATGTAGCAAAAGAATTTGCGTCAACGCTAAAACACACTACTGGAGCAGCAGAGTCTGAAATATCAATTCAAAATTACAACATTGATTTTTATTACAAGCTTATTAATCCGTATGAATACATTCATTTTAAAGTTCCTAGTTCAAAATTTTCAGTTAGCAAGATTAAAGCTAGTTCTCAAACATTTTATGAATTAATGGAAATTTCAAACACATTCAACATTTTTGATTCATTTTCTGGAAGAAACATAAAAGCTCTTCATTGTGGATCAAATAATGCATCTACAATTGAATGTATGAATATTTTTAGAGAAAATAATAATGATGTTATTTATGAACACACAGTTGATTCAGAGTTGTCTATTTTAAGATCGTTTCAAGGAATAGAAATGATGACAATAGATTTTTTATATTTTGAAATTAGCAATCATCTGGATCTAGACTCTATTGTGGATGCAAATATTAACAACTATTGCATTAATCTTATTGCAATTCTATGCAACATTTTGACCTACCAAAACGTTAACGGAACGTGTATAATTAAAATTAGCACAATTTATCATAAACCAATCTTGGATGTTTTATATTTATTGACAAGCATGTATGACAAGATTTATATTGTAAAACCAAACTCATCAAACGCTTTTAAAAATGAAAGATTTGTTATATGCAAAAATTTTATTTCAGATTATTCAAAAACAATTGAAAACAACAACACATTGAAGAGTTTGAGAGCAGTTATTAACGAATGCATTCAACAACGCAAAAATATAACTTCATTAATAAATTGCGATCTACCTTATTATTTTTTAAATAAAGTGGAGGAGTCAAATATAATTGTCGGGCACTTGCAATTGGAACAATACGATCAGTTAATAAATCTCTGTAAAAATAAAAATAAAGATGATAGAATAGAATCATTGAAAAAGAACAATATTCAAAAGTGTATTCAATGGTGTGAAAAACACAAAATACCATATAATAAATTTATAGACAAACTTAATATATTTTTACCAATTATTGTGTATGATGATGATGGAAACGTTGTAGACACAAACCAATCAGACTTATTTTCTTTAAATAATAGCGTTGAACCAGATGAAGAAGAATATAAAAATAATGCAGTTATTTAAATGGTTGTCCTCCTGGATTAGTTGCGCTAATTCCATTATTTGCGACAGTTGGTCCGGCGCTTGAAATTCCAATATACTGGGCTTCTTTAATCATATAATCGTCCGAATTTTTGAAACAAGTTTTTGGATTGTAACTGACTTGTCTAAATATAATTGGCAAAGCCGGGTTGCACGCTTGAACTTTTGACTTGTATATAAATGGTGTAAAAGGTTCTCCTCCCACGTTGGCAACACTCATTGTGCTTGTAGATCCTCTTAATGCGTTGCTATTATTAATGTTCTTTTCTACAGTGGTCAATCCCAATTTGTATGTTCTTGTGCTGCTAGAAACGCCGCCTTGGACGGCAAATTGAGGGTTATTGGGTTTATAAACAACCAATTTGCAACCATTTGGATTACTTGGACCAGTTAACCCCATACCATAATAAGGATTGTTAATAAAATTGCTAAAAACGTATGCAGCTTGTTGAGATTGACCGGATTTTAAATTTGAGATAAACCCAACAAATTGTTGTATAGTGCTTATTTTTAGGTTGTAAAAGGTTGTAATATCTTCATTTGAAAATAATCCATCATTATTTAATATTTGGAATGCGAGAGCCACTAACTCAACTTGTGTAAATGTACTCAATCCAGTGTTGGGGTAGCAGTTGCCAACATAAGTATTTGCAAGTGTGATGGGGCTTCCCGGTTTTGCTGCGGCAATCATTGCAGGAGTAATATTTGGGTTATTCTTTAACAACGCAGCATTGGTTAAATAATCATTTTCCGTTTTAAAGTTGAAAACACGTTGATCATAGGTTTGGCAACGGTTTTGTCTATATTGCTGAAGAGTTGTAAAATAGTTTTTTTTTAAATTGGTGCTTGCTGGTCTTACGCGAAGAAGAGCTTTTCTTGGTTCATTGCAACAAAGAGGAGGATTTGTGCAAACAGGTTGAGGATTATTTGTCAAATAAGGGCTTGGAGCAAAATCTGTTACCACGCTAATTCCGTCGCAAGTTTTGCAATCTAAACCATATTGAGTAGTTTCATTTATTTCATCTGTAGGGTTGTGCTTTACAGAGTATCCGCCCGGCCGGTCCATGAGTTGGCCAATTAATCCACCAGTCTTGTTTTCTAAACCTGCAGCAGATTTGCTCATTCTATTTCCGTTAAAACTAATAACTTGAGAAGGGTTGTCAGGGTTAATAATTTTATTTTGATATGGAGCTTGTGTAATTGTACCTTTTCTAAATTGCCATTTAAGTGGCCTTGCTAATCCTTGTTTGTAAACGGCAATATTTGTAAGGTCGTTGTTTGTTAAAGGTCTAATGCTTCCAGAAGTTATTCCAACTGGATTGCTATACCTTCCAGTTCCTTTCCATGTTTTATACTCTGCGCTGAAAGGAGCATTAGGAGATGAATTATTATATGAATGCATGCCTTGAGGGTAAAATGCTGATGACATTATATATTATAAATAAAGAAGAAAATAATAGTATTTATATATATTAATGTTAATAGGGTTTCTTATTATATTTTTTATTTGTTTAATAGTATATCAGTTCTTTTTAGCTAATTGGACAACCGTTGAAGGGCTTGAAAACGACCAATCGCCTTGTTCCTCGTCTGTTTTAGCTTATAAAAATTCGGCAGCAATTGAAATTTTGCAAGAACAAGTGAGCAAACTTACAGGGCTAGATAAAGAAGTGCAAGACATAAGTGGAAACGTTGTTACATTAAACGACCAAGTTACCGCTTTAGTAAAAGCGCAAGCAGATGCATCACAGCAACTGGCTGGAAATAAACCATTGGCTATAAGCGGAACTCAAAGTGCATAAAATATTTTTATTCAAAGTTTAGATTAATTTTTGTTTGATCAGATTAAATTAATGAATAAAATATTTATATAGCTATAAATTATATGTCAAACATATTTCAAGATGTATTAAAAGATGCGACAGGCGTGGAACAAAATTTATTAGGTCCAGATTATCCATATTGGAAAAATATTAAAAATCCTCAAGCAATTGGAATGTCAGACGAAGGAAGTTTGTCTGCGATGTCTAACGATATTGATGGATTGATTCAATATGTTGAAGTTTTGGTAACAGGTGGAGGCGCTTCAACGACTGGGGGGCCTTTAGGAAACAAATTTTTTTTACAGACTGGAGGAAAATGCACTGACGTTAAAACCAAACAAGAAGTGGATAGATATATATATGTTAACAATGTTCCAATGGGGAATATTCCATTTGTTTCATCCGGATTAGGCACTGATTTTTCTGATTTTAAAGGTCTAATTCCCGGAACAATGAGCAATTTAAACGTATTAAATCCTTATTCTATTTTGGGAGCTTTTACATCTGGTTCAACGCCCGAATGTCAAGAAATAACTATGCAAGTAGTTGGACCAACACCTCCGAGCACAGGAGGATTACCTCCAAACGCAACCGGGACTCAAACGCATTTTGTAACAACAGTTGATATTAGCAACATGGATCCATGCAATTGGGGAAATGGAAATAAAAATCCAGTTTCAGGAAAATCATGCAATGAGTCTTTCACAAATATGGGTTTAAGCCCTGCTCCCGTTGCAGGGGACTTGTTGTTTCCAGATGATCCAATTGTTCAAATATATTTTGCTTCTTTGGGTGTGCTTGCAATTTATATTTTGCACGGAATTATGAAAAAATAATAACATATAAGTTTTTTAAATTTATATGTTAATAAAATAGTTAGAATTTAGTGCTTTCTGCGTCTGCGGCCACCAATCGTGGCAGCATTTGAACCAAACTGTCCACTGTAACCAACGACGGCTTGGCCACCACGTCTGCGTCTTCTGCGACCACCCATTGTTGAACCACTCACCGCTTTCTTGGTCTTGTCCCACATGCCCGAAAAGAAACCTGTCACGCTGTTGGCGGCACTTCCAATACCAGAACCAACCGCGCCAACTCCGCTGGAAACGCCACTAGCAACGTTGGAAACACCTGTTTGCATGCCTTGGAACTGGCCGCCGCGTCTGTGACGTCTGCGCGATCCACCGGATCTGCTCTTCTTTCTTCTGGTCAAACCGCCAACTGCGGCGCCACCTCTGTGATTTCTTGTTTTCGCCATTTATATTATAATATAATAAAAGAAATTATATTATAATCGTGTGTTAAATTTGCTAAATATGTTTTTGCGTCAAGAGGGAATCGAACCCCCAGTTCAACCTTGGAAGGGTTGCGTGTTACCACTACACTATTAACGCATTTTGTGAGAGAAAATTTATATTATACAAACTATCCCTCAATATAAACTGAAATTTGTTTTTATATTAATTTTTCTCTTAATATTTTTATTTCATAAGCATCTTGTATAATTGGAAGGCCGTTAAGCCGCCGGCAACCTCAACAACAATGTAAGGAACCACGTCACTGGCCGCTAACTTTCCAGCAGCTAAAAGCGAGATTGTTACCGCAGGATTAAATGACCCACCTGAAATGGCACCTCCCAATAAAATTGCCAACGCTAAAGCCGCGCCGATGGCCAAATAGTTACCCGTTGCTAAAATAACAAAAACTAACAAAAGTGTTCCTAAAAACTCCACAACATACTTGTTCATTTTATATATTTACTTAACATTTTTTTTTAATAAGTTTGAGACACCAAAGACCCTATTGCACACACTTGTCCATTGCACAACGAGTAATTAAATATGGAACCTTTCTTTGCGGGAGCAGTGCATCCTCCGGATCTGACGGATCTAAGCGCAGTTTTAACATCATTTCTATCATAGCATTTATACGACAATGGCGCATCTACAGGCAGACCATATTTCAACGAACTTTTGCCAACAGCTGCGCTTTTTTTGGCAGCCATATACATGGAAGATGACGCGGGCGCTACATACTTTGTTGATTGAGAAACGTTGTATTGTCTTTGAGTGTCGGCTGAATATTGACTTGTAGAAGGAATCAATGAATACATTTGGGTTCCTCTTCCAAAGTTGTGTTGAGTTGTATTTGTTCTTCTATATTGCGCGCGAGCTTGTGAAAAAGTGCTTGCACCATCAGAAGGATAAAACTGAGGAGGGTTGGGATGGATTCCTGTAAGAACGCCTAGCTGGCTATGAAACGTTGTATTGGGTGTTCTATTTGTGCTTAAAGGTCCAATTACTGGGGCGCTCGCGTATCCACCGCTCATATAAGGAATGTTGGTATATTGATGATAAGCTATCGTTGTCATATACTATAGATGTGGAAAAGAAATTTTATAATCTTATCGTCTTTTTGTTTGTATTTTTCGCTTTTTATTCTTGCGTCGCCTTTTTGTTTTTGCTATAAGTACTCTATTATTCTTAAATTTGACTCTTCCGCCTTTTAACAGTTCTTTTATTTTATTTACATTTGCAGATTCAGAGGAAACGCTATCTAATAAAGTTTTAAGATGTGCGACAGTTTGATTGCGTCCTGCATTATTATATTGGGTTAACTGAACAATTTTCTCTCTAATTTTACTTAATAGTTCTCCTATTGTTCCAGTAAAACCATTTGTTGTAATTACTTGATCTAGAGGATTTATTTTTTCAGGTTCTTCTGTTTGTTCTTCTGTTTGGTTCTGTTCTTCTTCTATAAGATTTTTAATTAACACGTTTGCTTGGATTGCGTTTTTTTTAATTTCAGACAAGTCGCAATTTTCATCAGGAGCCCCCTCAGGCAGGTCATCTTCAATGCGTTCAATGTCTGCTAAAATCATTTGAGTGTTACCCTTTAATGATGCTAAAAAATGCATTTTTTCTCCACTTCCTCCTCGTTTTTTTTTACTAGTTTTATTTTGTTTTTGTTTTTGTTTTAATTGTTTTGACATTAGTTATATATATTGTTGTTATAAATTTCATTCGTGAAAATGATAATGATATTTATTTATTGCGGGAGGGTGTTTAATAACGTCTAATAGCTCTAATAGCAGATTGGGCTCCAGAATAGTCGTTTCCACCATATGAAGCGTCGTTGTAGTTCTTGTTGACGGCCTTTTGCTTGGCATATCTAATGTAATCAGAACTGTCGTAAACATATTTAATGTTGCAAGATGAAGGAGGAACACCAGTTCCATCGCATTGATCTTGAATGTGTCCAAAATGTTGTTTTAAACCGAACATTCCGGGACGACTTTGAAATGTCTGGCAAGGGCCTCCGCATGAATAATATTTGCGACTTAATAGATCCCCCGCATTGTTAACAGCGCGAAATGGTGTGCAAATGGCCTTGTCTTTGTTTAACATGTTCATGGCATAACCAGTATTCCAAGCCTGCTTAAGGGAGAAACGTGTTTCAACAAACTCGCTATTATTATTTGTGTTATATGTTGCTTGAGGAATAAACCCAGGAATTCCTCCGCCCAATTTAGAAACGCCAAGCGTCAAGTTAATGCTTTTTCCTCCGGAAGAGCTAATAGGATTTGTATAACCAACAGATGTCATTTTATATTATACAAATATAAAATAATTGTAAAAATAATTATACTTTTGCTAAAATAATATTTCTATATTCGTATAATATAATGAACTGTCGTCTTTTGTTGCAATTTTTTATAACATTTGTTGTATTTGTAACATTAGATTCCATTTACTTAACATCTATGAAGGGATATTTTGATAATCAAGTGAAATTAATTCAAGGAAGTGTCATTAAAATGAACCTAGTTCCAGCAGTTCTGTGCTATATTTCTCTCGTGTTTGGTGTTTATTATTTCATAATCAAAGAAAGAAAACCATTGTTGGACGCATTCTTGTTGGGTCTTGTAATATACACGGTGTATGAATTTACAAACTGGGCATTATTTAATAGTTGGAAACCAATGACTGTTGTCATTGATTCTCTCTGGGGTGCCACATTATTTACCTTAACGACTGCTATAAGTTATTTTATTTATGGTAAATTAAATAAGGGATAAAATATAATGTAAGTATTAAATTGATTATGTTCCAATTAAAACTATAAGTCGCTAAATGAGAAGCGGCCAAACATGAGAATATTATAATTGCACCATCTCCTAAAATAGCATAACCACCCACTTCTTTTGCGTAGCTCTTGAACGTGTCTATCATTGAGTTTTTACCTTGTGGGACAAGAGAGAAAAAGTAATAGAATAAAATATCATGAACAATTTGAATTGATAGAGCAAGACCAATAAATTTCCACAATGAAAAAACTGTAAAAAATAAAGGATACAGAAATCGTGCAATTATCATTCCAATTATTACAATAAGAACGTCTGCCATAACAGCAGAAAGCCCGTATTTTCTATACCATTGTTCTAAAACCTTTGACCTAGATGTCATGAATGTAAAAAAAATTACAAACGTTTCAACCCACATCACGCCAATTAATATTGGCAAATAATCCGCAGTTTTGTTAAAGTTAGATATATTCCCAAATAATTGCATTATTATATATAATATAAATATATTATATATGGCATCGGCCTCGGATAATATTGTTGTATTTACTATTGGACGCATGAATCCACCAACTCCAGGACACATGGCATTAATTGAAAAGCTTATACATCGCGCGGCATCTTTAGGTCAATCAAAAATTGGAATTATATTGTCTCATTCACAAGACATGCCAAAAAATCCATTTAATTGCGATGATAAACGTAAAATTTTATTGTCTGGCTTGATTCAGGCATTAAAAGAACAAATGAAAACAAAAAACTATGCGCCTCCGATTTCTCCAGAAAGCATAGATGCAATTGAACCAATTATTATTTGCATGGATGACCCAATGCCACCACAATTTGGTACAAACCCTATTCTAAAATCTATAAACTTATTATTAACTCATTACAGCGAACCTGTTGAAAAAGCATTTTTAATTGTTGGACAAGATCGTGCAGGAGGTTATAACTTTGTTAAAACCGCATTGAGTAAAAGAACCCCACCAATTTTACTAGACGATAGCGATTTTTTGACAAGACCAGAAGGTGCTATATCCGCGACATATGTGAGAGAACTTGCTTATTCTGGAAATTGGGAAGAATTCTTAAGAGTATATGCAACAACTGGTTTGCCTGAAGAAAATATTAGATCAATTTACGAAGGTTTACGTGCTATGGCGGCAAACTCTTCGGGCTCTAAAAAGAAAGGCAAAGGCGGAAGACGAACAAAAAGACGCAATTCAAAAAGAACAAAGAAAAATAAAAGAACAAAGAAAAATAAAAGAACAAAAAGACATTACAAATAAATCTAAATGGAGTTATTAAATTTCTATATTTTTGGCACCACCTTTTAAGCCATGCGACAGTCGCCCTTTGGGCTTAAAGGTGGTTAATAATCTGTAATTACGCGAGGTGCAATGTTCATTGTAATCAACTCTTGGAACAACAGCTTACACGCATAAGGAATCTCCACATACGCAAAGTCTGTCCTATTATCACACGTTCTGCAATGGTGAATGTGCATTTGGTCATTGTAAGACGCAATTAGACCGCACTTCTTGCAAACGTGCACTTGATATTTATCAGATGCATCATATAGACGGCCTCGTGTGAATCTAGCAGCTCCATTGGCAATCATTGCATCTCTTTCCATCTCACCAAACCTTAGACCACCATCACGCGACCTACCTTCAGCTGGTTGGCGCGTTAAATTTACCATTGGACCAATAGAACGACTGTGTTGCTTATCAGCAACCATGTGCTTCAATCTTTGATAAAACACTGGCCCCATAAATACAGTGCATTCCATTTGTTCTCCAGTAAGAGCATCATACATAATCTCATTCCCATTGGACTCATATCCAACTTCTTGAAGCTTCTTGCAAATGGTCTTCACATCAAGCTCGCCAAAACTTGTTCCGTCACCAAATAGACCAAGTTCAATCAACGTCTTGCCTAGAATTGTCTCCTTCAACTGCGCAATAGTCATACGAGATGGAATTGCATGAGGATTTAGAATCAAATCTGGCTTCAATCCACTTCTAGTAAACGGCATATCTTGTTCTGGAATAAGATTTCCAAGCGTGCCTTTTTGCCCACTTCTTGATGAAAATTTGTCACCAATGACAGGCTTTCTTACTGCTCTTAGACGAATTTTTGCAAAGTTATACCCATCTCCATTTCTGTCAATATAATTCTTGTCTACATAAGTCTCTTCGTCTGTTCTGTAAATGCGACTTTGATCTTCATATTTAATAACCTTGGTGTGATCGTTCCTGTTTTCCTTGATAGGCGTGACCTTGGAAATAATAATATCGCGATTCTCCACTAGGACATTTTCGGGGATGACTCCGCGACCATTCACCTTATTATAGTTAGCAAACTTCATTCCCTTGGTTTTGGTTGGATCGGGTTTGCATCTGATTTCCTCATCACCATTAATTTTTTGCTTATCCTCATCTTTTTCGGTGTGGTAAACTGTTGCTTGAAACAGTCCGCGATCAATAGAACCTTTATTGAACAACAACGAATCTTCTTGATTGTAACCAGTGTGTGTCATAATGGCTACAACCGCATTAAATCCTGAAGGAATCTTATTGATGTGAATCATATCCATAATTCGCGTGTCAACTAGAGGTCTAGCCGGATTGTTTAGAACATATGCAGTCTTGTCCATTCTTGTGTCAAAATTGGTTACATACATTCCCATGGCCTGTTTTGCCTGTGCACATTGATACGTATTTCTAGGAGATTGGTTGTGCTCTGGGAAAGGAATGCATGACGCGAGAACGCCAAAGATTGTGCTAGGATGAATTTCGCAGTGCGTATGTTTTTGAATTCTGTCTGCATCCTCTTTAACCGTGAGTTCGTTGGGTTTCATCGCAATCATAGACCACGATTGTTCATCGGGATCAATGTATTCAAGGACTGCATTATCAATCCTGCAATTTGTTAACAAGTCGTCCCAAGTCAACTCATTTTTATTCAACCGGTCAATAACATTTTGGGTTAACAATACATTTTTGTCTTTAACTCGCAAAACGGGACGAGTTAGACGCCCACCGTCGTTGCAAATACGAATTTCATTCAGTTTGTAATCAAACACAATGGACGTGTAAATGTTAATAATTCCTTGATACTTTTTATCTTTTAGCATGTTGTATAAATCCAACGGAGATTCAGTAATGCCGACCCAAGCACCGTTAATGAATACCTTGGTTTTATCATACATATCCACAGGAGTTAACGATTGAATGTCAATTATGTTGGGAATAACATATTCGTGAATTGGCATGCTATTTGAGTTAATGGTAATATGAGTCATGTAGCTCAAATTTTTGACAATGCCAACAGACGCACCTTCTGGGGTTTCTGCTGGACAGAGAAATCCCCACGACGTGTTGTGGAGCTTGCGAGGAGGAATCAACTTGCCACTCTTATCCATGGGAGTAGAAATTCTGCGAGCGTGGCTCAAACTGGACACATAAGTCAACCTATTAAGAACTTGAGCAACACCAACCTTGTTGCTGTTAATGTGCTTGATTCCAAAATCCCCAGTTGAAAGAGCTCGCTTAATTCCATTCTCAATTGTTGTTGACTTAATAATTTTATAAATATTTGTCTGATTAATAATGTTCTGATAATCGTCGGTTGATTTCCAAGAACCAGTGTTGATCTCTTTAACAATTTGTTTTTCCATATCTTTTACAAGTTTGTTAAAATAGTTTCTGAACAAGTTGTTAAGCAAAACGCCCGTCAAATCAACACGCTTGTTCAAATAAGAATCTCTATCATCTTGTTTTGTCCAATTGCAGCTTGCTTGCAACAATTTGTTTGTCATGTATCCAAGGAAATAGACCTTTTGCTGAGCTGTGTTGCAATGCGGGAACAAGTCGTTGGATAGAATGTCCAACGTAAAGTCATACTTCTTTTTAATTCCAGTTTCTTTGTCCATATTTATAGGAGTATACATTACGTAACTCGTAATGTGTCTAATACACTCCTCTTGCACCATGAAACCATTTGCATCAATAATAGACGCTTGCAAGCATTGCATCATTTCCTTGTGCTTGCTGCTTTCAATGTCTAGAATAATCTTCTCGCAAATTTCCTTATCAGAGATTACACCCAATGCGCGAAAGACGATGAATAGCGGAATAGGTTGCTTCACCCTTGGCAATTGAAGCATAAGTGGAAAACCAAAACCATTGTTCTTGGATGAAACCATCATGTTAATCTGCTTTGGAGAAATACATTTGTAATCAGGCACAGACTTTATTTCTGCTTGCCAAGTATACTTGGTATTATTTTTAGACACATTGAAACAGTAAACTTTGTTTTCCGCCGCGCGCTCTTGACCAAGAACCGTCTTTTCAGAACCATTGATGATGAAATAGCCTCCTGCGTCAAACTTGCATTCGCCAGTGTTTCCGTGCTCCACGTGCTTGTATTGGTTAAGCACGCAAATGTTGGACTTTAACATAATGGGCAACTTGCCAATGTGAATTTGGGGAAGAGTTTTATAAAAAGTTTGAATGTTTTCAAGATTCTCGCCGTTTCTAACAACGAATTTAATATTAATGTCAATGGTCATTGCGGAAGCATAAGTGAAGTTGCGCAACCTTGCCTCTTGAGGAAACATCAACTTTGTGGCTCCATTATTCTCTTGAATCTGAGGACGGTAAATGTGGAAATTCTCAAAAGTAATGAAAATCTCAAGCGCATGTTTTCCAGACTTCAAATCAAGATCTTGCTCCGACGCAATGTGAACAGGATTAAACATTTCTATGGTTTTATTTATTTGATAACCGACAAAGTTGTTGTAAGACTCCAGTTGATGCCTTACCAAACGTTGTAGATGTTGACCTTTAAAATAAGATTCAATTATACTCCATGGTGTTTCAATATATTTATCTTGCTCTGGATTAAAGCTATCTTCTGACGACATGGTATTTGTGATTGAACTCATTTTTTCGGTTATTTATTATTTCAATTTGTTTTTAAATTGTTTCAACAAAGAAATTTGTCGCAAAGTAAAATTAAAAACAAAGTTAAACCTCTAATAAAGAATATAAATATAAAGACGATATATTTATATTAAAAATGGGCAGGCGACGAGTGCGTCAAAATTATAAAGAATTTATTGAAGAAATGGACCTGAAAAATTCTTCAGATAAATTGCTGTCCGAAGAAAAAAAAGAATGCGAAAAAGAAACTATTGATAAATTAATTTTAAAAATAAACGAAAAATTTGAGAACAATTATTTTGATAAAACTCGGCTACGTCTTATAAATCCCGAATTAAGAAATGATCCTAATGTGTTTGTTAGCAACTTGCCTAGTCACAACAATGATAAAGATTGCATTTTAAAAAAAACCTTAAATACAACAATAATTGAGAAACCATCTGAAAAACCCGTTGCTCCAACAGGATATTCTGCATGCATTAGTTATTCGTCTTGTCTCTCAGATTTAATAAGAGAACAGACAGAAAAAATGAAGGACGATCGTCCTTGTTGCGCGCCTCCTGAAAGAACGCCTAGAAAAAAATGGGACCAAAAAAGAGAACAAAATACCCCGGTTCCTCCAATAATTATAAAACCAAAAACAAAGGTTAACATTGACGTGGAAATAAAGGATATTGCCGGTTTACTTAAACTCGTAAAGGATTATCCGCTAGACGAAACAATAGAATACAATATTAATATGGACGGTCTTCATAAGATTAATTCTCCTTTAACAGATTTGAATAACATGATTGGAATGAAGGAACTCAAAGAGAACGTTGTTGATCAAATTTTATATTTTATTCAAGACCTGCATAAAAATGGAGAGGGTGATTTTATGCACACTGTTATTTATGGTCCCCCAGGAACTGGAAAAACTGAAATGGCAAAAATTATTGGTCAAATATTCAGTAAGTTGGGTATTCTTAAAAAAGGTACATTCAGAAAGGTAACACGAAGTGATTTAATCGCCGGTTATTTAGGACAAACGGCTATTAAAACGCGCGATGTTATTAACGACTGTTTGGGAGGAGTTCTATTTATTGACGAGGCGTATGCTCTTGGAAATCCAGAGAAAAAAGACAGTTTCTCCAAAGAATGTATTGATACATTATGCGAAGCGTTAAGCAACTATAAAGAAGATTTAATGGTTATTATTGCAGGTTATGAGTCTGAATTAAAAGAATGTTTTTTTAATTACAATCAAGGGCTTGATTCGCGTTTTACTTGGCGTTTCAAAACGGACGAATATAAAGGCGCGGAATTATATAAAATATTTTTGAAAAAAGTTAGTGACGCAAAATGGTCTATTGACATTGATACTGACTTAAAAATTACAGCCGGGTGGTTTGAAAAGAACTTGGACTATTTTAAATTTTTTGGAAGAGACATTGAAACGCTGTTGGCAAAAACAAAGATAGTTCATGGTCGGCGCGTATTTTGCAAACCATTGGAGGAAAAAAGAAAACTGACCATGAAAGATTTAGAAAAAGGTTTTGAGCTGTATCTTAAGAACGATGAAGTTAAAAAGAGGAAGGAAAATGAAAGCATGAGAAACATAATTAAAACAATGTATGTTTAAGCGAAGCGACTGTCGCCCTTTAGGGGTTCACAAGTTATGAAAGGTGGCGCCAAATGGATACATTCTCTAACTATTTTAATGAATAATTTATATAAAATACTGATATACCTTAGTGTGTTTTAAATTCAAAAATGTTTTTTGTTTGTATTATAATACACAATGTCTACGCAAAAAAAAACAATCCAAATTAACCCAGAGTTATTTAATCTTTCGGATAAAACTAAAAAAAATAGAGACAGGAGAAGCAGACCAAGCATGCAGCAGTTGGTTGTTAAACCCAATTCTCTTAAAAAGCATTTAATAAATAGAATTAAGGAACATAAGATGAAGGAAAAAACAGGCGGTGAAAGCGTTCCGTCGCCAAGTTCAGAAAATTCCACTTTTACAAACGAGTTATACGACTCTTTCAACTATTTATCAAGTTTATCAAAAAAGCACAAAGAAGACAGTGATAAAGAGAGAAAAAGAACTCTTCTTGCCAATAAGACTGTTAAAAATTATAACGCTCAACAAAATATACCTTCTTATTTTCAGCAAAATTTAAGCTCCAGCCCAATGGTTAATTTAGAATTGCCGGATGAACTTAAAGAAACGTATACACCCGTGTTGATAGAGCCTTCTATGTCTAATATTAAAATAAATACGTATACGTCGGGCGAACAAATGCCTTATGGATGTTTAAAAGGTGGTACAAAACCAACGTACAGGGCTTGGAATGCAACTAGAAAAAATTATGATTCAATTCCAATACCAATATCCACAATTTCAACGCCGCAGCAAGTTTCTATATCATTTCCTCCAGAAAATTTAGAAGTAACAGAAAGAGAAAGAAGGCTGGAACTATTAAAAATGAAAATGAAAAAACAACAAGACGAGGAAATGGAGAGAGAACGGGAGAAAGAAATAGAAAATGTATCCGAGAACGACGCATTGCTTGAAACTCCTTTATTTGAACCTATAAAACTTTCTCCAATTAATACTTCCATTTTAAATCCAAAAATTGAAGTTAGCAATGAATTAAAGGAAAAATTAGAAGAGCATGCAGGACCACCAAAGAAAAAATATATCAAAAAAACAATTCGCAGAAAATATACGCTTGGAAAATCAAAAATATATAATACAGTTTCAGTATTGTTAAAGGACAATCACACTAGAAAAAATGTTATCAACGCTCAAAAAGAATTAAAACGAACATCTATAGGTGATATTAAAAATTATTTGAAAATGCACGGATTGATAAAGGTTGGAAGCAATGCACCAAATGATGTATTGCGCAAAACATACGAATCTGCAATGCTTACTGGAGACATTATAAACAAAAACAAAGAAACATTGTTGCACAACTTTTTAAATGATACAAGAAGCTAATAATTTAAAAAATAATATCTTGTCTTATTTTAAGACAATACTATGGAAACTACAAAAAATAAATTACCAGATAATGTAAATGATTTTTTTAAAAAGTTGAGCAAATATTTAGACACGAAATTGATGTTTTACGGAAGCGTTCAACGTTCTGATTACTTTCCTGGTTCAAGTGACATAGACGTTGATATATTTACAGATAATGTGGATAGCACAATTGCTAAGCTGCAACATTTTTTAAACGTTAAAAAGAAAAAATTCAAGCGGGTTGTATGGAGATTGTCTTCCACGGGAAAAATGGTTTATGGTTATAAAGTAATGTATGAAAACCCTGACATAAATTTAGCTGCAGAATTATCCATTTACGACAACAAATATAAAAAACAAGTTTTAGAAATGCACTTGAAAAAGACTGTAGTTCCATTTTATGTGTCAATTATTTTATATATCATAAAAAAAATATACTACGATCTTCATTTAATTAACTATGATTGGTACAGATATTTAAAGATGAAATCATTGACATTAGGTCTTGGAATGCCAGAAGAACAATTTCTTGTATTAAACGTTAGAGAAGACAAGGATAAATAAAAAATAATATGAACGCAGGCGTTTTGTTTATATTATTCTAACAGTCAAAGACCTTTACCGCGTAAGCCAAAATTTCTTTATCAAGCGTCATAGACGGCGAAGTGCTCTCCATAGCACACATCACATTTTTTGTTTCTTCGCGCGCATCCTGGGTCTTTCCATTTTTCATATATTTTATAACTTCCCAATTTGGACAAGCAAAGGGATAGTCGCGTGGAAGCACAATAGATATTCTCATTATTAAATTTGGTTGCCACAAATATGAATAAATCAAGTTGTTAATATCTCTGGGTAGCCCATTGATATATGTTTTTAATGGATTGTAAACCGTTCGCTTTTTTATAAGAAGTTTATATTTGAAGTTGCTTGTTCTCTTTAACGAAATAGAATGTTTTAAATAATCCGTGTCTTCAATTCCAAAATATTTTTCTAGTTTTTTCATATGCGTCGCATTGTGCATCGCTTGATGTCTTCTATTTATAATTCTCAAATTATTGCAACAACAATCTGTATAACGACAGTTTTGACAAGCTTCTCGCATTATTTATTTTTCTATACAATTCAACAGCATTATTTGTTTCAATTTTTAATAGAACCCTTTATACTATTTAAAATCAGATTAAAGATAAAAATGGTATTATACTAATACATCATTATAAATGGCACTCATTAAAGACTACTTTGCAAAGACAGAAAAATATATTTCGGAATACGGAGAGAACACCGTTGTTCTAATGCAAGTTGGAGCTTTTTACGAGGTTTATGGTCTTCAAAATAAAACAACAGGTGACGTCAAAGGCAGTCAAATTATTGCTTTTTCTCAAACATGCGACTTGAATATTGCTGACAAGAAAATTTGCGTGGGAAAAGAAGGCGTTGTTATGGCCGGTTTCTCTCATTACATGATTGACAAGTATTTGAAGAAGCTGCAAGAAGCAGGATTTACTGTTATTGTATATACTCAAGACGAACAAGCAAAAAATACTGCGCGCAGTCTATCTGGAATTTATTCTCCAGGAACTTATTTCTCTCTTGAATCTAATGGCAAGATTACAAATAACATCTCGTGTATTTGGGCTCATGTTTCAAATAATATAAAATCTAGAGACAAACAAATTTACGTTGGAATTGCCAATATTGATATTTATACTGGAAAATCTACTATTTTTGAATTTAATGAATTATTCTTAATGAATCCCACAACATTTGATGAGTTGGATCGCTTTAATTCCATTCACAATCCAAGCGAAGTTATACTCGTGGGAAATGTTTCTGAAAAAGATATGGACAATATTATTAATTTTGGTAACATACAATGCAAATCTATTCATAAAATAAGCACTGAAATGAATACTGAAAATGCAAAAAGAGCAAACAACTGCGAAAAGCAGACTTATCAGAAGACTGTTCTTGAAAAGTTTTTTAATATAACAGATTTTGACATTTTCTCCCAAGACTTCTACGAAAATGCAATTGCAACCCAGGCGTATTGTTATTTGCTTGATTTTGTTTATCAACACAACCCCAATCTAGTGAATAAGTTGCAAGAACCGGTCTTTGACAATTCTTCTGAACGACTAGTACTTGCAAACCACTCTTTAAAGCAGTTAAACATTATTGACGATGGCAATTATACAGGGAAGTACTCTTCGGTTGAAAAGTTGTTGAATCAATGTGTAACACCAATGGGCAAACGAAAGTTCTCTCATTGCCTTCTAAATCCAACTACAAATTCTGAGAATTTGAATGAAGAATACAGCATTACTGAACATATATTAGCAAAACATATTACCAACTATCCAACACTAAAAAACAAACTTCAGCTTTTGAAAGACGTCTCAAAAATTGGACGACAACTTGTCATGAAAAAGATTTCTCCAAAGACAATGTTTCAGTTTTATAATAATCTTTTGAATATTAAGGATATTTACGTATCGCTTATAAAGGACAAGTTGCTCCTTTCGTATTTTTACAAACGCATGGATAAAAACGAGTTCACAAAAATTGCCGATTACTGCGACAATATTGTTAAGTTTTTAGAAGACAACTTGGTTCTGTCATTATGTGAAGATATTGAAACGACCCAACAGTTTGAGGTTAATTTTATTAAAAAGGGAGTTGACGTGGAACTGGACAATAAAAAACAATTGCTTCTAGAATCAAGCAATAAATTGGAGGCAATCCGCGCACATTTTAATGAAAATATTATGAAATATGAGAAGAAAACCAAATCTGCAACAAAAAATACAGACTATGTCAAACTGCATGAGACTGAAAAAAATAGTTTTAGTCTTGTTGCTACAAAGCGCAGATGCAACAATTTGAAGGAGATTGTCAATAAAACCGCGGATTGCGTCACACTAAATTATATTTCTTGTGAAGACGGACAAACGCAATCCAAGTTTTGTATAAACTTGCGAGATAATCTGTTTTTGAATGCGCAAACTGCATCCAACGACTCTATTTCAAACCCAGACATTACTGAATTATGCAAGTCTATGTCATCTGTTAAAATTCAGATGAAAGATCTTATTGCGGGTGTTTATAATAAAATATTGAATAAAATGGACGAGTTTCAATCACACATTCTTGCAATTGTTGATTTTATTACAATTGTTGACGTTATGTTTACAAAGGCAAATATCGCAAAGACCTTTAATTATTGTAAACCAAATATTGTTGAGTCAGATAAATCTTATTTTAACGCGAAGGATTTGCGCCACTGTTTGATAGAACATTTGCAGCAAAATGAACTATACGTTTCCAATGACGTTGCTCTCGGAAATAATGTAATAGACGGAATATTGTTATATGGAACTAATGCAGTCGGAAAAACGAGTCTAATAAGAGCGGCGGGAATTGCAGTTGTAATGGCGCAGGCGGGCTTATATGTTCCGTGCACATCGTTCCAGTTTAGTCCATATCAATACATTTTTACGCGAATATTAGGAAACGATAATATGTTTAAAAATCTTTCTTCATTTGCAGTTGAGATGTATGAACTGCGTACTATTTTGAGACTTGCAAATGAACGCAGTCTTGTTCTAGGAGACGAATTGTGTTCTGGAACTGAGAGCATTTCTGCGACAAGTATTTTTGTTGCAGGAATTCAAAATTTGCACGCCAAAAAGAGTAGCTTTATATTTGCCACACACTTGCATGAGATTATAAACTACGAAGAAATTTGCAAATTGGAAACGATTGTTTTGAAACATATGGCGGTAATTTATGATAGAGAAAAGGACTTGTTGGTATATGATAGAAAAATAAAAGATGGACCAGGAGACAACATGTATGGGCTAGAAGTTTGCAAGTCGCTCAGTCTCCCTGCAGATTTTATTGAATCTGCGCATAATATTCGCATGAAATATCATCCAACGTCTGCAAGCATTCTTTCTCTCAAGACTTCGCATTTTAATAGTAAGAAAGTTGTCGGAATTTGCGAGTTGTGTGAAAAGGAACCCGGCAAAGAAGTTCATCATTTGCAACATCAAATTTTGGCGAACGAAACTGGTCATATAATTAATGCGTCTAATAGTGGGGATGCGTTTCATAAAAATCATGTGGCAAATTTGATGACGTTGTGCGAAAAGTGTCACAATAAAATTCATAAAGAAAAAAAAACAATGCACAAAAAGGTTAAAACTAGCAAAGGAACTGTTGTTCAAAATATATATCTTTGATTAATATATATAATATATATGCCATTTTTTACACGATCAAATAAAACAGGAGCCTCTGCAGAAAAAAATTATGGAAACGTTCATTTTATATCATTTTATTCAGCAGTTTTGGCGCGCTTTGCATATTTTAGCGATAAAAACTTTTTAGAACAATACAATAAAATTATTGGACCCATTATTCCAGTGTCAATTCTAACAGCAATGGATTCAATTAGAGATATACCTCAAATACTAGAGGACGAAACAACATTTGATTTGATTAACAATCCTTTAAATCTTCCTCTTTTTACATACGGAGGAAAAAAATTTATCGCGTTTGATGATATGGCAAAAAAAATTAATATGATAAATGGTGAAGTAAAAGAAACGTATGAATTAACGGAGGATGAACTACTGCAACGTGGTGCGTATGGCAATGTTCAATATATTTCTATAGCAACTTCAAATTATGGTGAAATATACGTTGTAGCTGACAAAAGAATGCCTAATTGTATATGGGTTGTCTTTAGAGGAACTTATAGCGGAAAAACGGCTGGTGCGTATACAAAACCAACTTCTCTCATTCCCATTTACGTTGGAAACACGGAAGGAAAGAGAGAATCTTATTTATATGGAATTTTTAAATTACTTACAGATTCTATTCACGCTATTATTGAAGCAATGCGATATTTAGCTGTAAATCATTTGCATGCAGAAAGACCAGAGTCAATAAAAGTTTTTACAACAGGGCATTCTCTTGGCGGAGCACTTAGTACAATTTTTGCTTATACGTGGATGCATGTAAGAACGATAGCTCCATACAATACATCTCCATACGACGTTCTAACAAGTAAAATATGTTGCGTTAGTTTGGGATCTCCAAGATGCGTTAACAATGATATTAGTGAATTATTTTGCGGATACGTTCAAAGAGAAAAAATTACATTTTTGCGCGTAACGACCAGAGGAGACCCAGTTCCATCCATGCCTTTTAAAGCTGCTTATTTTTCTCATCCTTGCTCAGATAGCGTTTCTGCAAATAAGAATCTGAGAGAATTAGTTTCCGAGGATTGCAATGGTTTATATAAAATTACAACGGGAAAACCAGGAGTTTATTATGACAAATCTTTGGATTGCACTAATAAAAAGGGTAGAACTTATTTACCAAATCCTTTAAAACACACTATTTATTTGAACATTCTTTATAGAAGCGCGGTAGATATTCAGAAATTTTTAAAATCAACTGTTTCTGCAGCAGAAATTCAACGAACGCCCAATAAAAACACTGAATGTCGTTTAATTATTTACGATAGCGATAAAAAAGAATATAGGGATGTTTTCTTTGACGTTAACGCGGCAAGATTAAAACCTGTCGTAGATACAAGAGACGTCGACGTTGATGAAAAAGGCTGGAAAACGTTAAAAAATGGTGGCGGCATTAGTATGTTTGGCAGCAAGAAAAGCGGAACAGGAGCTGGTTTAAATACACCAAAGGACGTTTCTGAAGATATTAGAATGACATTGAAAGTATTTGACAGTCTTATAGCGTCTGCAACTGTTTTTGACATTACTGGTCCACTTCCAATGCAAGGACTTTTACAAGATCCATTTGCACAGGTAAATGCCAAAGAGGTTGCGCCAAATATTTGCGTTAAAATAACTCCGGTGGCCGAAGCTCTTACAACGGGCGGAAGAAGAACTAGAAAGCGCAAAGTAACACACAGAAGAATTGTTAATAAAAAGAATAAAAAAACTCGCAGACATTAAACCAAAAATTAAAAACAAATAATATTGCTATATTTTATGAAGATGTTCTTTATAAAATACATTAAATCATATTTACCAGTGATTCTTATAGTTGTTGTTATTCTTGTATACAATTTCTCAACAAGTAGAGCAAGAAAACAGATTGAAGGTTTAGAAAATGAGTTGTCAACAGACCCGGCCGTTAGTTTTTGCAACAAGTTTGGCGGAGATAGCAGTCAATTAGAAGGCGTGTGCGGACGTTTAACGGATAAAAACTGCAAATCAAGCAACTGCTGCGTTTTTACAAATGGAAACAAATGTTCCGCAGGAGGCATAACAGGTCCAACTTTTAAAACGGACAAAGATGGTAATAAAATCACAGTTGATAATTATTATTACATGAATAAATGTTATGGAACTGGTTGCCCCAATTAAATAATAACTTATAATAAAAATAATAATATCATTTTATTATAACTAAAAATATGGCGGGGTTTGTTCCAGCTGCAGTAGAAGTTTCTGATATTCAAGAAGATTTCTGTATTAAATTAAATGAATATCCAATACTTACCAAATTTTCAACCTCGGATGAATTTAAAACACCAGAATTTCTTGCTGAATTTGAAAAGCTTGTTCCAGGAGGAGGTTATTTTTACTTCCGAATTGAATTAGGACCCGATGGCAATATAATAGTAACTCCATCATTATCAAGACTACAAAGCAGTATAATATATAATTATCGCTCTAACCCTGGGTTTTTTTCAGCTTATGTATCTTTTCAATTAAAAAATAGTGGAATACTGCCATCCATTGTTGAGCTTATTCTCTTGGGAAATCAAGTGGGTATTGCGTTGCGTGTAATTGCAAGATCTAAACGAGACTTTTCAAGTTCCTTCTTTAACTTTCATAAAGACCAATCAATTTTTACAATGCTGCAATATTATAACTTCAGTCAACCATTTGTCTTTGGAACTGAGGTGTTATTGGGATATAAAGAACACGAAACACTTTTGCCTCATCAACTTTTGGGCGTTTTGCCTTTACCAGAAAAGGTTGGAAATTTAAGCAATGCATTTTCAACAATAAGTGCCGTTAATTCTGAATTAAAAGATTCCGGAGTTGATGCTGTTGTTTTAAGAGGAAAATATAATAATGGTGATACAATGACATTCTCAGACCCATTGCTAAGACACGCTACTATTAAGGCAAATGAAGTTTTTGAAAGCAATGCCATTAAAATAAGTATACCCAAACGAGACCAATCAAGCGAACGAAATGTGCACGAAGATACAGTTCAAGTATGTTCAATGAGAGAACCAACAACTCCAGAAATGGTTGATAATAGACAAGCCATTGCTATGTTTTTATTTTTAGACACCGAAAATTATACTGGCTATTCGCGTGAAAAATTTGGAGAGCCAATTATAATAGACCCAACTCCTACAAGAGAAATAAAGACGATTAATTTTAACAAAGATGAATTTAAAGGTTTTGTTGAGACGTTAAGTTCTGGTGAAGGGTGTGTTGTTATTAGAGATTTAACTATTACAAGCCGAGGTGGAATAAAACAAAAACCTTACAAAAGAAAACAGAGTAATAAAAAGAATAAAACAAATAAGAAAAAAAAAACAATCAAGAAAAGGAGAATGTCAAAGAAAAATAAAATGAATAAAAGAAAAACGAAAAGAAATAAAAATTGATTTGATAAAAGAACATAAATAAATTATAACAGTTTAGTATAAGGAATGATCATCCCAGTGAAATGTTTTACATGCGGTGGCGTTATTGCCGATAAATATCGTTATTATTTGGAAGAGGTTAGAAAGCGAAAGTTGGCAAAGGATATGGACGTTGATAAAGTCGTTTATTTGACTAAAGAATTTAGCGAAAAGACGCCAGAGGGTGAGGTGTTGGACGATCTTGGTTTGAAAAAGATGTGCTGTCGCAGACATATGTTGACTCACGTTGACATTGAATAAATTTCTTTAGTTAATATATATGAGAAAAACAATGAAAAAAACACAAAAACTGTGGAATATGAAAGGTTGTTCTAAATCTAAGAAAAATTTAGGTGGCAAAAGTAAGAAGCGAGGTGGTTATAAGCGCAGTGGTTCTCACAAATGTGGTCCTAGTTGCACATGCAGATCCAAATATAACTGCAGATACAATTGCTCTTGTAATTTAAAAGAAAAATCTAGAAAGCAACGCGGAGGAAATTGTGGTTGCGGATTACAAATGGGGGGCTTGCAAATGAGAGGCTTGCAAATGGGTGGTCAAAAAGGAGGTTGCCAACAATGTTTAGGAGGAGGCGTGGCAGTGCAATCAGGCGGTGGAATTGGTTATATTGGTAACCCAACTGTTGGAAAGCCTTGGACTCCTGAAATCAGTGGCTGGCCGGGCGTTTCTGGACAACAAGGACAGACAAATTTTTTCTCATTAAATAAATACGACAAACCGTATCTTCAAACCGAACAAATTTCTGAACGCGATCAACAAACGTATATGAAAGGTGGGTCTAGGCGCAGAAGAGCCGGAGGAATTATGCCGCAAGACTTTGTTAATTTAGGAAGAAGCATGGTTTATGGAGTTGGCAGTGCGTACAATAGTTTAAACGGTTATCCTGCCCCAGCCAGTCCTTTACCATACAAAGACCAATTTTCCAGCCCAACTGCAACAAATTCCTTGTTTGTTTAAGCGAAGCGACTGTTGGGTCAAATAGATACCAAGTTTTTTATAATATATAACATTATTTTCTAATTATATATCATAATGGCGTTCCCTAAGAAGCTTAAGGATTTATGCACACCTGCATTTATTTATTTTGTTCTCTCTATGATTGGAATAATCTTTTCAGTCATTCAAAACTTTGGAAGCAAACACACCTACAGAATGGGCATGTTTGTCGCAAATGTCCCCAGTACCATTCTTGTGTTTGTTGTCAAGATTGTCTACATCCTTTTCTGGACGTGGATCTTGAACTTGATTTGCAAGGACGGTCACACCGGCATTGCTTGGTTTTTGGTTCTTATCCCTTTTATTCTTTTGTTTGTTATCATGGGTTTAGTGATGGTGAACCCTAAAATGCTTGAAGGAATGACGTTAAAATCAAAAAATAAGTAGATTCATTAAACATCTATAAATAAAAATATACAATTATTATATTATGACTAATAATAAAATAATTAAGAACGGAATATCCTATGAAAAAAATGGGTGGTTATATATTTCAGTAAAAGGTCGTCCTAGAGAAAGAGGTTATGCATATGGATATTTTTGCGCACCAGAGTTTAAAAAGGTTCAAAAAATGTTAAGATTTATGTGCGACAATGACATTGGCGAATCGTGGGATTTTTTTATTGACGGCACTAAAAAATACTTTGAAGAGAAAATACAGAAAAACTTTCCAGAACTCTACGAAGAAATTGAGGGAATTGCTGAAGGTTGCACGGCCGGCGGAACGCCCACAACAACTTTAGAGATTTTGACGTGGAATAATTATTTTACTATGTTAGATTCTTGGTATGGTTCCACTTTAAAAGCTTCTGGTGGTCCGGGTGGGAGAGAAGGAGGTGCAAAAGACCGCTGCAGCGCATTTATTGCAGTTGGCGATTATACCAAAGATGGAAAAATTGTAGTCGCACACAATAGTTTTTCAAACTTCATGGACGGTCAGTACATGAACGTTATTTTAGACATGAATCCTCACAAAGGACATCGTTTTATAATGCAAACGTGTCCTTGTTGGATTTGGAGTGGAACTGATTTTTTTGTTACCGCCGCAGGAATTATTGGCACTGAGACTACAATTGGTGGTTTTAACGTGTATGAAAACAACTTTCCAATAGGATTCCGCATTCGAAAAGCCATGCAATACGGCGATACCATGGACGATTATGTTAAAATACTTTTACATGAAAATTCAGGCGATTATGCAAACTCTTGGTTGTTTGGCGACACAAATACAAACGAGATTTTGCGCCTTGAATTGGGTTTAAAGTATCACAATGTTGAGAGAACAAAGAATGGGTTTTTCATTGGTTTTAATGCCGCATATGATCCCAAAATTCGCAATAAAGAATGCGTAGACACTGGATTTGATGACACTAGAAGACATCAAGGTGCGCGTCGCGTCCGTCTTGGAGATTTAATGGAGGAAAATAAGGGAAAATTAGACATTGACCTTGCTTTAAAATTAATTGGAGACCATTATGATGTGTATTTAGAAAAAGAAAATCCTTGTTCAAGAACTGTTTGTTCGCATTATGAATTAGACGCGCGTGAATATATGTCTGACCCTAGCAGACCAAAACCGTATCAACCAAGAGGTGCTCTTGACGGAACTGCTGCAAATACAGAAATGGGAAAAAATATGTCATTTATGGCGCGTTATGGCGCCTCATGTGGTACGCCTTTTAACGCAGAAGAGTTCTGCAAGAAACGCAGACAATGGGCTTATTTAAAACCTTACTTGATGGATAGACCTTCACAACCTTGGACGTTGTTTACAACAACAAGGTCATATAAACGCACCAAAACTATAAGACTTAGGGAAAAATCATCCAAAAATACATCAAGAAGATCAAACAAATAGAAGGCATAAAACCAAACTATGATATAATATTATTAATGCAAATAATATTATAAAAAAAATATGCTATATTATATTAAACAATGGAAAGTATATCATGGAAATTAATAGATAAATATTTCAAAGACAATCCACACAATTTAGTAGCTCATCATTTAGAATCTTACAATGATTTTTTTGATGGTGGGATAAATAACATTTTTCGCGAAAATAATCCTATAAGGTTTATTGAAAGAGAAGAAGAAGGTCTAGACACTCGCAACGAAAGCTTATTATATTTAGGTGGAAAAAATGGGTCAAAAATTTATTTTGGCAAACCGGTAATTTACGACGACAATTACGCGCATTATATGTATCCAAATGATGCAAGATTGCGAAATATGACATATGGGGTTACAGTTCATTATGACGTTGAGGTTGAATACATATACTACGTAGATGGCGAAAAAACAGTTTTAACAAAAACATTAGAACAAATATATCTAGGACGTTTTCCAATTATGCTTCAATCTAAATTATGTATCTTAAACTCTTTGACGAGAGATGCGCGTTTTAATATGGGCGAATGCAAGAACGACTATGGTGGATATTTTATTATTGACGGAAAAGAAAAATCCATAGTTTGTCAAGAGAAGTTTGCAGATAATATGCTTTATATTCGCGCAAATAAACCAGATGATACATACAGTCATTCTGCGGAAATACGTTCTGTGAGCGAAGACGCGTCAAAACCGGTTCGCACAAGTGCTGTTAAAATTGTTGCTCCCAGCACAAGACTTTCTAATAACCAAATTGTTGTCTTAGTTCCAAACGTTAGAAAACCTGTTCCTTTATTCATTTTAATGAGAGCATTGGGAGTTGTTTCTGATAAAAGCATTATTGAATATTGTTTATTAGACTTGAATAAAAACGAGTCTTACATTGATTTATTCATACCTTCAGTGCATGATGCTAACAAGATTTTTAATCAGGAAACAGCGCTTAGATATATTGCTTCTTTCACAAAGCGTAGAACAATTACTGGCACGTTGGACATTTTAATGAATTACTTTTTACCGCACATTGGCGAGCAGAACTTTTTAGAAAAGGCGTATTTTGTTGGTTATATGGTGAATCGTATGTTACGCGTATTTACAAAGGAGGACAAACCAACGGACCGTGACAACTTTCGATTCAAAAGAATTGAGCTTTCAGGTTCACTCATTTACGATCTTTTCAGAGAATACTATTTGATTCAAAAGAGAGATATTTCTCTTAAAATAGACAACGAGCATTACTACCACAAAGGTTCTTATTCTGGTAAAAAATTCCCAGAGCTAATTGAAAAAAACTATGGAGACTTTTTCAAAGAGAGAATTTTAGAAAGTGGTTTTAGAAAAGCATTTAAAGGAAACTGGGGAGCTGAAGAGCATACAAAAAGAGTGGGTGTTGTTCAAGATTTGAACCGTTTGTCTTGGAATACTTTTATCTCTCAACTTCGCAAATTTAACTTACCATTAGATGCAAGTGCAAAGGTTGTCGGACCTCGTTTACTTCATTCTAGCCAATGGGGTTATATTGATCCTGTGGATACTCCAGACGGTGGCAATATTGGATTGCACAAACACATGGCAATCAGCACCTTTGTAACAAGTGGTGCTTCATCTGTGCCAATGATTAAATGGTTGCGTGCAAAAACAACTATGCGAATATTACAAGAATGCTCATCTAAAATGCTAGGAAATATGACAAAGATTTTTGTAAATGGTGTATGGATTGGTGCGATTGATAATCCCATAGAAACCGTCGCAACGTTTAAGATGTTTAGACGCAATGGTTTAATTCCCGCTTTCAATAGCATCTCATTTAATTATGAGAATAACGAAATTTTTATTTACACCGATTCCGGTAGATTGAGTAGACCTATATATTACATTGATAAAATGACTAATAAAATTAGTTACGATAGAAAAGACATTATTGAAAAGATCAACGACAACGATTACACGTGGGAAGAAGCTGTAAGTGGATTTCATAAAAAATCAGTTGAAAATTTCAGTATTAAAAATAATAATATTTATGATATTGATGAATTATATCCTGACCTTAAAAGTTTGGAAAATATTGAAAAGGAATTTGAAAAGGACAAATCAGTTATTGAATATGTGGATACATCCGAAGAAGAGGGTTTGCTAGTGGCAACAAAGCCAGACGATCTTAAAAAGAATAATTTTTATACCCACATTGAAATTGATCCTTCACTCATATTGGGTGTTATGGGAAACCTAATTATCTATCCTGAAAACAATCCATTGCCTCGTAACTCATTCTCTTGTGGTCAAAGCAAACAAGCCGTTTCAGTTTATCATTCCAATTTCCAATCACGCATTGATAAGATGGGCGTTATTTTGAACTCTGGTCAAATACCACTATTAAAATCAAAATACTTGGAATATTTAAATAAAGAAGAAATGCCATATGGAGTGAATGCTATTGTGGCAATTATGTCTTACACTGGGTATAATGTGGAAGACGCTATTTTAATTAATGCAGGTTCAGTTGCTCGCGGAATCTTCAGAACCACTTATTATTCAATGTATGAGGCGAGAGAAGAAACTTCAAAAATTTCCGGTTCTACTTCAAACTCTTATTTTGCCGATGTTCAAACCAAAAATGTAACAGGATTGAAGCCTGGATACGATTACAGTAAACTAGATAAATGGGGTTTAATAAAAGAAGACACTCCTTTAGATGATAAAACTGTCGTCATTGGAAAAGTCACATCTAATTCAATTGATTCCGATGTAGTTATTGACTCTTCCGTTTTCCCTAAAAAGGGACAGCTTGGATACGTTGACAAATCATTTATTACAGAGGGAGAAGAGGGAACTCGCATTGCAAAGATTCGCATTCGTGAAGAGCGCATTCCAGCCATTGGTGATAAAATGGCTTCTAGAGCAGGTCAAAAGGGAACACTTGGTCTAATTATTCCTGAAGAAGACATGCCTTTCACAAGCGATGGTATTCGTCCTGATTTAATTATTAATCCACATGCCCTTCCATCTCGTATGACTATTGGACAATTAGTAGAAAGTCTATTTGGGAAAGCGTGTCTTGCATATGGGGGATTTGGCGATTGCACTGCATTTCAAACTAAAGGCCCGCACGTTGGTGTCTATGGTTCTATGTTAGTAAACGCGGGGTTTCATTCTAGTGGAAATCAGGTTTTATACAACGGTATGACTGGTGAGCAAATTTATTCTGACATTTATGTTGGACCAACTTATTACATGCGTTTGAAACACATGGTAAAAGACAAGATTAATTATCGCGCCAGAGGACCTAATACAATGCTTACCAGACAACCTGTTCAAGGCCGTGCCAATGATGGTGGTCTTCGCATTGGTGAAATGGAACGCGACGGTGTCTTGGCTCACGGTGCGTCGGCATTTTTGAATGAATCTTTTATGGTTCGTGGCGACGAGTATTACATGGCGGTGTGCAATAAAACTGGTTGTATTGCAATTTACAACGAGTCATTGAATTTGTTCTTGAGCCCATTTGCTGATGGGCCAATAAAATTCTCTACAACACTGGATGGAAAAACAAATATTGACAATATTAGTAGATTCGGACGTTCTTTTAGCGTTGTTCGTGTGCCATATGCATTGAAACTTTTGATGCAAGAGCTGCAGACAATGAATATACAAATGAGAATTATTACAGAGGATAATATAGATCAATTAATGAACATGTCATATTCAGACAACCTTAATAAATTATTGAAGACAGATGATAAAAAACTTGGTGTAGCAATTTCTGGATATCTTCAAAGCGTTCAAAAGATCCAACAGCAGCCCGCGTCGCGTAGACTTCCTACTCCTTCACCAGAATTTGCTCCAGAGCGCGCGTCCGATGACAGCGTTCCTTATGCTTCAGCAAGTCCAGCATACGATCCAAATGCGAGCCCCTCATATAATCCAACTAGTCCAGCGTACGATCCAAATGCGAGTCCAGGTTATGATCCAAACGATAATTCGGTTTACAACCCAAATAGCCCTCAATATAACCCCAATGACAGTCCCGTATATGCGCCACATACTCCGGAGGACAGTCCGCCAAAATTCAGTCCGCATAGTCCAACAGAACCTCCACCAATTCAAGGCATTAAATTAAAAAATGAAGAAGTAAAGACACAGTTTGACGCACTTCCGGAGAGAGATAAAATAATGTTAATGAAAATGGTTGCTGAAAAGAATGCAAATAAGGACAAACAAGCAAACGAGGAGCCAGTCGCAACAAATCCGATTTCATCCAAATCAGAACCTCAAGATGTAACCTCTATATTAAAGGTTCCTGAAGAGAAAAAGTCAGATGATGAAGATTCATCGTCAAATTCTGAGAAAAAGGGAGGCGAAGTAAAATCTGTATCATTTAACACAGATTCTGATTCATCTTCCAGTGAAACAAAACATATTAAAATTTAATTATATTGCGTAGACTAGCAACCCAGTAATTTAAATTTAATTTTTATTTATTGTGTTTTGATAATAAATAAAAAATTGAATGAAAATATTAAAGATAATGTGTTGTATAAATATAATGGCGACACAGAACTCAAGTGGATTAGTATCAATTGTATACAAGTCTAGAAAGACCGTTTTAGAACTTATGACAAAACAAAATTATGCAACCGATGATTATTCAAATTTTAGTATTAACGAGGTAAATTCCATGCTTCAAAATAAGCAACTAGACATGCTTTTGGAGAAAAAGGAAGAAGACCCTTCTACAAAGAGGAAGAACAAAATTTACATCCGATACTATTTAGCAAAAACGCTACGTCCTCAGAATATTCAGGAAATAATTGATGATCTCTTTAATTTAGAGGAAGTTCTTACAAAGAGCGACACATTGATGATTATTATTAAAGACGATATGAATGAAACAATGACCAACTTGTTGAAGCACACCTGGGAACAAGATGGAATTCTTATTGTCATTCAAAGCATTAAACGATTGCAGTTCAATATTCTAGAACACATTCTCGTTCCACCTCATAGAGTATTGTCGCGCGATGAGGTTGCGCAAGTAAAGAACAAGTATAACATTGTGGATGATTCACAATTCCCAGATATTTCCAGATTTGACCCCGTTGCCCAAGTTATTGGAATTCGTCCTGGGCAAGTGTGTGAGATTATTAGACCTAGCAAAACTGCTATTAAGAGTTTTTATTATAGGATTTGTGTCTAATTATAAATTCTAAATGTATATATAATGGAAAGTCCAGATCAGATTCTTGACAAGTTAAATGCATATACATCAAAATTTTATTCTGCTTTAGATGATTTTTCTAATTCATATATAAACTACAAACTGTATCCAGGATACAGTGAAAATGAGAACATTTACGCGAATAATAAAGCTATTTTAGAATCTTTGCAAGCTGATGTATTTGTAGCTACAAATGATGTTCAGAGAAATATAGAGACTCTTAATGGCCTAATAACTGATTTAAACTCAAAAATCTCTGCAGAAAAAACTAAAAACGCAACGTTGAAATCGCAATTGTCTCAGTTAATATCAAGTTCAAATGGCGCCAATTCATTAATTGGCGAATCTAGTGAACTTTATAAAATACAATGGTTGTCAAACATTACATTGTTTATTGGTATTTTTTTGGTTTTAATAACTCTATTTAAGGTATTCAAAAAACCAACAATTCCTCTTCAAACTGCAGTATAATACAAAATACATTTTCTATACAATTCTATAAATATAAAATGTATCAAATAGCTTTCAATATTTACAAAACATATAACAAGAAGTTAGAACATCCGACGGTTAACAAATTTGCGCCGTCATTTTTTAACAAAAAATTAAAAGAATATGCAAACGAGTCATTAAAAAAATCAATACAAAAAATAAATGACCAATATAAAGACCCAAACTACAAAAATAAATTAATACTCGCAAAGGCATTTGCTAAAAACAATAATAATACATTCAAATTATTTGCGGGTGTCACAACGATATCTTTCTCTTTATATTTAGTCTATTCTTTTATGAAAAGATGTTGGACATAATGTTTTCTTATTATATATAAACAATGGGCGATGACTCAAGAGATGATGTGAATTCAAAACTTATTGCATTGCAAGCATTAGAAGGACAATATAGGAATAAACTAACAGAATATGAAAACGGATATGCGACATATATAAGCGCTTTGCAATCGCAAAAATCTGGTTCTAGCAGTTATGTTGTTTTGCCGGAAAAAACTTACATGGGGACTGGAAGTATTTCCGAAACAATAAACAGTAGTGCATCAATGTGTGAAGCTTCTTGCAGCGCAAACGCATTGTGCACTGGAGCATCCTTTAATTCCACTTCAAAGGTTTGCAAGTTAAGAAGCGGTAATAGTTTATTAACACCAGGAGCTACAAGCGATAATGCAATTATAACTGACGTTAGACAAAAACTAATAAATTTAGAGACAATAAATGCCCAATTAATAGAAATAAACAATCAAATGACAACTTTATACAATCAAATGCAACCATTGGTTACTACTCAAACAGAAACACTTTTAACAAACAATGGAACTTTAACAACGCAATATTCCGAGCTTATGAAAGAAAAATTTAAAATTGTAAAATTAATGGATGAATACAAAGACACTTATGCTGAATACACCGAAACGAGTCTTTCCACAGATCAACGAAACTCATCTTACTATTTATGGTTAATTATTGCCATTATTTCTATTATATTGGTAATCAAGTTTATTTTTTTTCCTGAAGCAAAAGGAAACTTGGTAAGTATAATATTGTGGACAATTATTATTATATGCATAACGTTATCAACAATTCATTTAAATAACCCTTCGGCATATGCTATATGGGTATTTTTAGTTGCACTTGTATTAATGATGAAATCAAATTTGATACCTTCTTTTTAATAAATAATTTTAATTTAACATAAATGTAAATATTTTTGTATGTATTTATATTAATGATATCCGACACTCAAAATAACACATCAGCAACATTAAGACAGGGCGTAAATTTTAAAAATTATCAAAAAAAGATTGTCAATAGTGTAGCAAAGAAGAATAAACAGTTGGTTGAAGGGTTTACCACAAATGAAAATATTTACAACTCTAGAGGTTTAGTATCTCAAGTAGATATGGTTCAAAATGCCGCGAGAGAGTTAGAAGATCTTAAGAGTAGTTTTTCTAGTCTTTTGCAACGCTATCAAGCAGCAAATGCTCAATTATTAACTGCAACAACTTCTTACATAAATGCTCCTGCTCCAACTAATTCCACTGTTGGAAAAAATGTTTTTGTGAATGAAATTGTTTCAAACCCTAGTTCTGATTTTGTTGGTGCTTATGTAGACAACGCGACCACTCCGACAATGACAAAATTAACGGGAAAATTGGATGGATACACCTTTTCAGATTGCCAACAAGCTGCGTTAGGTACGGGAACACAGTATTTTGGTTTAAGTCAAGCTAATGCAGCCACACAAAAGGCCACGTGTTCAACAAGCAATTCATTGAGTGACATAGAAAAATATGGAGTCGCAGGAGCAAATTGCGTTCAAGGAAGCGATGGTAATTTATACGGAGGAAATTTAACAAACGCAATATACCAAGTACCAGATGCTCAATTTGTTGGAAACTACGGAGACAATCCCAATCGTGCAATGCCAACCTTCGCAAACAATGGAAGTCGCACATATACATATGAAACGTGCAAAAAAGCTGCTGTTGACGGAGGATTTAATCTCTTTGGTTTACAATATTATAGCGGAGGAAACGATGGATACGCGCAATGCGCTTTGAGCAACAATTTTACCGCTGCAACTCAATATGGACAAAGTGGAAGTCAATCTACAAATGGACAGGGTCAAACAGTTGGTGGAGGTTGGGCAAATGCAATTTATGCCGTTCAATCTAATGGAACTTACGTTGGTTGTTATAATGACAACGCTACGTCGCCTGCAATGACAGGAGCAAATGGTGGTTCAGCTACCTTTTCTGTTGATACGTGTCAACAATACGCTATACAGAATGGCTACAAATACTATGGCTTGCAAGGAGGTAGCGCAGGAACATCAAGGTGTTTTGTAAGCAATAGCTTACAAGCATCCCAAAAATATGGAGAATCAACACCAACGTCTAATTTTACGGATGGAAAGAAATATGGAAATAATCTAGTAAATTCTGTCTATGGAGTAAAAACAATGGGGTTCCCTGAGTATATGGGTAAAGTAGGCCACATTGGTAATGATGGTTCATTGGCAGAATATCCTTATTCTATGATCAAAACTGTTAATAATGCGCCGACCATCGTTGATTATGACAGCAGTTGTTCGCCAGATATTACAAATATTAATAGCGTTCAGTGGAAAAATTACAAAAAAGTTAGCAATATGACACCAACCACAAAATGTGGACTTGGAACTGCAATTCAAGCAGATCAAAATTCCGTCGCAGAGTTGGGAAAAGAGTTGGAAGAAATTTCAGCAGAAATTATTGCGATTATTAATTATTTAGAAAGCCTTGACGCAAATATAATTTCACAGGTTGGTATTAATAAACAAGCCCTAGATCAAATGTCAACTCAATACAATAATTATAACAATAAATTTTTACAGTATAAAAACGTGGAATATAAAAATATAACGGGAATATTATCAGAAAGTGGAGTTGTTACAACGCAAGAAAATTATAGTTATATATTGTGGAGTGGTTTAGCGGTTACCTTGATAATAGCATCGCTTGTGTTAGTGAGAAGAGGAAATCAGTAATATCTTACAAATTTGCCAAAGTATATTGAATATATTATCTTATTATATTCTATATAAATGACCATAACTACAGAAGAAGAAAGCGCAGAATTAATCGGAGACATTCAAAATCTTCAAAATATAGAATTAGATTTATTTGATACTTTAGAGAAGGGAGTTGCAAATAACACATTAACTGCTGCAGACAAAACAACTATAATTGATCAAATTAATAAAGTATCTGACATGAGAGTGAGGTTGTTTGCCAATCTTAACAGTTTAAATCAAAGTTATCAAGGAAGCGTTGCAACTGGTGGTTCTGTAATTCAGAACCAACTCAGTGCTCTTAATATAGTTGAAAATGAATTGAACCAGTATACAGATTCTATCAAAGCGATAAGCAACGAAAAAAACAATATGCAAAGAATGGTAGAAATAAACACGTATTATGGCGAAAAATACTCCGACCACAAAAGCATAATGAAAACTGTTGTCTATTTTTGCATTCCAATCATTTTATTAACAGTTTTAGCAAATATGGGATTTCTTCCTAGAAGCATTTATGCATTTTTATTAATTATTCTATGCGTTGCTGCAATTGTTATAATAGGAGCAAAATTAATAAAATCATTGTCTCATGATAACATGAATTACCAAGAATATTCTTGGGGAACTCAAGCTCCAACGGCGCCTGCAGTTGACACTAGCAATTCTAGTGGAAAAAATCCATGGTTTAGCGTTGGCGCCAGTTGCGTTGCTCAAGAATGTTGCGAAGACGGGTTTACTTATGTTCCTTCTCCCACCAATAAATGTGTATCCAATGCAAATTTGCCATCTGGAGTTGCACCATATAATCCAAGTCAGGCGGTAAGCTCGTCGGCTGCTACAGGCATTTCTGGACTTCTAGGAAGAGCCGCCGCGGGGACTACCACAGGTTTAACAAGTGCTGCTTCAGGCTTTACAGGCACGGCCACGCAAAGTGTGGCATCTGTTTACAGCGCTTTATCTAATATTTAAAACAAAAATTCTATTTATTTCTATTGTAATTGAGGAATTATAAATTATATTATTAAAAAACAAATAATAATATAATATAACAACAATGTCAATAAATCAAAATCAATTAAACAGCTTAGCTGCACAACAACAACAAACAACTGATCAGATTAACTCGCTAATTAGTCAATCAACAGATGCATTAACGTGTGGTACAAATTGTCAGAAAACCAGAAAGACAGATTCATTGCACCAAACTTATTTAAACGCTCAAGCAAATGTGCAAACTGCTCCTTTTCAATTGCAAGAGGCCGAAAAGAATTATTACACTCATGCCGAAGGAACTGCTGGATATAATGCGGTTAGGTCAAATGCTGTAACACAACAAGCTGCTGTGGCAACAAGTTCCGCAACATCAACGTTTCAAAATGGTGTTGATTCCGCTACAACTTTAACTACAACGTATAATAGTTTAAGTATTACATATCAGAACGCGTTTGAACTTTATAAAAAATATTTGGAAGAAAATGCTGAACTTCAAGACGAAATAAACGAAATAAACACCGATACGGTTACAAATGACAGAAAAACTTATTATGAAAGTCAAGGTTACGATAAACTTAAAAGCTGGTATAAATTATTCACGTGGATATATATATTTTTTTTAATTGTGTATGTTATTGGTATGTTTTTAGCTGGCAGCAGTTATAGTTTTATTTCCAAGATTTTAATACTTATTGCCCTCATTTTATATCCATTTGCAATAAATTACGTTGTTATATTTGCATACAATGGAATGAATCGCATTTATAGTTTGTTACCTAAAAATGCATATACAACTTTGCAACAAAGTTAATTATTTTACACTTTGTAATATTTTTATTATAATATTGCATTATAATAAAAATGTGTTGGAATCAACATGTATCATTAAATACTTTTTTATTTAGTATCTTTGTATTGTTGCTTATTATATACAATAACGCTTTCACGCAGTACAAGATTACATATTTAAACAATCCGTGGATGTATCTTTTCTTTGCGTCTTTCATATTTATGCAGTTGATAGAATTTTTTATTTGGAGAAATGTTGATGATAAATTTTATAATAATATATTTTCTACAATGGCAGCACTACTAATTGTTTTTCAACCACTGGCCAGTCTCATGTTGTTATCAAAGGTTTCTCTAAGAAACACGTTATTAATGATATATATAATAACTGCCGCGCCATATTTTATTTATAAAACGTTAACCAAAACTATGCATTCCACAGTAAGCAAAAAAGGCCATCTAAATTGGGTTTTCAGTGATACAAATGGGGTATTCTTTGGAAATACATCATTTGCATTTGTTTGGTGGTTGTTTTTCTTTTTGTTTAGTTTATTCTACGAGAGAAAATGGTCTGGGTTCTTCTTTGGGTTTATTTTATTGTTCATTTCATATTATAATTATACAAATGACCAAACTGCGGGTTCAATGTGGTGTTGGATTGTAAATTCGGTTATGATTTATTATGCCGCTTATTTATTAATTTATTTACCATTTTGCGAAAAGGGTTTGTGTCGCAATTAAATAAAATAAAATAAAAATATTTTTTACTATATTTTTATTTTTCTATTTTTTTATTTTGGATTTACAAACACATTTTAGTTGTTCAAATCGTCAACTTCATTTTGTCCTTCTTGATCTGGATAAATAATCTCACAATTCACCCACCCATCCTTCTTGGATTTGCCAAATTTCTTATCCATATATTCGCACAATTCAACGCCCTTGGGAGCCTTTCTGTTGCCCTGCTGCTCTTGGAACCAAATCTTGAACTGTTCGCACAATTCTCGCTTTCCAATTCTCTTTCCATCTTTTCTAACGACCATCTCGCTAACAAAGCCTGCAATATGATCCTGACCTTGGCGATATTTGTTAGACGCGGCCATGACAATATCACAATTTTCTACTACACCTTGAGTCTCAAACGCGCGCTTTACAAGCATGCTTGCAAATACTGGAGCCCAAGCTGGAAGCTTTTCCTTCAATTTGGGATCCTTGGGAAATTGATATTCGCCATCATCTTTTGGGTCCTCAGGATTTACAAATTTTGACATGAAATCGCACAAACGAATGCGTCTCCACGTTCCATCATCATTGCTTCCTACCTCAAACAACATATTTAAACACACTACCAAATGGAATTGGATACTAAACTTTTCTGATTCGCAATACAACGCGCGAGCCGTCATAGATGAATCGCCAGTAAGCTGTTTCATCATACCTTCATTTATTTTTGTTTCCTTTGAAGGCTCTTGCATAACTGCATAACGCACACCCTTCAATTGCATAACCTCCGAAGAAGTTCCGCCAACGCCAACGCGCTTTTCAGTAACAAGTGTTACAGGAACAATTCCAGCATATTCACCAAGTGTCAACGCCATCAAATCCGTCAACAAAGATTTTCCATTGGAGCCATTTCCACGATAAATGTTGAACGTTTGGTTAATATTCTCACCAATAAGTACAGACGACAAATGGTCCCACATATATCTGTTAAGAGATTTAACTGGAAATAGTTGTTCCATAAAGGTTGTAATCTGGCCAGCAATCGCACCATCCCTTTCTTGGTTGAACACATAATACTGAATTCCGGTCGTCTTTGTAATGTAATCTTGAGGATAACCATCTCGGAAAAGCTTGTTCTTCAAATCTACAACGCCGTTTGTGAAGCAAAGCAGATATCTGTTCTCGTCCATCTTCTTGACGAATTCCTCATCATAGAAGATTTCAGCGGCCTCCCTGAAAATATTGCTCTTGTCATTGGTCTTCTTCAACTTAACAGACAATTCCGAGACATGTCTAATCTTCTTTTTAAACTGCTCATAGCGCTCATCTGTTGATTCAAACGCAGACATCTGGCCAATATAAACTTTCTGCTGATTCTGATACAGATTGTACATTTCTCTTGAGATTGACAACCGCAAAGAATGTCCTAAATCTCGCTCCCAATGATGATTCCTGAAAACATACCAAGTTTTATTCGCAATGCTGCTGCAAATATATTTGTCTTTGAACATTTGATGCAAAACCATTGCAAAATCATAATCTGTTGGAGTGTTGATAGTCTCCTCCAAGAAATGCTGAACAGTATTTTGCTTCACCTTTAGATAGTCTTCAAAAGCGTCTTGCTTTGCCCAATACAAAATAGATCGCTTTGTGATTCCGTCCGGTCTTGTTTTAAAATCTTTCCTCCATCTTACATACAAATCAGGAATAGTTTTATAATCAAAATCACTTGCCTTGCTGCGCAACATCACCCAGGACAAGAATAGGCGATCATCTGTATGCTTTAAACCAAACCCAACCATTGTGTTCAATATGTGAGACCCTGGTTCATAATACTTTGCAGGCAAAATCTGCGTATATTCGTGAACTTCCTTAACGTTGTATTCACTCAAATTCATGTCCTTGAAGACATTGTTCACCGCTCGTTGAAGCATATCTGCGTTTTTAATATCCTCAAGTGAAATTGATTCTTCTTCCTCATTGTCACCGGTTATGAGCAATTTCATTTTGGTGTTTGACGTGACCGTTCGTTTTGGTTTTATCAGGGTTTTCATCTCTTCATATTCGCCTTTAATTTTTGTGTTCATTTCAAATTCAGGATGCTCTGAATATCTGGCAGACACCTTGTGCAAATCCTTTGCTACGTTGAACGCCGTTTTAATATCCTTCTCATCCATCATAAATTCTCCATCCGACGAATCATACGTAATTGAGTAATACTGAGTCAATTCATACGCCATATTTCCAGGCTTTCTTGAACCAAACACCTGCCAATTTGTGGTGCCTTTGCTGATTCCCTCATCCAAAACTGCTTCCCAACTATTAATAATTGGAAGGTCCCAAATTTCGTGAATCTTTGTCAAAACTTTCTTACGCAAAAGCATCTGCAAAGAATGTTCCATTTTTATACCAATAATAATATGAACACCATCCTTTGTAAGAGATTTATCGGCTAACCGATTTACGTCTGGTTTTTCAAAAACGTAAATCGGAAAAGGCTTATGTTCTTCAAAAACATAGAATTCCTTAAGTAGTTCCAAATACACCAAATTGATTATATCAATAACGTGATCCTTTGTATGCTGTCTAGTTTCAACGTCATAACTATATCTGAAATCAAAATCAAGCAAAATTGCACTCCCGGTCTCCAATTGTTTTTCTGTCAAATATTCCATTTTTCCGTTGACAAACACCGCTCCATGATAAAGAGCCCAAAATGTCGGTTCCATTTCTTTTGGAATAATGTATGAACCTCCATAAATCCCTAGTTCTTTGCTGGGAATTCTCGTATGAGTCAATGAAATGTTGATCCCCTCCCTCTTTTCAGAGTTAGCGTTATGCTTTGAAAGAAATTCATTTAAATCTTTAAATTGGGTTTGTTGAGCATCCATCTTTGTTGTTGGTATTATATGTTGATATTTTTCTATTTCGTTTTTTTTATTAATTACAAGAAATTCAAAACAAAGCGTTTAACGAATGTATTATATTATTATTACTGAAATAGATATAGAAATAATGCGATATATTTTATAAATATGTCTTCAGAAAAAACAACCGTCGTGACAAAAGATACAATAACTAGATTGTTGCGCGACGTAAAGGGTATTATGAAAAATCCATTGACAGAAAACGGAATTTATTACGTACACGATGATACTGACATTTTGAAAGGATATGCATTGATTATTGGGCCTTCAGACACGCCTTATTTTGGAGGAAATTATTTTTTTGAGATCAATTATCCGTCAAATTATCCTCACAGTCCTCCTCAAGTTGTTTACTGCACAAATGGAGATAATATTCGTTTTAACCCAAATCTTTATAAGTGTGGAAAAGTGTGTGTTTCTATTTTAAATACATGGCGCGGAGAACAATGGACGTCTTGTCAGACTATATCCACTCTCTTATTAACTCTGTGCACGTTGTTGTGTGAAAATCCTATTTTAAACGAACCTGGCGTCACAGCAACGCATCCAGATTTTGCAAATTACACTAAGATTATTGAATATAAGAATATTGAAATTGCTATTTTAAAAATGGTTAATAAAGTTTCCGGTGTTTATCCAGAAAAATTTGATTTTTTTTATTCAATTGTTAAAGAGAATTTTATTAAAAATAAAGGTGCAATTTTAAAGCATTTAGAAGACAAGGCTCGCAAAAATTCAAAATCCGAGCAAATATGCACTAGCATGTATAACATGAGCATTACCTTGCATTACCCCAATCTTTTGAATTTATTTAAAGAAATAAATGAAACAACAAAATGAGACAAGCAGATTCGTTTTACTTTGCGATTATCTTAATATATAAAATAAAAATTGAATTAAATAAATAATGTGATGTAATAATATATAGCCAATATGCACTTCTGCAGTTCATGCCAAAATATGTATTACATTCGCATTGATAGCGAAAACACTAATAAACTTGTTTATTATTGCAGAAATTGTGGAAACGAGGATTCAACTCTAGAGGTTGACAACATTTCAGTGTCAAAAATTCAAGTATCAAAAGGAGAACAAAAATTTAATCATATAATTAACAAGTACACAAAACTTGATCCTACATTGCCTAGAATTAGCAAAGTTTTGTGCCCCAACGTTGAATGCGATACAAATACGCACAGCAAACCCAGAGAAGTTATTTACATTCGCTATGATGATGTCAATATGAAATACATTTATTTGTGTTCAAGTTGCGACACTGTGTGGAAAACCGACGAACAAAAGTAATTCATCTGATTGCGCTTGAAAATTTAGAAACATCCTTTTCAAACTAAAACCTTTTTTATTATAACGCATTTATAATAAAAAATTGATTCAACTTATTTAAAAGTATCTTTAGTTAATATATCAAAACATGAGTCACGAAGAGAAAGAACAATTATATTCTGATTCAGAATCGGAGGACGAACTAGATGAAAATGAAGAGGAAGAAGAGGAAGAGCAAGAAGAGCCAGAAGAAGAAGAAGTTGCCGATGAAGATGTTGATGAAGAAAAAAGTGTAGAGGAAGAGGAAGACAACGATGACGGAAGCGAAAATGAATATTCTTCTAAAACTATTCCTCAACTTGGCGGGACAAAAGATGACGAAGATGAAGACGATGATGATATTGCTGGACCTTATCTCCAAAAATTTAACTCGGAAGTCAATAAAAATTATCTTGTGGATTTTCATCCAGAATGCACAATTAACAATTATGACGAAATCAACGCATTGACTAGAGTGATTCGCGATAAAAATAACAACATTGTTGATGAGATTCATAAAACAATTCCGTTCTTAACAAAGTATGAGCGAACGCGTATTATTGGTCAGAGGACCAAGCAAATTAACTCTGGTGCAAAAGCGTTTGTCAAGGTTCCAGAAAACGTTATTGACGGGTATTTAATTGCTGAACTAGAACTTTATCAAAAGCGCATTCCGTTTATTATCAGACGCCCTTTGCCTGGAGGTGGATGTGAATACTGGAACTTGAAGGATTTGGAAATTGTATAAGTTAATAATAATTGTTAAATTTATAAAATAAAAAGTTGTTTTATTTTATATTCAGAAAAGCTATCAATACCCAACGCGTTTATTCATTCTTTGTGTGAGAATTCTTTATATGAGCATCATTTATTACATTAAACGTTTTTTGTTTTAAGTCTTCCCAGTTGTTTCCACTAATTTTTTCATGAACGTAGACATTACACGTGGAATTCATCCAATTTAAAAAATTTACCGGGTCACCCTTTTCAGAGCCAAAATCACGACGTTCATACACAAGCGTTATTGGTAAAATTTCAATATTCTCATCACTAGCTAAATGAAAAATTCCATTTTTAAATTCTTTTAAAATACCACACTTATGAGTTGTTCCCTCCGGGAAAACCAAAATATTTGAATTGCAATTTGTTATTTTTTCCATTATCGCATCTTTAACGTCCTCTCCGCTTTGCTTGTCTCCTCTTTTATATGAAATTAAATTTGATGACTCCATAAATGCTTTTTTTATAAACGACAAAATACAACTTATTGCATTTTTGTCAACTTCATTTCCAACCAAATCAGATTTTACAACACTATATAAATTATTTGACGGTTTATTCATAATACTAAAAAAAATTAATCCATCCAACCCCTCGTAGTGGTTTGACATTATCAACATATTTGAATCATTCAAATAATGAATATTTCCATGCGTTTTAGTTTTAATGTTCGCAATGCGTAGAATAATGTTGGTTAATAAAAAATTCATAATTGCCGTGCTAGTTTCTTTGTCAAAAATATAATATTGAATTACATTAGTTATTACGGCAAATAATATAAAAACTAACTTAATTTTTTCAAAAAATACATTAACGGTTTGAATAAAAAAATTATCTATATAGGAAATTTCATTATATTGATTATCTTCTTCATCTTCTTGTGATTCTGTCATTCCTTTAAAACACATAGTATATTTATTGCAATTTTTGTCTTTATGTTTATTTCTGGTATTTTATTAATAATACAAAATTTATACTACAACAAAATATTGTCTAAAAAATGTTTATTATTTTTTGCGTCATTGTATCCCTTTTCAAATAAATCTGTAAAATTGTATTTTGATCTGGAAAACAGACTTGTATAATCAGATATATGGAATTTTAACGTAAAATATTTTTCTATAGGTGTTTTTTTATCATTTTCCCAAATCTCAGGAGTTATATGCAAAGATGGTTTAATTGTATTTAAATACGGATATTTACTAAACCCGCCATCAAATGCATTTATATTATTATATTTATTCAAAAAAGTTGTTCCCGTTATATAAGGAATATGTGAACTTGCAATGCAGCAATTTAATGCGTCTTCTAACGTGTTAAAATCAGAAAAAATGTGCGTTTTTATTTTTAGTTTTTCAAAACTGGTAACTCCAATAAATAATTTTTTCAAGTCAAAGTCGGCTTCCTTGTATTTTTTTAATATATTATATTTTATCATGTACTCTAAATCAATAATTGAAATTGCATTATTCAAGTTATCATCCAACATATTATATACAAATTCTATGGGATTGTGTTTATACGTCATAAATAATGAATTCCACGCTCCAGCGGACGCTCCTGAAAATATAAATCGTTCTAAATCATAATTTTCCTTAATAAATGTCGTTGTTCCAAGCATATAAAACCCGTTAAATCCGCCAGGAGATATGGATATTAATTTTTTGTCTTTAATGTAGTCGTTATCCTTTAAATAAAGCATATGATCATCACATAACCATTTATTTCCATTTATATTAACACAGTCTTCATTATTTGCAAACGGTTTAATTAGTTTTGGCAAAACTTTGCGAGTTCCTACAATTTTTGTTGCAAAGTTATTGTATACCCCGGAAAAAAATATTGTCGCAATAGAAAGTAACTTAACTACCATTTAATATTATTTGTTATATTTTTTATTTGATTTGATTTGATTTGATTTGATTTGATTTGATATATATTTTTTGAAGGATATAAATATTATAGTATATCTATATAGTATAAAGAGAATTCCAATGCTCTTCCATGGGTTATTTTTTTTGCTGCTGCTGGGCCAATCTAGCTGTTTTTCACCACAAAATAAGTGTTATGACTTGACGTTTGGAAAATGTTCAACCATGACATATTGCGGTAAAACGGATACTGGTGTGCGCGCGTGTTTACCTTGTCATGTAGGAAAACTATGTCCTGGTGATGGATATATGTATCTTGCACCACAAGTAAACAATTTTAAACTAAATCACAATAGTGCAAAATATATAACCAACGTTAAAAATAATAGTTACATTGTTTCTTCAAATCGCATTTTAATACGCAAAAAATTACAAAAACTTAAGAAAATAGTTAAAATAGTAAAGGTGGGTTTAAAAGTTGCCGCTATAGCTAAAACTGGTGGTGTAGCTGGTTTGAAAATGGCTGCCACTTCAAAAATAAAACAAATTGCAATTAGAAAAGGTATACAATGTTTAAAGAATGGATTAAGCAATTTTTGCAAAGGAAAGAAAAAGGGTGGAAAAATTACTTTGTCAAAGAGTTTGAAAGTGAAACCTAAAATTGGCGGAGCTGTTAGAAAACCAAAGATAACAAAGCCCAAGGTAACAAATCTCAAGACAAGAACTTCCAAGGCAAGAACAAGAACATCAAAAACAAAACCACTACTAAAAACAAAAGGAAAAGGAAAAACAAAAGGAAAAACAAAAGGAAAAACAAAAGGAATAGTAAAAAGACGAGTAACAAAACCACAATCAAAACAAAAACTATGCAGCAACATTTTTGATTCACTTGCAAATAAAGTGAACAATGCTACTAGTCATGTTGCAGACAAGGTTGTTAACAAAGGTAGAGATTGGTTAAAGAAAAATGTTGGCGGAAATACTGGCAACTGCGAAAAATCTGTAGTTGTCAAAAGAAGTCAACCCACTAATTTAAGAGGATCAAAGTCTAGACCTAAAACAAAACCTGGAACTGGTTCTTCTACAGACGATTCAACAAATGCGCCTAGTTCAGATGACATGCCACCAATTACGCGTTCCACAGATGATTCAACGCCGCCCCCTAAAACAAAACGTCAAGTTAAAAGGTATCCTCCAACAAGAACAGACGATAGACCTATTAGAAGAACAAGACCACAAGTTAAAAGGTCTCCTCCAACAAGAACAGACGACGCAATTGTAAAACCTATTAGAAAAACAAGACAACCAGTGACTAGAACAGACGACAGACCCGTTAGAAGACGTTCTAAACCCAAACCAATGCCAAGTAAAAGACCTATTAAAAAACGTTCTAGAACAAGAAGCAAACCTAAACCAAGTAGAAGACCCGTTGCAATTAGAGTTACTGCGAATCCAGTTTCTAGACCAACCAGAATCCCCACAATTGCATTAACTGTTGGTCCCACTGGACAACCTACTAACAGACCCACTAGAACCCCTACTACAATTCCAACAATACGTTCAACGGTTCTTCCAACAACTAGAAATCCAACAAGAGTGCCAACTGCACGCCCTAGTTTTGTTCCAACAAGAATGCCTACTGCGCATCCTAGTTCTGTTCCAACGAGTAGGCCATCAGTTTGTCCAACTTTAATTCCTAGTGCAGTTGCTGGTCCACCTACAATGCTCCCTTACAATGGAGTTAGCTGGGCCGCATTTTCAAATGCACCTGTTGTTGTTAGACCAAGTGCATTCCCAACTCGTGTTCCAACTGGTTCATTATTTAACATGATGACAAATGCGCCAACAATACTAACAAGGGCTCCAACCTCATTAAGAGTTTCTATCGCAATGGCTCCTTCCAAATTAATTCCAACCCAATTGCCATCGGTGCAGCCCACAATAGCACCAAGCGCCGCGCCAAGTTTTAGACCAACTCTTCAACCCAGTGCACAACCAAGTTTAACGCCCACTAATAGTCCAACTGCAGCAGTTGGAGCGTCTTCTATAAATAGCGTATCAACTGGACAATCTGTAAATTCTTCAACCGCAATTGGCGTTGGAATTGGATGTGTCATATTGGTAATACTTTTGGCAATAGCTTGTGTTTTCTTTTCAAAAAAATCAAAAGAAAAAAAAACTCCTTATGAAATTTGGTCGTCACATTACTCTAATAAAAATCAACCAACTCATATTCAGCCACAAACGCACGTGAATGAAGACATTCATCATTTTTATAGTAAAAGTCAAATACCTTCTGTAAATCAAAATTCTGTATTTACTCCACATGTTTCTGGCAGAACGTCATTCCGAAATTCTCAAATAGTCACCCAACTGGGACCGCAAGCAAATTATAAAAGACAATCTCTGGCACTAACAACACGAAATTCACAACCAAACTATTCCCTATAAATTCTCAAAACGTAAATAAAAATAATATTTATATACTTTAATACATGAAAAATGACATTTTTTCATTAGTTTTTCAATTGTCTTTGTTGCTAACCCTTATTTTAAGTTTTTATATTTTTATACGCGCAATATTTTTAGAGACAATGACAAAAAGCGACTATTTAATGCTTGGCAATTTCCAATGTTATTAGCATTATATATTGATGTCGTCTACATTATGCAACCTTAAGAAATAATCGTTTATTATATGTAAATCAAATATTCACATATAATAAGTAAATTAATGAAGGTTGCTTTATGTTTTATTATTAGCTACACGCAAACTGTTAACAAAGAACAAATTTGGATTGATTGGATAGAACCAAACAAGGACATTATTAACGTATATTTTCACTATAAAAATTATTCTGAAATAAAATCCGAATGGATAAAAAAACACTCAATACACCCAAAATGCATTGTTGATACGGATTATATGCACATCGCCCCAGCGTATTTAGCATTAATGTCTTTTGCAATGAATCACGACGCACAAAATCAATGGTTTTGTTTTTTAACTGATTCATGTGCACCTATAATATCTCCTTTGAAATTTCGCGAATTGTTTTTTGAGAATTATTCAAAAACTATTATGAGCTGGAGAAATGCTTGGTGGAATACAAAGTTCTGCAAACGCGCAAACTTGCAATTGTTCAAAGAAGAATTTCATCTGGCCAACGATCCTTGGTTTGTAATGAAGAGAGAAGATGTGAAGAAAAGCATTGTATATTCAAATGTAAATGCTCATATTTTCAAAACATTATGCAGCGGTGAGGTTGCCAATGAAAGTATATTTGCAATAATGTTGTATAGTTTTAATGAACTTCAAAACGTTAAATCTTGTGTGACTCACGCAGCTGATTGGTCAAGAATGACGAGTGCAACAAGCCCTCATATTTTTAAAGAAGGGGATGTTTTGGATCTGAAGTTTATTACAAATTCTGTTGATACTAATCGTTATACAATGTTTATAAGAAAAGTAGACAAGTGTTTTCCTGATAATAAGTTGTTGGAAATTATTTATAAAAAAGACGACAATGAAAGAAAAAGGCGTATAAAGGTTGCGCAATTAGAGAGAAAATTGTTCTTTCTCTCGTTGTTTAATAAAATCACGGCAAATTTTAGACGTTATGGTCATTTTTTGATTGTATTACCTTTTATTATTTTTTTTTTGCGACTGAATTCTTCATTCCTGCATTTTTAAGATCAAAAACGAAGTCGCTATTCAACCTTTTCAGCGTAAATTTCGGCGCAAGAAGTCCCCCACATTCTGAACGCGGTCATATACAGTCTTTCTTCTCCAACCAATGAAGCGGTCCACGAAGTAATATAACCGTCGTGCCAATTTCCATCATTTTCCTCTTTTATGCTCTCTATTTCAAATACTTTTGATTTGTCAACAATTCCTTTAAAAATCTTATATATCTTATCGCCAGGTTTTAGATCCATTTCTATGCATATTATTATGCCAATTATTTAAATTGGTATAATAGACAACTTTTTCTCTCTTGGATTAGATTTCAAGAGTCGGAAGATTGGATGATTTTTGGTTCGAAGAAGGAAAGACTAGGCTTTGTTGGCTCTGTAAATTCTCCAAAAATAATATATATTCCAAAAAGTGAACTTAAAGAAAATTGCCGAAAATTTCGAATAAAAAGGGGTCAAAAGTATTTCCAAAAATCAAAAATGGACAAAAAAAATGTCCAATTTTCAAAAACCGAAATACTTTATGAAAAAGGGGTCAAAATTCCGCCATTCTTAGCATTATGGTCTGGGGCACCAAAAAAATCATCCAAAATTTGTTACGCTAATTTTAAAGTATTTTTAAGGAAAAAGATTTAGGCATTTTTTTCTATTTCCATTATAGGAAATGGCGGAAATAAATTTAATGCCGAAAAATGCCGATTTTTGCTGTAAAAATTGCAACTTTACATGCTCTAAGAAAAGTAATTGGGTGACACACGTTAAGACCAAAAAACACATTCATCGTGTCAGTGGAAATAAAATGGAAATATTGGAAATAGAAAAAAACCCAACGTTTAGTTGCATTTGCGGTAGAAAATATTCTACAAGCTCTGGTCTGTGGAAGCACCGAAAATTATGCGCATCTTACGATGAAATAAAAGAAAAAAATGCCGAAGAAACTGTGGCACCATCTAACGACGTGTTTATGATTTTATTAAACCAAAATATGGAACTCATTAAACAGAATCAAGAGTTCAAAAACTTATTAGCAGAGCAAAATAAAAATATGTTTGAAATTGCATGTAAAATTGGAGGCAATATGAATAACTCTAATAATACTACCAATAATAATACAAATAATTTCAATCTGCAGTTCTTCTTAAATGAACAGTGCAAAGATGCTCTTAATATTGGCGACTTTATTGAGCAAATTAAATTACAATTATCGGATTTGGATATGATTGGCCGTGTTGGCTACGTGGAAGGGATGAGTAAGATCTTCTTGCGTAACTTAAAAGCACTTGATGTATTCAAAAGACCCATTCACTGCAGTGACTTGAAGAGAGAAACTTTGTATATTAAAGACAAGGATTCATGGGAAAAAGAGAATGGTGAAAATGTGAAGATTACGCGCGCTATAAAAGAAGTTGAACATAAAAATATTAAACAATTGCCTCAATGGAGAGAAGAAAATCCATCAGCAGATGACACTGAGACTAAAAAGCATATGGAATATCAGAACATCTTGTTGGAAGCTATGGGAGGTTCCACATTGGAAAATGATGATAAAAAGCGCGAGAAAATAATACGCAATATTGCAAAGGAAGTTGTTATTGAGAAAAAATAAAAAACAAAAGTTCTGTTTATTATTTTTATGTTGTTTCTAGTTTTAACACTTCCACCTATTGGCACACTCAATGCACGTTACAAACGTTGTCATGGGCTCATCCGCCGATCTTGTCTGCATCTGATAATAAGAACACTTATTTGAATGACACTTGCGACACTTGAACGTGTCTGTCATTGCCTCCTGTTGCGTGTCATACTTGGACTTGTCCTTCTTAATCTTTGCTTGAATTAGCGCATTCCACTTTTCTGGCTGCATTTCTTGATGCGTCATGAATGCAAGGGTTTTTACTGTTACTAGACCCTCCTTAACGGATGTTAGAAGAGATGGTTTGGCCAAATTCAAATAAATTGTTCTCATGCGATCCAAGTAAATTTGCACGTAATATGGGTTGTCCCACTTCTTTACAACCTTGCGATTATTTGCCTCCTTCAAAGCATAATTATAAATTCCCTTTTCCAGGTTGATGGCCTTCTTTTTGCTTTCAAGAAGTTGTTCAAGCTTGCCGCGAATATTATTTCTAAAAGAGTCAGGATTATCAATCTTGCGCATGGTATAAGATATATACAATTATTATGTTTATATCTTAATCAATTTTTATTTTTAACCACCCTTTAAGCCCTTTGGGCGACAGTCGCTTTGCTTCACAAGTTATGAAAGGTGGTGCCAAATTACAAGAGAGTTATTTATATTATTTTACTATAAAAAATGTATTCTTTTGCTAAGCCTCATCATCCTCGCTACTAGATTCATATTCCTCCTCACTCAATTCTGAACCAATGTCTTCAATCTCCAAAACGTCTTCTTGTTCCTCACTTTCATCCTCTTCTTGTTCATCATCCTCATCACTTCCATACTCTTCCTTATCATCACTGCTCTCACTGTCAACAACAAATCCGTCCTTCAAATAACCCTGTTTAGTCTTCTTAGACGCAGGAATGCTTTCCAATTCATCCTCCTCCTCCTCGTCCTCTCCACACGTCGCAGCTAAATCCTCAAAACCTCCGAACAACTTCTCATATATTTTTTCCCAGAGCTCCAACGATAATGACGAAAGCTCCCACACATCTTCATCCTTCTTAACGCTGCATACAAGCGCGCAACTTCCAAAGAACAACACTGTGTCCACTGGAGGCGGGAAATCATATTTATTCTCGGTGTTTGCTCTACCTTCAGTCTTTGCAAATACGGCGACAACGTACTTTTTTCCTTCCATTTTAACACCCCATTCAGTTTGCTTTACAAATCCATCAGCCTTCTTGAAACCGCATTTCTTATATAATTCATCTTCTTTGTAATCTTTAATTGTGAGAGATTTCAATGAAGCAGATTTATCAACAATAATTACTGAGATATTTTGGGCCATGTCCAAGTATAATAAATCATTGTGAATAGGTTTAAATAGTTTCGCATATAAATATAAAAGTCTTAATGACAACCAAAATATATATTAAAGACTTTGACACCGCTTCATTAAGGAAAAAGTTAGGAAAATTAGATCAGTATTTCAGGAATCAAGAAATTACAGTTGAATTGGTTTCTCCCGATGGTTTATTTACAATAGAAAACAATAAATTATACAAGTTGAAACCAGTGGACAAGGAAATTATTGAGCGCGAGTTTGAGGGATTTACGCTATTATTTGACAATAGTTATTTTGAAAAAGAATTTATATTCTCCCACGTTCCATACGATCATATAAATCTGGATGTAGTAAAATTCTATTATGGAGAAGAAAATTTGGCTAAGAAATCGTTTTTGCGAGTTGTTGTTGAGGGGTTATATGAAAATGATAATACAGATAAATTTGGGAAAACAAAAAAGGATAAGTATTCCAATTTTTTGCCAACCAACTTTTACTTTTTAGCAAACGAAAGTTTTGATAATGTTTTGGTTAAAAAAGAACTTAATGTGTTTTTATCTATGTTAAAGTAATATCGTAATATTATATGCTATTTTGGACATTACAAATTACAGTTATTTCTATTATTTTAATATTTCTTGTTCATCATCTAATACTTTTTTTTAAAAGCACATTGACTGTTCCAAAAGTGAAAGATTTAGTGCACGCTCCAGCACAAAAGTATGAAAATATTTACAACACTATTTCTTCAAAGGATTACACAGATAGTTTGTTGCCGATTGACGTTGGATTAGCTCACGATGTTAAATCAATGAAAGACGAATTAAAAAGCTTTTTAAAAAGTAAAACCACAACAAGTGACGCAGGAACTACAAATATAACAACTCTAGATACATTTTCATCTTCATCTTCGTCTTCATCTCCAAATTTTTCTAGTTACTAATATTTTATACAATACCAAAACACTAGTAAACGAATATAAAGGTAACATATCAATATTTCTATTGAATGAAATTATCGGAAACAGAGCAAAATTTTCTGCTGAAAAGTTTTCCAAACATAGAACTTTCTTATGAGACAATGGTGCATAAGAAGGTTTATAATTCAAATTACATTCTTGCAATTCCTGTGGGTCAAAAATGTTTTGCCTGGTTCACTACGTATAAGACTCAGAACGTTTGTATTCTACTTGAAGTCAGTGAAAATAAGCGGATAAGCAGGATAAATATTGTTAGCGCATGTTTTCACCAAGAACTTTCATACGGAACCATATTTTATGGAACTGTTTTAACCTGCAAGAATAAGCGATATTTTTCCTCAGAGGATATTTATTATTACAAGGGAACAAATGTAAGCAAAAGTGCATTTAAGAACAAACTTGCAATTTTTAAAACCATTTTTACGTCGGAGATAAAGCAATTGGCTTACTATGAAAACAGTGTTATTTTTGGGCTGCCAATTATTTCAAATTCTTGCGATGACCTTTTGAGAACGGTTGCTATATTGCCATATAAAACAAAGTATATTCAATTCAGGAGTGATTGCGATTCAAAAATTAACAACCTAATGTATCCAATTTCTGACACACTTGTTGAAAATATTGTGTCAAAACCAGCTTATAGAAATGATATGAAGAGAGAAATAGTTTTTAAAATAACCCCGGATGTTCAAAATGATATCTATCATTTGCATTATTATGATAATAACACAACGGAAAATATTTTTGATTTTGCTTATATACCTGATTATAAGACTAGCGTAATGATGAACCGGTTGTTCAGAAAAATTAAAGAGAATGCAAATTTGGATGCGTTGGAAGAAAGTGACGACGAAGAAGAATTTGAAGATGATAGACCAGACAAGTTTGTGTTTTTAGACAAGACATATAATATGGTTTGCTCGTGGAATAACAAGTTCAAAAAATGGGCACCATTAAGGTTGGCACAAAAGGGTGATAAGATTATCACGAAGAAAGAATTGTCATATTATGAAAGAAAATAACAAATAAAAATAATATATCATTATATATTATATTAATATGGCATCAATGTCTTCAAAATCGGCGTGGTCACCATTTTCATTCAAAAATGTTCCAGCTCCATTGGCGAATGTTAATCCAGACTATGTAAACGTTACTAATTCAAACGATCCAAAGAACTTTGGATCCAATGAGACAAATCGTCAATGGGGATTAAGCGGCGTTTCAAATAACGCGCAAGCTGCTGCCGCGAGTGCGTTAAAAGGTGGATCACGTTCTAGAACCTTGCGTAGAAAAATTAAAAATATTGCTAATAAGTATAAGAAGATGAAGGGTGGAAAAAGCAGAAAGATGACTTTAGGATCAATTAAAAGAAAATTATCATCAATTCTTCGCATGGGAAAGAGCAAGAGACGTAACGTTAAGAAGTCTAAGAAATCTGTAAGCCGTAAAAACAGAAGAACGAAGAGACAGCGTGGAGGATATTCCCAATACATGAGCAACATTGCATACACACCCAGTTACTCAACTGGTGGACCTCTTTCTGCTAATGAGAGCGCTTTAGCTAACCCAGTTCCTTACCAGCCAACCAACAACTGCGTTGATAACTACAACCATTACACAAATAAGGGTTTCCAGATGTAAAACCACTTTTAACAAAAGTGGTGCAAAATACTTTTGTAATGCTTTTACAAAAGTATTATTATTTTTTTGACAACTTGATAAAGCAAGTTTCTAAAAGTGCCTCGTCAGATTTTGGGCAAGGTTTTTCTTTTTCCTTCTTGTTTGACGTCGGAACGTGCTTCCAAAACCTGATATCAGGATCATACTCTGTAATAGACGTTTGAATAATTTTATAATTCTGTTTTTTATAAAATGCTTTTCGTTTTGTCCACTGATTCTTAAAAGGGTCGTGTTCGTCAATAATATCAACCACTACTGGGCTGCCGTGTTTTTCTCTGAGAATTCTACCAACGGATTGCTCAATATCTGTTTTTGGCGTCGCCATGATCAGTGTGGTAAGGGACTTTATGTCCAAACCTTCCGCCGCCATAGCATACGACGCTACAATAACTTTCTTAGATTCACTTTCTTTGAGCGCAGCCTCTTTCATTCCGCCAACATAGTATCCAACCGTCGCAATATTTCGCGTTTTAATTGCATCGTGAAAGTAAGTAAGCAAATTGCGATTGTGAGCGAGAATCATAATTTGTTGCGCCGGATTTTCCTTTAACATGTCGCCAATAACGCGCAATATGAACTCGCTCCTATGATTAAACGAGCACAGCTTGGAAATCATTGTGCTGTATTGGACATTGCCTCTGAAATCGGTTACTACGTTTTTGAACTCTTGGTCGTTGCTAACGTATTCAATAGCTCGCACAACAACATCGTGTTCCTCATCGCGCTTCCCTTTAAATACAACTTCACCTAAAAACATTTTGAATACTTTGGTAGTTCCATCTTTGCGATTCATAGTAGCCGATAATCCGAGTGTATATTTTGTAACTATCTTGAAAAGAGCACACGAGAAGACTTCGCTAGAAATATGATGCACCTCGTCAATAATTGTGAGGCCAAAACTCTGAAACGTGGATTCGTGATAATCTTTCATGGACAACGATTGTAACATTCCAATAACAATGTCCTTGTCTTCAATGTCAACAATTTGACCTTGTATCCTGCCGACGCGCGCCCCGGGTAGAAACTGTTGGATGCGTTCTACCCACTGATTCAAAAGAAATTCCTTGTGGACAATTATTAGTGTCTTTTTTTTCAACTTGGAAATTAAATTGAGACCTATTATGGTCTTACCCATAGCGCAAGGAAGCTCTAAAAGACCACCACCAGTATTCCCATTCTTTTGAACTTGGTCCAAATAGGTTTTTACAACAGGCTTCTGATTATCTCGCAATTCTCCTGCAAACTTTACGTCAATATCGGCGCCCTCTGGAATGCGACAGTCTTTTGCTTTACCAAAATGAGTCTCGCCAAAATACCTAGGCATATAATATTTTTGGCTGGATTCGCGATATACAGGAAATGAAATAGATTGAGTATTTGTACCTGGAGCGCCAGGCGTGTAAGGTTTAGCAGTTAATTCAGTTTGAATAAATTTGTGTTGTTCCGGAGATAATTCCTTTTTAAATAGAGTATAGCCTTTTTGACCGAGATAAGTGTTTAGCATATTTGAGTTATTCATTCTTTATTATATTATTAGTTGATCAATTTTTATATGATTTATTTAATGTTTTTAAAGATAACTAGAAGAATAAAATCTACAATTATGATATATATGGATAGTTTTTCAGACTTATTTAAAAAGGAAAATATGGGTCAAGTAATTTTGTGCATATTATTCATTATTTATTTAATAATGGGTTACAAAATGCCTGACTCTGTCGCTGGACTTCTTGACACCGTTTTTGGTAAAATTATTGTTGTTGTTATTGCTCTTGTTTTATTTTCATTCACCAATCCCATTTTAGGTGTTCTTGGATTCCTTGTTGCTTTTGAGTTGATTAGGCGTTCTTCCATGACAACTGGAACATATGCACTTGATCACTACGTTCCCACCGAAGTCAAAAAAGAGACCGAATTAAATGCTATGAATCAATTTCCTTACACTTTAGAACAAGAAGTTGTCAAGAAGATGGCGCCTATCAGAGAGACCGGTGATGCTGGCTCCGACGCCACATTTTCTCCTATATTGGATGACACTTATGATGCAGCCCCCATTAACTACGCCGGCGTTATCTAACGCGGAAAAATAGTTATAATTTTACAATACAATATTTGCAAAATTATATTCAAGTAGACTCTGCGCTTCCTCCAGTTAAAACTATGAGACCTTTATGAATTAACATTATTATAATGACAAAGACAACTGCAAACAAAAACATTAAAAAGATTGGATTAAAAAGAATATCGGTAAAAGTTGTTCCAACGTCATAGTTTGTATTTGCCTTTAAATCAACAACTTCATTAGTTTCCTCTTCGGATGAATTTGTAGGCTGGCAATCAATGTAAATATTATCGCTTGTTAGACCAGGACCTTTAGTTGGACCATCTGAATTTAAAAATAAACTAGGACCACTTGGGAACGCGACGCCACTAAAAGGTTGAATCAATTTTTGCAAGGCAGACAAATTAGACTGAGATATGTAAATGGCATTTTGCGCGCCAAATGCTACAAAATCAGTGCCCTTTGCCGAGTAATTATAAAATTCCTTCATCGGAATGAAATCATTTAGAGTAAAATCGTTAATTCCTTGATTAACGCTTCCACCTTGAGATGGGGCACTATTTGACATGGCTTGAATAATTTCACTTAAGACATTTGACGCGTTGTTGGACGTTCCGTTTGTTGATATTGGAATGCAAATATACAATTGATTTCCGCCTTCGGTTGGAGTGTGAGCAATGCATATTTCAGCATCTGCTTGCATATTATTATATGAATGCAATGATGGGCTGTATATAAAACTTTCTGCAAGGTTGTACTTATTTTTATTAAACATTACAGGAGATGTGGAATCTGTGAAAGATAATGTCACATAGTTTCCACTATTGGTTGCGGTGCAACTGCTAACAGGATAATCAAATGATAATGCACATTTGTAATTGCAAGTTCCTACTACATTTTGTGGAGAAATATTCATAGGTGTTGGTTTTTGATTAGTTTTGGTGCTCATTAATATAACTAAATAAATAAAAATATTATTTTATTTATATAAGGAAATGAAATTAACAAAAGGAAAATTATCAAAGATTCAAAATAAGAAAAAGCAAAGTTTAAAGAGATATAAAAAAGGTGGCAAAACACATAAGTCAAAAACATTTAGAAAGAGGAAGCATTTAAATCTTCACAACACTAGTCTTAAGAAATACAAAGGAGGGCAAGCTAAAGTTAAACCTGTGGTTAATGAAACGGAGTCCTCTGAAATCAAACCGTTGGAACCAGAACCTTTAACACAACCTTCTCAAGAAGTTAAACCATTGCCAGAAGAAGAGAAACAACCCGTAACACAATCAGAAGAATCGCAACAACCTGTAACACAACTAGAAGAAGCGCAACAACCTTTAACACAACCTTCTCAAGAAGTTAAACCATTGCCAGAAGAAGAGAAACAACCCGTAACACAATCAGAAGAATCGCAACAACCTGTAACACAACCAGAAGAAGAAGTGCAACAACCTGTAACACAACTAGAAGAATCGCAACAACCTGTAACACAACCAGAAGAAGAGCAACAACCTGTAACACAACCAGAAGAAGAGCAACAACCTGTAACACAACTAGAAGAACCACGAGACCCTCTTGTACCTTCAGAAGAAGAGCAACAAACTGTGGAATTACCTTTAGAGACTCCAAATCAAGAACCTATATCACCCAATCCCGGAGAAGGACCAGGCAGCCATCAAGAATTGCCTCCACCAGTTTCAGAAGAAGGGTCTGAAACAGCAAATAATAATTTAGATAATTCGGACACTGGTTCTGACACCGAGTCTCTTGCTGGGTCTGAAATGGGTTCCATTGTTGAGCCTCCTAAATTGGAAGAGGAACCAATTGCACAAGCGAACAGTTCCCCATTCATTGCAGCGGAATCATTAGACAATTTGATTGACTATATATCAGAAAAGATTGCAAGTAAATTAAAACAATCTTCGTCATTTGGCGCTGGATCTGGTACTGATTTAAACAGAGATTCGTTCAATTCAGTTGCAACTGCTAGCGAAACGTTGGCCGAAGCCTAGAACAAATATTTTTATTACGATTTAATATAAAAATAAAAATATTTTTGCCAAATTATAATTTTATAAAAAAGGTATATATTTTATGGTGTCATTGTCATATTTGGTTATTTTAAACGCCTCGTTGTATCCTTCTACATAAACTGTATCGCTATTGTACAATTCATCGCACCCATATTCGTTTGTGCAGCTGCGACCGCTTCTAACAATTGGCAACTTGACACTGTTATTCTGGTCGCTCATAGTATAATACTGCCATTTATAACGATTTACAAATAATGGGCGACCCATTAATGGCAAAATTTTTCCGCCGCCGTTAAGTGGTGTTAAAATTCCAATTTGACGATAACTAGTATCAACTGCGCCAATGTTTGTGGAAACGTTAATCGGAACTGTTCCTGGAGGTGTATATGTTACATTTGGCACTAAATATCTCTCGTCTCTTAATGGCGGAACGTATGGATTCATAAGAACGTCGCCGGGTAAATTATTATAACCATAATTTGGGCGAGTGAAAAAACCAAAACCACCGGAAGGGGAGCTCTGTTCTTGGTTAATTATTATTTTTTCAACAGGTCTGTAATCATCATTTGCGCCGCTGTTTAAACTTCTATAAACAAAGTAAAATACAACTCCTATTATTATTACTAAAAATAACATAGTTGCATTTTCTAGACATATAACTCCTGGTGGACACTTTTTACTCATTGATATAAGTATATATTATATTATAGTATGGAACCAAAGTTCCCCCACACCCCTCCTAATAATTTTCTATTATTAAAAATATAAAAATATAAAAATAATAATAATTTAACTAACGCCTTCTGGTGTTATTGCGTTTTTTGTAATTCTTTCGCTTATTTCTTCGACGAGTTTTTCCACCCTTGGCATCCTTTTTAACAAATAAACAACCAGTTACTTTGTCGCAGCACGATGGATCGTCCTCCTTGCATTCTACCCCTTTTCCAACCGAAAATGCTGCGCTCATTGCAGGAGCGCGCCCAGGTCTTTGACGCAAAAGAGGAACAGTATCTCTATCAATAACTTCTTCAGCAACGGCGGCTGGGGGATTCCACACATTCATATTGCTTCTATCATAAAAAACATTTGCTTTGTTAATAGTAATGATTTCACCAGTTTGAATGCGTCTACTTACGCTTTCTACACTGGTAAAGCTGGTTTGCTGAATTCTTGCCATTGTAAGAGCTCTAATTGTGGGAATTATGCTAGCGTAAGCACTTCTGACAGCAGGAGTAAGAGTCCAGTCAGGCAATGTTCTTCCCCAGTCTTCACTAAAAGTGGGTCCATATAAGTATTGCAAAAAAGTTTTTAATTGAGGTCTATTCATGCTACTCATGTCAAAATAAGTTGTGTTTGTTGCATAGTCAATGTACGCCATAAATTTTACTATTAATTCCATTCTCCCAATAACTTCATCTTCGCTCGTTCTTCCAGAAACGTATAAATCAGTAAAGTCAATACTAGTTGCCGCTGCAAGGTCTCTAGCAAATTTTTGTCCAGTAAGCGTTTCATATACTGCAACTATTTTTCTTTTGTCGCTTGTGAAAGGATTTGCTGAATTAAAATTTAAGGTTCTTCCAAAATCAATTAGAACAGATCTTTCTTCTAATCCAGTAGAAGCCGGAGGGTTCCTACTAGCTAATACATTTCCTGCATGACAGTCATAATTCATCACCTTCAATTTTGTAAACAGAATTAAAATTTGAGCTAGTGCATAGTTGCAGTCACTTGAAAAAGCCGCTTGATTTTCAACGCTCCACAATTCTCTGAATTCACTGTTAACCAATTCCATAGTCATCATTCCCAATTGTTTTGTTGCATTTACACTATCCATCATGTATTGTAACATAGCTTGAACTGTCTGGCTATTTCCAGGAATGCCCAGAAGTTGTGCTAATAAAGCGTCAGATGCAGCCTTATTGAAGTATGAAAAATCAACTACGGAAATAGTAATAGGTTTTCCTTGCGGTGCAAGCGTTCCAGTGTAAATGGCCTGTTGAACATTTGCTTCTGTTTTAAAACCATCTAAATCTTCGGTTTGTTTTGCGCGACCGCGGACAATTTGACCATTGCTATCTTCGTATCGCGGATCATTGCCGCGATCGTCTTTATCGCCGGGAACAACCAATGGAGGCAAACTTTCTTCTGCCCCTGAAATAATCGCAAATTTAAAAATTAAACTATAAACAGGTTCATTTAACGCTGTTCCTGCAGCATTTAATCCAAAAAACTCCGAATTGGCTGGGTCATGTGGAACGTCTAATCTAAAAATAAATCCTTTTAATGAACTAAATGAAATTTTTGATAATTTTGCTCCCGGAACGCTAATCATTTTATAAACGGCTTGCCAGCTTGTTAAAGATGGGTCCTTTTGACGCAATCCACCCTTAAGTTTTCTTTTTGTATTTCGTTTTTTTGCAGTATTGTGTTTTTTTGTCATATACATTAAATATAGAATAAAAATTTATATTTAATGTCAACGGGTGTTTGATTGTCATTTTATTTGGCCACTCCAAATTGTTTGGCCATTGCAGTAATGTCGCCAAACTGTTTTGTGTCAAAGCCGGCCATTAAACTTTTGGCTTGTGACAATAAGGGTGTCATGCTTTTCATCGCTTCAGCCAATTGCATTTGCTGTCCCATTAATTTTTGAGTGTCGTCTGTTAAACGCTTAATTCCATCGCCTCCCAAAATCTTGTTTAAATCACCGTACGCATCTTCCACGGTGGACGCGTAATCAATTCTATTTCTCTTTTTATACATAGTTGTCATGCCAGAATCAGCCTTATTTGGTGCGTCTCCAACTGGATCTTCATCATTTCCGACTTGGTCTTCAGTGTCGCTAATTACTTCTTCATTTTTTACATCTGGTTTCTTTTTGTGATTGGGTTTTACGTTGTTTTGTTTTACGTTGTTAGAATCAACATTCTTTTTTACAGGTTCCATATGACTTGGTTTAACTTCAGACGTTTTGTCTTCGTCCTTCATATTTTGAGCTCCTTCCTTCATTATTCCACCGGCCATAAAGATACTGGTTAAAATGAGGGGGGTTAATAAAACAACAATCATGTTTTTATTGAAACAGAACACTAAATATCCAACCAAAACAAATAAAGCAATTGCTTTATAATTTCCCATAACCATATAGCCAAAAACATTCGTTACTGCTAAAAAGAATGCAATGTACAAAACGTATTTATTCTCTAATAATTTTGAGACAGAGCTTGGCACTTTCATTATATATATAATCTTTGATAAAAAAATTGATAGAATCTGCTATTTATTTTTTAATTGCAAATAGTAAAATGAGTAACAATAAGTTGTCTCGCGGAAAACTTAATTTAGTGGTTTGTGAAATGTATAACAAGTTTATACACGGGTACGACGAGAATAGCTACGATGATGTTAAGGGACATTATTTGTGTATGCATGTCTCCAGAAATAGAAGCATATTTGATGAACGCGACACAGAAAGCGATTTAGATGACGACGACTATCAGCGAGATCAGTTATATGAAAATGGTGAATGTCATATTAACGACGTTGTTGATTTGTATTCAGCATACTATATAAACTACGTTAAAAATCCAACTAGAAAGCACGATATTATTAGAAATTATAGACGGATAATCTCTAAAAATGATTATATTCAACCGCAACTAGCAGAGGTTTTCAATTTTCCTAGCGGAGAATGCGTTGCAATTATTAAAACCATGTGGCTTAAGGTAGTGCAGCGCGCTTGGCGCCGTCTTCTCAATCAACGAAAAGAAGTTATTAATAAGCGAAAGAATCCAACTGCACTTCATTTTAGAGAAATTCATGGAAAATGGCCACGCGAATGCAGTTATCCTTCAGTAAATGGAATGTTTTGGCGTTAAGCGCTTGAAGTTTTACGTGTAGAACGTCTACGAGTATTTTTGTAAACGGCGCGGTAACCCCCGCGTTGAGTCTTCTTTGCCTTTTTGCCCTTTCTTGTCTTTTTTCCACGTTTGGTCTTTCTTTGTTTTTTTGTCTTACCGCCGCGAACAACAGTTCCTTTTGCGATTCCAGCAGGTCTGAATGGTGGTCTTTGTTGTCCTTGATTTTTTGAAGCAACGCGACTTTGTTGTCTTCTTGACATAGGTTGTCCTAAAGCTGGAGGAAAGGCTTCGCCCCCAGCTCCTCCAGGCACTTCACCACCTCCAGGCAGTTCGCCACCTCCAGGCAGTTCGCCACCTCCGAGTCCTTCATCACCTCCAGGACCTTCACCGCCAGGACCTTCACCGCCAGGACCTTCACCGCCAGGACCTTCACCGCCAGGACCTTCACCGCCAGGACCTTCACCGCCAGGACCTTCACCGCCACCTGGAGGAGCAGGAGGCACAACGGGCGCGCCAGCAGGAGGAAGCGCTCCATCTAAATCTTGTTGCAATTGATTTAATGCGTCTTGAATCTCTTGATAAGTAGCTCCTGCAGTATTGTGCAATTCGTCAATTGTGCCATTGTTTGTGTTAATAGCGTTGTCAATGTCAGTAATTGCTTGAAGAAGTTCAGCAATTTGTTGTTGGCAACGAGCGGCATTAGCATTACATGCGTCCAATTGTTGCTGCGCGTCTTGCAGTTGTTGCTGAATTTGTTGATTTTGACCCTGGGCATCGGCTACTTGTTGTGTCAACTGAGCAACCTGAGCAAGAGCCGCGTCTCTTTCATTTTGTGCTCCTTGTAAAGCAGCTTGAGCCACAACCAATTGTCTTCTGCAATCATCTCTTTCACCAGTTAAAGCTTCTATCTGTTGTCTTGCGGCATCAGCCGCCTCAGTAAGTTGCTGTATTCTAGGAGTAATATCTGCTATTTTTGCAGTTAAAGCTTGAATTTTTACTCTAATTGCATCTCTAAATTGTTCATTTGCTGTTCTTTCGCCAGAAATTCTGTTATTTAATTCACCAATTCTGCCTACAAAAGCTTGCAATCTTTGTATTTGATCCACTGGAATACAATCTTGTGGTGCTGGGGCTGCCATATTTATATATATTACGCGTATAAATTTATTTATTTGCTTTAACATTTATTTATTGCTTAATAATTTGATCCAAATCACTCTTAAGTTTGTCCATTTCGCCCAATATTTCGCCTTGTTCTCTTCTAGTATTATGAATATCTTTTTCTGTCAATTTCCCACTTACCATAATATCACCCAAATATTGGTTTAATATGTTCATTGCGCGCATTTGCTCCTGATTTTGTTTAATAATATAGTTGTGATATTTCTGATAATCGTTTCTCACGCCTTCTAAAAACTGATTCTGATTTATTGAACTTTCTAAAGTTTTTCTCTTTTCAAGCAATAAATTGCGTTTTGCTTGTATTTGTTGTTCTATTTGCGTCAAATAATTGTCTCTGTCCGCCAACGATAATTCGTACACTTGCATCCGTGCTTAGACTATAAATGGATTTTAATTTTATAAAACGTTCTAAAATCTTAAAAACTAATTTTAAAGACTTAACGATTAAAATATAAAATCTTTGCTATATATTATTTAGGATGTCTAAGAACAATGTTGAACCTCTGTTAGCACCAGACGATAATCGGTTTGTTATGTTTCCAATTCAACACCAAGATATATGGAAAATGTATAAAAAACAAGTGGATTGCTTTTGGCGAGCCGAAGAGATTGATTTATCAAAGGATCAAATGCACTGGGACGCGCTAGAATCATCAGAAAAATATTTTATATCTATGATTTTGGCGTTTTTTGCAGCGAGCGATGGAATTGTGTTGGAGAACTTAGCTGCACGATTTATGAATGACGTGCAACTTTCTGAGGCTAGAGCGTTTTACGGATTTCAAATTGCTATGGAAAATATTCATTCAGAGACCTACTCACTTTTAATTGAGTCTTACATAAAAAATACCGAAGAAAAAACCAGATTATTCCACGCTATTGAGAATTTTCCATGCATTAAAAAGAAGTCAGATTGGGCTCAAAAATGGATGCATGATAATCGCAGTAGTTTTGCCACCAGGTTGGTTGCCTTTGCTTGTGTAGAAGGTATCTTTTTTTCTGGAGCATTTTGCAGCATTTACTGGTTGAAGAAACGCGGATTAATGCCTGGACTCACATTTTCCAACGAACTAATTTCTCGCGATGAAGCACTTCACACCGAGTTTGCGGTTTTATTGTATAATAAACTTCAAAAAAGAATGACAAAGGCAAGAATTCACGAAATTATTAAAGAAGCTGTTGAAATTGAAACTGAATTTATTTGTGAGGCTCTTCCTTGCCGGTTGATCGGAATGAATTCTGAATTGATGACAAAATACATTCAATTTGTTGCAGATAGATTGTGTTTACAACTTGGATATGACAAGATTTATAATGGTTCAAACCCATTTGACTTTATGGAGCTTATTTCATTGGAATCCAAGACCAATTTCTTTGAGAAGCGCGTCGACAGCTATGCATTGGCTGAAAAAACAAAGGCCGACGACGTCTTTGAATTTACAGCCGATTTCTAATTTCAATATAATAAAAAATATGCATTATTTTTGTTTCTGCAATCAAAGAATATAAAAATAAAAACAAAAGATATTATACACTATAAATGATATCTTGTGAATTAATGGGTGGATTAGGTAATCAACTATTTCAAATCTTTGCAACAATTTCTTATGCAATGAAGCATAGACAACCTTTTAAATTTTGGTATAAGGACTTTTTAGGTAACCGACCAACTTATTGGAATACTTTTTTGAAATCTTTAAAGGCATTCACTATAAAACAACGTCCAACAATGACGATTATAAAAGAAACCGGTTTTGAATTTCAAGTAATACAAGATCCAGTTCAAGGCGAAGATTCAACACTAAAAGGATATTTCCAAAGTCATAAGTATTTTGAAACTCATTGGAATACCTTGACGCGATTAATTCGCGTGGAAGAACAAAAAGCAGCAATAAAATCAGAATACACCCACAACTATGATAATATAGTAAGCATGCACTTCCGATTGGGTGATTATAAAAATTTACAAGATTGTCATCCAGTTATGAAATATTCATATTATAAAAACAGCGTTCAACATATTATTGACACGACTAAAAATATAAAATTAAAAATCCTTTATTTTTGCGAGAAAGAAGATGAAGAAGATGTTCAAATAATTATAAAACAACTTAAAGAAGAATTCCCAGAATCCAAGTTTGTCAAGATAGACCACGATATTGTTGATTGGGAACAGATTTTAATGATGAGTTTGTGTAGGCACAATATTATTGCCAATAGCTCGTTCAGTTGGTGGGGGGCATATTTCAACTGTCGCGAAGATAAAATTGTTTGCTATCCTGACGTTTGGTTTGGACCCAAACTTGCAGATATTAATGACACGTGTGATTTATTTCCAGAAACATGGAGTAAAATATCATGTAATGAATAAATAAGTTAAAAGTAATTTATATTATAAAAATTATAATATAAATATGGAAAATGACCGATTAGAACAAGAATATGTCCTACTTATTATGAATTGCATGAGATACCGGGAGAAGGCGCTTATACAAAAGGCTAGTTGGTTGCAGAATTTGCCGGAAGGTGTCTCATATTATCACGTTATTGGAAATCATGAATTGGAAACATCTTATGCATTTGATAATGTAGAGCGAATTCTATGGGTAAAGACTCTTGATGATTACAATTCATTGCCTAAAAAGGTTGTTGCTGCGCTGCACGCAGTTCGCAATACATTCAAGTTCAAGTATATTTTTAAAACAGATGACGATCAAATTTTGCATGACCCTGGATTTTTTGACATGATTATAGATAAGCTTGTAAGAAAGCCAGCAAAGATGAAGGCGCATTATGGTGGTCAAGTCGTGGATGTGCAGATTCCTTATTTATCGCAATATTTTCAAATTCATCCAGAGTTGCCGCAAGATATGATTATACAAAAGACCGAATATTGCAGTGGTCGTTTCTACTTTCTCTCTCCAGAAGCAGTTACTAATCTAGTATCAAAGAGAGAAAATATTGAAAAGGAGTATTTGGAGGACTATGCCATTGGTCTAAATTTGAATCCTGTTTTCAAAAAGGTAATGATTCCCGTTCAAAGCGACGGGTATTTCAAGGATATGGAACTAAATAGCATACTTGGTTAGAATTTATTTCATTTCTATTCTCGGCGTTTAACGCGTCATTCCAGAAATAATATACAATTTTTAATTTAAAGAACAGGCATTGTGGGAGCTACCGGAGGCAAATCAGGCAACTTTGGTGGACCTCAGCCTCCTACCATTCTCTTTTGTCGGCGAGTTTTATTGCATTTGCAACGTTTTGTGCGGCGCTTTGACTTACAACGAGCTGAACGCGATTTTCGTGGCATTATATATTATAAAAAGATTATAATATATAAATTATCGCAACAAGGGTTTATTAACTAGACTCTTCCAAGATGAAATGCGTTGCAACGCTGCGTTGTGCAAGATTAAAGACTCCTTTTTTGAATAATCAAACAAAAATAAACCATCATCATTGTGCTTAAGAACTCTCTTTGCAAATAAATCCTCTGCATCCTTAAACGCTTCGTCAACATTTGCCCCGTTTTTATTCATTTTATAAATCATGCATCTATCAAAATCGTATGCAGTTAAAAGATCGGCTTCTCTAACAACGTGATAAGCCTTCTGATAACCTCCAAGAATAGGGAAACCTTCAGCCTTTACCTTTGAATAAGACATTGTAGCCACAATTTGTTTTGATATGTTTATTTCCGTTGGATTCAACGCGTCATTATCTTGCAAGAAGTCTTCTATTTCTTTAATTCCGTCTTTTTCATTCATATATTTTTTATCACACATATCATGAAGAATGGCCGAAACGTAAATTATCTTCTCATGATTCTTCAAAATTGGATAATTTGCCACTTCATTCTCAAAAATTTTATTAGCGTAAATTAAAACATTCATGCTATGTGAAACTCCATGAGATTCATCAATATTGTGATTTCTTGATGAAATTAATACAAAGTGCAACAATTTAGATAACAGCGACATTGCGTTGTAGATATTGTTGTTATATGTTTAATATCATTTAATATTGATATAAAGTCTGTAAAATATATAAAGATATTTCAATAATAAAATTTAATGAATATTTTTAATTTTTCATTGTGTCTAATGAGCCTCGCAAACATAGATGCATTTGTAAACATTAACAAAATAAAACCATTTCAAAAGAGCGTTTCTATTATCTATTATAACCCAGCACCACCAACAGAACCAATAAAACAAATTAACCCTTTAAAAAATAAAATTAACAATCTCGTTAAATTGACTCGTCCTAAAAATATTCTTTCTACAATGCTTTTAAATTTTTCAGGAGGATGGATTATGAACCCTTCATTCAATAATTTGATTCATTCAACGCCTTTTATTGCGTCGGTCGCAAACACAATTTTAATTTTTATGAGTAGTATAATTATCAATGATATATACGATTATCAGATAGACAAAGTAAATAATCCTTCAAGACCAATTGCATCTGGCCAAATTAAAATATACGAAGCCGCTGCAATGAGTGCGTTTTTGATTGGAAGTGCTGAATATATAAATTTGCATTTTTTGCCAGAAAACTTGCAAATAATTGTTCATTTGGCTGTTATTGATATTATAATATATACGCCCATTTTAAAGAGAATCCCTGCAATAAAAAATATATCATGTGCGGCAATTATAGCCTTTGCTATTTTTTTTTCAGGCATAGCATCAAATGATAACTCTGGGTTGATAATAGAAAATAAAAACTTTGATTTATTAGCTATTGTATTAAATATGATTTTTTATGGTTCTTTGTCTAATGAAATATTGCACGACATTAGAGATTTTGAAGGAGATAAAATACACAATATATACACACTTCCGGTTCTCTTTGGAAAAGATGTTGCGTGGATATGTGCAAAAGTAATTGCCAATTTGAATGTCATGTCAAACGCTCTTTCTTTGTATTATTTAACCGATTTCGGTAATGGATTATTATTTACATTAATTTGCAGTCCATTAACATTTAATTTATTTAAATTGAAAGGCGACGGCTACACAAAAGAGAACATTGAAAAGGTTGTTAAAGACACAAAAATTCCTATGGTTTTTGCACTATTATATTTTTGTTTATTATCTTATTATAGAGGTTGACTGTCAATGGTCCTAAAATAGCTTTTCTTATCTAAATCAGTCATAGGGTTCTTATAATTTGTTCTGCGCTTTTCAATATCACTATAATCTTCTCTCTGCACAACTGTTAAAGGGGTTACTAAAAACCAGTAATCTGATTGTTGAAGATTAAACCAATGCTTGTCAATGGCATATAAACAATGATTGTGTGGCTCCCTCATTAGTTTTTGAAGTCCTTCTCTGATATTATTAATTAACTTGTCATAATAATGCTTTTTCACTAAGTAACCGGTTGTAGTTTGACATTTGAAAACGCGGACAGAATAATCATCTTCCAAACAATAAGGAGGCATATTATTTCCTGCAATTAAAACTACGTCCCACGTGGCATCATCTTCGTGGTTATCCAAAAACCCATTCAATTGTTTAACAAATAGGTCTGGGTCTAAGAATTCAATGTCGTCTTCGCATAATAATAAATGCGGCCAGCCGCGTTCCTTTGCTAGTTGCAAACATTTTAAGTGACTCATGCTGCATCCAATTGCGCCATTTGGAAGTTTAATTGCGTTGAAACGAGTTGCCCCTTGGATTCCAATGGATGCAAGCTGTCTTTCCACGTGAACCTTTCTATCCGTCCTGTGTTCCAAGTTAATATAAACCACGTGTTTAATGTCTGAAATGCTTCTAAGGATGTTCTCTTCTGGTTTCTGCATTAGTTAAATAATAATTATATGTTAATTAGTATTTAATTCACTTTCTTCCAAATATAAATGTATTCTTTATAATCATTTTTGCTGGATTTTTTCAATAGAATAGTTTCTAGCGCTTGACCAAACAAGGGCTCCAAAATCTTTATATATATGTTTTCATTGATATTGATTATATATGTTCCCATGGGCTGCAGGTTATCCCATAACTTTTGAAATACTTCTTTATAGAACTTGGACCATTCTTCTATTGTCTTTTTCTCAGAGTGTTTATAAATCTCTATATTCTCGTAAGGTGGTGATGTAAAAACCATGTCATATTTGTTTTTATATGCAGTATAGTCAAATGTGTTTGAGTCTTGGAATAATATCTCAATTTTTGACGTAGTTTTCTCCCTGAAGTCGTTGAGAAGTTTGTTATATCCTGGCTCTAAATCCTTGTTCAAATCAATCCCGATGTAATTTATATTCTTCATCATTGCGGCAACAAGTCGGCCACCGAAACCACAAAAAGGATCCATTACTGCCACTTTTGGCGAATAAGTATTATAAATTTGTAATGAGTTTGTTATTTTAAATGCATTGATGCGACCAAAACATAGTCCGTAACAATAATAGTACTTTTTTACAAGGCTAACCTTGTAGCGATTGTTGTTGTCACAGAACGCGAGCAAAGTTTGAATATATTTTTTTTTCTTGTAGAATTCAATCTCGTCAACGAATTTGAAAAAGTTGATTCCCTTGTTTCCAATAGTTTCTATTCGCTGTTCAAAAAAATAATAATCTATTAAATTGCAACCGAGACGACTTCTTCCGTTAATATTTTGAATTTCTTCTTCTGTTTTACTCTTGATTTCAAACCAATCCTTAAGGGCTTTCTCAAAAGGTACATCCTTAAGTTCCTTGACAATTTGACTCTGGCTCATTAAGTTCAAGAGAGAAAAAGTAAATGAAAATTTAAAGTAAAACTAAATCTACTATAGAGGACTCTATCTACGAACGCCGCCTAAACCAATATTTGCACTAGTAGTTGCGCGAGGTTTAACTCCTGCTAAGCGAGCGTATTCTGGGGAAAAAACGTTTACTCTTGCAAGAGCTTGTTGTCTTAAAAATTGTTGTTGTAATGCAATCCTTTGAATCTGCTGTTGTTGCTGTTGTATTTGTTGCTCTTGCATTTGTTGCTGTTGCGTTTGATGTTGATCGTTTCTCCCTTCATTCATTGGATTATAAGGGATATTTGTCCATTCTTCTGGAGCAATGTGCGTTTTTGCAGTAGTTTCACGATCAGGGAAAACCACCTTGCTAACAGGTTCTCTCAAATCATATTCATGATAAGAATCCGTTTCAAATCGCACCATTGTCATAAAAGAAGTAACGTTGACGACAAACGTTCTCTCACTTTCTACTACATAAACATTATCTGCAGGGTTCAACGATTCCTTATCTACGCCGAAAACTAGTTTATGAATTGTTCTTAAACCATCTTGACCGTTGTCAGTTTTCATGCGCTGAGGATCTCTTCTTGATACAAGACGAGAGACACCGTCAAATAATTGCAGGATTTCTGGACTGCCAATAGTGAAAAAATTGCTGCGATCAATTTGAAGACCGAATGCAAAGCAGCGCTTTTGTAAACAGGCGTCTTCCATCCCCCAGCCCCAGTAATTCGGATAACCGTTAATAAGATCAAAATCGGAGCCCTTTATAACAAGAATTCCTCCTAAAGCCGTTTCAAATCCGTAATGATGCTTTACAACACCTTCAGTAGTTTCATAATCAAACAGCTTGTGGAATGGTAAGGTGTCTACGTCGTTGAAAATAAAAGAAATATCCTTGTAAGAATCCGGATATTTTTCCTTGATTGCTAAAAAGCCAATATTTTTCATGGCTCCACGATTAAAATTTCTGGCGTCGCATTGATGCACGAATAAAATTTCATAGTCGTCTTGCCCTTCAAGAATAAATTCCATTTGCTTACAAAAAAAGAATTTTTGCTGAATTCGGTCTCTATAAGGAACAATAAAAACACGCTTAGGCGTAGAGGAGTTTGTCACGCTCTCGGTCATTTAATAATAAAAGGATTTTTATTTTTATTATTAACTGCATATAGTTGTTACATTTAGCACAATTCACATATAATTTTTTATGAATTTCCCATAATATTATTTATCTCTTCAAAAACAAATTTCATGCATACAAAAACTGTTTACATCAGTGAAGGTCTAAAACACGCAATTTTTATATTTTTTTAATGAATACTTGAGATTCTTTTTCACCTAGATAAATTATTCGTTTATGATACCCAGATAAAAATGCATCAATTCCACGCTGTGTTGAATCTGGACCACCCCAACCGTAATCGTCAAATATCATAATTCCATTTTTTTTTAATTTTCTAAAACTTAAAACAGCGTCCTCAAGTACATATTCTGGTTCGTGATTTCCATCAATATAAATAATATCAAAAAATTCATCCTTAAATTTTGGTATTTCAAAATTTGAATATCCACGATTTATTATTATTTTATCTTTAACGCCAGATTTTTCAATATTACTAATAAATGATTTATAAATTGTTGCTTGTTGATTTTTATATTCGGAATATTCATCATAATCTTCCCACGGGTCTATACAATACAATTTACTATTATTGTGCGATCCATAACTATTCGCAACAGATAAAATATTGGCGCCATAAAATGTTCCTACCTCTAAATAATTTATTTGTTTATCTTTATAGTTATTAAGATCAATATTATCAAACCAGTTATTTGCTAAACGATATTGAGTTCCAACAAAATTATTTAACATTTTATATATTATTAATTTATAATAAAAGTTTACAATATAAAAAAATGATGTTTATATATTTTATAAATGTATAAAAGTTATGCAGATTTTGTTGCGAGCATTTCAAAAGGAAACATTGAACATTTTAACTTTAAATCAAATTCTAATTATAACGCTATATTAGAACACGTTACTTTTGATGATGGAAATAAATACATTAAATACATAAAACAATTCTTCCCAAAAATAACTTACAATAATATTTTAGAATTTGTTTCAATTAACGATAAATACGGAGTTCCAAAAAAGGAAACGTTCACATTTTCCGATGGCCTAACATTGTTTTGCAGTTCTACATCATTAAGATACATATTTCATTCAATGATAATTTTGAGATATTATGAATACAAAAAATCTTGCAAAAATATGGTTGAAGTGGGTTGTGGGTACGGAGGTTTATTTTTAGCAATATGTTATTTTTCAAAACTATTTAATATAAAAATAGACCACTATTGTTTTATTGATTTACCACAAGTGGGCGAGTTAATAAAAAATTACTTAGAATTGCACAGCACTTTAATTAATATCAAATATTCTATTCATTCTGCTTATGATTATGGCTACGACGTAGATAAAAAAAATTTATTTTTAATTTCAAATTACTGTTTTACAGAGATATCAGACGAACATAGAAATAAATATATTGAAACTTTGTTTCCAAAAATTTCAAATGGTTTTATAATATGGCAAACAATTTTTAACTGCCCAATAGAAGAGACAAATAAAATCAATAAAAATATAGAAAAGGTTGTAGAAGAAATTCCACAAACCGCATCAAAAGAAAAAAAAAATTATTTTGTGTATTTTTAATTAAATTATTGCAAGATTAGTTATTTTTATAATTTATCATTTATCATTTTAACCCAATATTGCAGTGTAAGCTTTTCATATTTAAATTCTCTAGTTTTAAACTCTTTTATTGTTTTATCCAACAATTCTTGCGTTATTTCGGACCACTCATTTACAATTAATACAGGCAAATCTTCAAACATCTTTTGAAAATTTGGCGCTTTAACAATTGGAATTGCTCCCAAACACAAAGCTTCCCATGTGCGATGACAGTCCATTCCCATTCCAAATGGCGATAGTACAAATGTATTTTGTGTTATATTTTTCCAATTCTCTGTTCGTTTTGTAAAGTTTTGATTAATAAAAAGAAGGTCATTTGGAATCTGTTCAAACGCAGTTTTTCGTTGTCCAAATTTATCATTAATTGGTGTAAAATTAACATAAATAATAGGGTTTCTTTCATAAAATGGAGCCATTTGTTGACGCAAGTTAATTAAAATTCCCTCTTGGTCCTTGGGTAAATGTCCTTCCCCCTCCGTTTTCCAATTATGATTTGTATCATTTGAAATCGTGTGATAGTCTAAACCAATTGGCAATTGAACTATTTTTTCGTGTCTTTGTATTTGTGTATTTTGTGCAAACCATTTTAATAAATGTGGGTTGTTAATAAGACTTATTGTTTCTGATTCGGTTAGAGATTCTTTTGGAACACACATATCCGAATCGCCGGTTACTAATATAAAAGTATTAGAAATTTTTGGTAGTATTTGCAAAACAAAAAAGCGCAACAAATTGCTGCAAACATATATAGACATTCCATCGCGCATTTTTTCCGAAGTTATCATTTTACCTAAATATACAATGTCATTGTTGCAACTAGATGTCGGCTTTAAAGAATGAAACGTGCAAGATTTTAACAATCCTCTTGAACAAACAAAATAGCACAATTGTTCCATGAAAACTTTATATTAAATAAAGAAACTTTATTTATTATTTATCTACTTTTCTACTTTTCTACTTTTCTACTTTTCTACTTTTCTACTTTTCTACATTACAATATTTTTTCCGCAATTAAAAACCCATTTCTTAAATTTACACGTTTAATTATTCTCCAAGTTGGATCTACGGAAATTTCGCTAACAATCAATTTGCATTTTTCTGCGTTTGTATCATCTAACATTAATATCTTGCACCGATCTTTAAGTAATTTAAAGTCATAATAAGTTGTAAATTCGCCACCATCTAATAATATTATATCAAATATCTTAGGCAAATTTGGCCTATTTAAAAATATGTTGCAGTTTCTCATATTTATAACATCCACTTGGTTCCATTTTCTATATAAATCATTTTTTAGCAACTGCGGAAATGTTTGATAAAAGTCATCAGGCTTTTCATTCCAAACAACCTCATTCAATATATGCATTTTGTCGTTATCTTTGTATAATTCTGAAGCATCAAAACTTTTGTCTTTGTTGCATTCAAGACTATAAAATATATAATTATCCGTTCTATTTTTAAACCCATTTGAAAAAGCACGAGTAGAACCTAAACCATTCCACGTCCCAATTTCTAAAAATGTCTTGTAATTTAAGTTAGAAGCATATTTTTCAATATCACTAGAAAACTCGTCGTTGCATATTTGACCTAAATCCCTTCCTTTTAGGTCAGAGTAATTGTTTTTATCAACATTTTCCCACATATAATTCCTAAATATTTTTATTTTAGTTATAATTACGAAGTTATAGTTCTTATACTTAATTTTTAATATGTAATTATTAATATATGGTGAATACAACTATAGGAACAGGCGGTAGATTTGCAAATCATTTTTTTAGAAATTTGGCTTCGCATTTTTTAGCTAAAAATAATGATTTAGCCTTTTCGTATTCTTATTCAAGGGAGTTTTTTAACCTTGGAATTGATTTATATAAACAAGGCCAACAAACATACAATGAAAATATTTTAATAACCGATGATAATTTTTTTGAGTTTATTAAAAACAATACAAGATTTAATAAAAATATAACATTTCCACAGCATATGTATGCACAAACAAGAGATTTTTCATTTTATGTTAGAGATTATATTAATGCAGATGACCAGAAAAATAAAATAATAGAAAAAAACTTGTTTAAAAACAGATACAACAATAATAATGATGTATTTGTTCATATAAGGTTAGGAGATTCAGTTGACGTTAATCCTGGTTATATTTATTATGATTGGGTTTTATCAAATTTAAAGTTTGATAAAGGATTTATTTCATCTGATTTATTAACACATCCATTATGTATATCATTAATAAAAAAATATAATTTAACTCCAATAGTATATACAGAAGTTAAAACTGTCATGTTTGCGAGTAGTTGTAAAAACGTTGTTTTATCAAATGGAACATTTTCTTGGTTAATTGGCTTATTGGGGTTTTATTCAACTGTTTATTATCCCAAAATAAAAACTGTTTGGCATGGTGATATATTTGTTTTTCCTGACTGGAATGAAATTGACACATCTAACTCTATCCCTCCATTGCCATATGATAAAGCATTGAGAATGATGAAAAAATATGGAATTAAAGTTTAAGCTAATAAAATAAAAAGTTGTAATATAGAATAGATGAAATGTTGTATTTGTGGCGCCGTTAAAAATGTAGGAGGTTATCTAGACCGAATATTTTCTAATATGGAAAAAATTGGTTCTATATTTGATGAATATGTAATTATTTTATCTTACGACCAATCAGGAGATAATACTCTTCAAAAAATTAAAGATTATCAAATTCAAAACCCTAGGGTTAAGTTATATGTAAACAAATCTGAAATAAGTCCATATAGAACTCATCGCATTGCTTTTGCAAGAAATAAATGTTTAGAGATGATTCGTGCAAATTATAGCGACTATGAAATGTTTATTATGATGGATTGTGACAATGTTTGCGAAGGAAATATTAATTTAGACGTTCTTAAAAAAAATTTAAATAGAAATGGATGGGATGCTTTATCATTCAACAGACGCGATTATTATGACATATGGGCATTGTCAATTAGGCCATATGTTTTTAGTTTCTTACACTTTCAACCTGATGCTCTAGGCAAAATGAAGAATTATATAGAAAATATAATGAGAAACACCCCTGCGGACAAATATGTACAATGCAGTTCTGCTTTTAATGGGTTTGCAATTTATAGAACTAATAAATTTTTAAATTGCGCATATGATGGAAGAATAAGGCTAGATTTAATCCCTCAAAACTATCTAAAAAGAAATATGGAGGTAAATAAATCGCCAATTGTTTACAAGGATTTTTCCGGAAATGGTGTTAATGCAAAATTTGAAGATTGTGAACACCGAGCATTTCATATGCAAGCTATTAATACAAATGGTGCGCGAATTCGCATTTCTCCTGAAATCTTATTCAATTAATTACTTCTAAAAAATAATATTAAACGTTTGTCTACTATTATTACATATTATGAAAAGAACTTCTCTCTTGTTATTATCTACAACTAGTGTTTACAAAGGCTGTCGCGTATTATTTCCTGAAGCTATTAAGAATTTTCATACTCCCAAGTGCATTACGTGCAAACATTTTATTCCAGATTCAAATGATTCTCATTTATTATCTAAATGCAAGAAATTTGGAACCGCTAATTTAGTTTCATGTGAAATATCCTATGATTATGCAGATGCTTGCAGGATTAGTGAATCTAAATGTGGGATAAATGGGAGTCATCACATTTTTGATGAATTCCATAAAGCAAAAACTGATATAAGAAAAATAAAACCTGTGTTAACGAATGGACTACTCCTCTCACCACTTTTTCTTATTATATTTGCAGCAATATATAATACTTATCATTAACAAGTTTCTTTTAACTAGAAGAGTACTTCTTCAAAATGACTGCAGGAACCAACTCGTCTTTTAGTTTCTCTATCTTCTTGAAACATTTATTAATTGTCACTTCGCTAATCTCGCTCACATTTTTTACATCTTTCTTGCTAACATTTAGTTTGCAAGTTTGAGCGATGAAATAGACAACCCCCGCGGCAATAGAATGCGGCGTGTTTTCCGGCATTAATCCAAGCTTCTCAATCTTCATTGAAATAAACTGGCTAACTCTTGTCAGCTCGGAGTTAATGTTAAGCTTGGAGCAATAACGCTCAATAAATGCCTCTGGTTTTGTCCTGCAAAACGACGTCTTTTCATTATTCTCCATATCCTTCTCCAAATTGTTAATAATAAGCTGCGCATTTTTGCACCCCTTTGTAGCGCTTGTAACATCCAAATGAAAGATTGTTGCAATTTCCTTAGCTGTTCTAGGGTAGTTGTTAATCCTGCATGAAATATAAATAGATGCCGCTAAAATTCCATCGCGATTATCTCCCCTAAAAGTAAGCTCATACTCTGAAATCTTCTTGTGATACCTGATGGCGTCGTCAATTATCATCTTTGGCACACCAGCATTTTGTGACATAATAGTAATCCTTTGAAACTCGTCGTATTGCGATTTCTCCTTGTAAGGCATTGACTGCCATTCTGTGTAACGCCTTATTTTTCGCATCTCATACGACGTAGAACCACAGCACAAAACTTTGCAACCAAAAGAAGACTCTTGTAGCAACGGATTAATTGGCATGCCACATCTCGTGGGGTCATTTCCATGGTTATCGTCTGCACCGTAGTATCTCCATTCAGCAGATTGATCAACCATATCCTTGTAAATGATTCCACATTTTGTATTTGTGCATGTTAAAAACCCTTCATCTGAGAATGCTAAATTAAAGTCGCATCGTTCGCATTTCTCGCGGTCCCCGCACGCTCTATATATGCATTCCAAAGGAGACGCCGGTTTTGAATCATTTGTAATGTGTTCGTCAAAAACATTCCACAATTCAGCTTTATTTTGTACTTGATTATCTTTTCGCTTTTTGCTTCGGTCTTTACTCATGTCTCTTCTTTCTTAATGGAAATATATTTTTAATACAATTCAATTTTATTTTAAAGTTAATTTTATATTTTGTATTATTAGTATATGGGAAATAGTATATCATCATATTCAAATTTTCAATTCGGTGGCTCAGACGATGATTCAAATACTAAAGAAGAAGAAATTATAACATTGAGCGACTCTTTGGATTTTATTGCTACTTATTACGTCTTGACTATGAACTTCCAAAGTTTAAGACAATTAAATGAAAAAAAATACTGCGCAGATTTGGTAGTCTTGACGTCTGACATTATTAATAAGTATTTTAGTGATTTAGAAGTAAAAAATCTGGCACAGCGCGTTGAGTCGGGTAAACAAAAGCTGGTGTTTTTTAACAAGTCCGACGTTGAGAATCTTAATATTCCTGATTCGGAAATAAAAAGAGGGTATTGTAATGAAATTGCTAAATTCTACATTAAAATTGCACACGTATTTGCTGCTATAGTTACTACAATTAATCCTGAATACACATATAAGGACGCCTTTGGAAACGTAGTTAAAAAGTCTTTGATGCAAAAAGACGCCATTCCTAATGGCGCCGATGTCAGTGTTTCTAAAATCAATTTATGTAGTGAGAGAATTGATGCATTAAAAGGAAAAGAATTAGACGTGGCAGAAAAAAAGGCAAATGATGACGAAGTCAAAGAAAAAATAGACGACGAAGATGAAAACAAAGTAGAAGAAGTACCAAAAGGTGGCGAGGAAAAAATTACTATCCATCCAGAAATTTGTTCTGTAAATCTTGATAAAAATGGCGAAACAAATTATCTTAATGAGGAACCCGGAATCAATGAGCTTATTGATTTGTACTTTGATGGAGATTATGACTATAAAACCGGAAAATTTCTTGGCATGACTCCGGAAACTGAGAAAAAATTCCAAGAGGATTTAAAACGTTTTTATCTAGCGTTTACTGATAGTGATGACATGTCATCAGATATTAAAAAGTTCAGCGACATAAAATTGCGTGACTACAGTCAAAAGAAGTATTGCGAAACCCCTCAAAAAGCATTTACTGGAAGTTACAAAGATAAATTGTTTAATGATTATGCTAATAACTTGAAAAAGATGATTCAATCTGTGAATAAAAAACAAGACAATTTATTAGATATAATTAACAAGATATTTGTATACGTTTTGGATCCTATAACAAAAAAAGATGTTATCCGCGTTAATCCCGATTTAACAGAGGATGGTCTTCAAGATATAATAGATGAAACAAGAAATCTTATTGTTGAACTATATTTGAAATGCGAGGAGGATTTTGTGGAAGGAGTTAAAATTTACGAGGCCATTGTAGAGAGCCAAATATTTGAAACTACTCAAAAACACATAGATCAATTGGAGAAGGAACATGAGAAGTTAATCACGCCTTATATACCTAAACTACAATCTCCCGTTATAAGTGAAGTGCCAGCAGGTAAAATACCAATTGCAAACTGAAACAAATTGTTACTGTAAATATCATTTATTACACGAAATAATAAATAATATATATTTGGCGCCACCTTTAAGTGAAGCGACTGTCGCCCTTTGGGGGGCTTAAAGGTGGTTAAGCTAAACATTTAAGCGCGGGCGCGGGAAGCGGCGGCAGAGGCCATGCGGGCGGCGGAGGCAGCGCGGGAAGCGGCGGCAGAGGCGCTGCGGGCGGCAGAGGCGGAACGGGAGGCGGAACGGCCGCGAGCGGCAGAGGCAGCGCGAGAAGCGGCGGCGGAGGCAGCGCGGGCAGCAGAAGCGGTGCGAGAAGCCATGCGGGAAGCCATGCGAGAAGCCATGCGGGAAGCCATGCGAGAAGCAGAACGAGAAGCAGAACGGGATTTACCGCCCTTGCGGTGATGACGACGATGGGATTTTGCCATTTATATATATACCTCACAAAAAAAAAATATTAACAGAAAAATATGCTAAATATTTTTTAAATTTTCTTAATATCAAAAATTATTTTACCAAATAGTACTTGTGGACGGCCAATACATATGATCGCCTTTTTGAATATTGTATAAACTCCTAAACAATTCTAAACGAGATATTGGAACATTCACCCTATATTTATCCGGAGGATGAGGATTTGTCTTTAATTGCGCCGCAATGGCTTTTTTATAAATATGTTGTCTTTGTTGCATTGCAAAATACGCGTAAAATGCTTGGAATGATAAAGAACGAATTGGAACAATGTCTTCATGCATATCTTGGAAATCCCTTAAGTATTCCTGACATATTGCTAAACCAGATATATCCGCCAAATCTTCTCCTATACTTGGCCTAGCGTCAAATTTAATCTTATCGTATGACGCAAATTTTTCATATTGTTTAATAATGTCTTCTTGTATCA